TCCTGCTGCAACCGATGATCCTGCTGCAACCGATGATCCTGCTGCAACCGATGATCCTGCTGCAACCGATGATCCTGCTGCAACCGATGATCCTGCTGCAACCGATGATCCTGCTGCAACCGAACCTGCTGCAACCGAGTCTTCTGCAACCGACAATGAGTCACCTGAAGCTCAAGAGGCGGCAGCGGATAAGCCGGCAAATACAGGTGGTTTCTTCGGCATGATGAAAAAATCAGCAATCGACACCGCCAACCAATTCGGCCAAATTTTGGCACCCAAAAGCGTCCCCCAGACCGATCCGGTAGAAGTAACAAACCAAGAAGAAGAAAAAAAAGAAGAAGAAGAAGAAGAAGAAGAAAAGGAACCGAGCGGGCAGTCAGATTTTCAATTGGCCAACAAGTTGACGGATCTTTTAAGCAAAAAAGAAGACAAGGAAACCAACTTGTTGGAGGAAATTTTAAAAGGTGTCACCGAACTAAAAAATAAAATGATGGCAAATGACAACAGTGCAGCTCCTCCCGACGTCGAAACTCCAACGGACAATAATTTCAACTCTGAAAATGGAACGGACAATAATTTCAACTCTGAAAATGGAATGGAGAATTCAATGGGATTGCAAAGTGGAGCGGCCGATTCAATGGGTGAAGCATCCACAGGTAGATCAGCTAAAGCATCAACTGGTGAAGAACCAACGGATTCAGTAGGCGCCCTGGGATCAGCCGAGACAGTAGGCGCCCTGGGATCTGCTGAATCAGAGCCAGGCGCCCCTGAATCAATGGGATCTGCTGAATCAGAGCCAGGCGCCCTGGGATCTGCTGAATCAGAGCCAGGCGCCCCCAATTCAATGGGATCTGCTGAATCAATGGAGCCAGGCGCCCCTGAATCAATGGGATCTGCTGAGCCAGGCGCCCCTGAATCAATGGAGCCAGCTGAGCCAGTAGGCGCCACCCCTCCCAAGATGGGCGGCAAACGCACCCGCCGAAATCGGAAAAGAAACCGCAAGTCGCGCAAAAGTTGCGGCAAGTTGTAAGAAAACGTTTTCTAAACTTTGGTCATGTGGTACATTTTTCAAAGTCTAATCATTTCCATCGCCATCATTTGGTTATTGCACACACTCATTCAGTATGTGCAATCCACGTATACCGTCGAAAAATACAAAGACATCCTGGCCATACAATCCGAAAAGTATGAAAAAATGTTGCAAGATGTAATACTATCCAAGACAGCTGGACTCTAACACTTCTTTTGTCACAACCTTGTAGACATGTCATCCAAATTCGAAGTGGACGAGGTGGTTGAGCGCAGTGACGACGAGGAAGATGAAACGAAACCAACCACCCGCGAAGACGACGACGACGACGACGACGTCGACGTCGAAGACGATGTCGTGGACGATGAGGACAACGAGGACGAGGACGAGGGCGACGAGGACGAAGAACCGGAACTAGCCGACGAGGACAATGCCGACGACAACAACAATTTGCTCAGTCAGCAACGTTTAGGTTTGCTCGACGGAACCGATTTAGACGCGGCCGATGATGCCGTCGACTTTAAGAAATTTGACTCGCCGGTTCGACAGTCCATGTTGGAGCAGAACCACCCAGAACTCTTGATGGAAAACAACCAGGACGTGCAACGCCGCACCCACATTGAGCGCGATGTTCACGGACGCATTGTGGATCCCCATCATTGCACGTTGCCCTTGCTGACCAAGTATGAAAAGGCGCGCATTTTAGGAGAACGCGCCAAGCAGCTCAATGCGGGGGCGAGACCGATGGTCGACGTGCCCGCTCACATTATTGACGGCTACCTGATTGCCCTGCAAGAGTTTGAGGCGAAAAAAATTCCCTTTATTGTCAAGCGGCCACTGCTGAATGGTACCTGCGAGTACTGGAAATTTTCTGACCTGGAAACACTATAATTAATTATGACCGCCACCGTTTGCCACAATCTAGACACGTAATAAACACAGTGGCCGGCTCGTCGGCGCTTCGGGTCTGCATCTCGTAATACGTGCACCGTTTGGACTTGCACTTTTTACACGTGTACATGTCGGTCGAGGCTTCGACCACTTCGCCATGGGCCGTCGAGGCGTCGCGCTTCATCTTTAGATCCAGGAGCCGTTTCCACCGGTCGGGTTGAAACTCTTGATGTGTCATAAAGGCCACGGTTTGTGGTGCAATTTCGCCAGACTGTACTTGTGCGACAATGTGGGGCAAGTTGGACAAGACGCTGCGCAACCGATTTACATAAATTTGGGCAAAGATGGGATTTTCCCATTTCTTGACAACCTTGGCATTGGTCGCTTCCTTCAGTGCAAAGTTGAAAATTCCGCGTTCCAAATTTACCACGACTTTCGAGTCGTCTTCAGAGCCTAGAATCCCGCCGATGCGCACTCGAACTTGCGCACGAAATCCGGCGGGTTGCAAAACCGTCAACGACGACATGATGTGCAAACCAATGTTCTAAATTTTCTGCTTGCTTACTAAAGAAAATAAATGTTTACGCGATTCCACGACGACGAGGCCCGTATAGAGGCCCAACAGCGCGCCCAGACATTTGCCGGACGATATGCCGTGGATACGCCCGGGCCGGGCATTCATCTGCCTTTTTTGGAAGATCCTCAGATGCGACTGCAACGCTGGGGCGCCAATTTGCATACGCAGACGGTCAACGTCGAGAGTGACTTGCTCGGCATGACGCGCAACTTGGGCCGAGACAGTGTCGAGTATCGGCAAACTGCAGTTTCTTCGAGTCTGCCGACGACGACGTATGGGACAGCTTCGCCCACGGTGGAGGAAAGCCGTGCCTCTTTGCCCGCCTGGCAATTCCGCGATGCCGAGCAGCCGCGCTGGGAGGAGCCGTGGATGAATCCGCAGGCCCATTTAGAGAAACCGTTTCACGACAATGTGCCCACGCGGCTCTTGGAAAAGGACTACTTTCGCCCGGAGCTCTCACTCCAAGTGCCTTGTGATCCGCGCTCCGCTGCCACGTCAAAGGCCACGTCAAAGGCCGTCGACTACTACCTGACGGGACGGTCGCTCTGCTTGGGTTAATTTTCTGTCTGTAATTAAAAAAAACATGGAGTACTTGATTCCGTTTGGCGCTTTGGCGGGATTGTTGACCATTTCCATGCAATCGAAACGTGCCTTGCCTGAAAAAGAGGGCTTTGAAGCGCTCCCGAATACAAATGAACCCAATCGCATTTACGACCCCAACTCGGTGCAGTACCCTCTGATGGACGCGAACAATGTCTTGGACCGCACCGAGAAACTCGACCACGACAACCTCTACACGGGCAAGGCCTACACGGACAAATATTTCAACGTCTTCAACGACACGAATTTAGCGCTGAATCAGAAGCAACGCATCGTGGCCGACACGTACAATATCGAACAAAACGGGGCCATTTACACGTCCTTGATGGGCAAGCCCGTGGACGAGTCGTACTTTGCGCACCAAAACATGGTCCCCTACTTTGGCGCCAAAATTCGTCAGCGTCAATTCGATCCCAACTCCAACGAGGCCGTGTTGGATTCCAAGATGGGCTCGGGCTCCCAGCAGTTTACCAAGGTGGAGCAGTCGCCCCTGTTCAAGCCCGAAGACAATTTGCAGTGGGCCTATGGCATGCCGAACCAGAACGATTTCATGCAGGGCCGGGTGAATCCCAGTCTGCGCATGGCCAACGTCAAGCCCTTTGAGGAGGAACGCGTGGCGCCTGGTCTGGGTTTAGGCTACACGACGCAGGGCTCCGGGGGTTTCAACAGTGGCATGATGGATCGCGAGGCGTGGTTACCCAAGTCCGTCGACGACTTGCGTGTTGCCAACAAGCCCAAAGGGGGCGGTTCCGGCGTCTACGGCTACGAGGGTCCCGCGGACAGTATGATCAAGAGCATGGCCACGATGGAGCAGATGGGCCGACAAGAAAAGCATCGCCCCGAGCGCACGTTTGAGATGGGCAGCAACCGTCTCATGACGACGACGGGCGCGGAAAAGGGCCAAACGATGCGATCCACCGTCATTGAACGCCGTGTGGCGCGCCCCGACACGTCGACCGAGTACGTCGGCGCGGCGCATGCTCACGGCAAAGAGAGTCTCGAGGGCGAGTACATGCCCAGTAAGCGGCAGACGCTGGATCAAGTGCCGCTGGGGAACGCGGGCTGGACCAATGCCGTGGGCGCCGAGAATGACTATGGCGTCAAGTCGCACCGGGCCTACAACAACAATCGGTCTTCTGCTACCGATTACTTTGGTGCTTTGACGTCGGTCATTACCGCCGCCGTGACGCCCGTCATGGACGTCTTGCGTCCCTCGCGCAAAGAAAATACCGTGGGCAATTTGCGTCTGTACGGTGACGCGGGCACCACGGTGCCGCAGAGTTACGTCTTGAACCCCAACGATAAAGCGCCGACGACGTTGCGCGAGACGACGGAGCGGTCCAAATTCCACATGAACATTAATGCCAATCAGCTGGGGGGTGCCTACAAGGTGTCGGCCCAGCAGCCGGCCTTTACGGAGCGCGCGACACAATCGGACTATTACTACGCCGGCGGCAGCAGCGCGGGGTCGCAGCGCCAGCAGGTTCGCGCCTACGACGCCGAGTACCGCCAGCGCAACAATGACGTCAAGGCGCAGACGATTGATGGGCGCATGGTCAAGGGCAACATGTCTCTGTTGAACAATCAGGTCAATGTGCGCCTCAAGCAGGCGGCGCAGCAGCAGGAAAGGCCCCCCGTGCCGAATGGCAACCGGGGCATCAACAATGTAACGCCGTCGGTTGACACGTTGGGTTATTTTTCTTTGCAGAACAAACCCAACTTGTACCAGGGCATACAGGCCGATCGGAACGACGGGTCGGTCGTACGCGCGCAATTGGGGGGCAACCCCTACGCCCTACCCTCTTTTGCCAAGTAACGCCAAAACATGCTCGCTGCACCTCAGTCGACACCTCGGTTGGACAGAATGTTTAAACCCATTCATCCTGCGCCGATTACTCCCGAAGAAGGCTTGGCGAAAAAAAAGAGTCGTCGCATTGAACGAATACCTTCCATTGACCTTTTCGAAGAAAAGTTCATCTGTCACAAAGTTTGCGGCAGCATTTGGTACGCTTATTCTGAAGACGACTGCGTCAAGCTTTTGCGAGACGACGTCGCACCCGGAAAAAAAATTCAAACGCACCCTGGAATTGTGGCGCCGTATGCCGACAAATCTGGCGTCTTTGAAAAATATCAAGTCTTTGAAAAAATCGAAGATTTGATCCACGCTCACTGGAAAATCACCTACATGACGGCCAACGAAACTTATCCGCCCGATAATGCCGTGATCGATCGAGGTGAGACTTTTTTTTGGGACGGAAAAGTTTGGGTTTTGTTGTTGTTGTAAAAAAAATTACGAAAAAAAGTTTTTATCCGCCCGTAAAAATGTTTCCACCCGACGTTTCAGTGCACGTGTGTCAAACCTGTCGGGAGTTTCTTCCAACCAAGTTGCCATGAAATCGGTGATTCCCAAGTCGCGAAACAGCTGCTGCTGCTGCTGCTGCTGCTGCTGAGACAAGACAAACAAGGCCGTGTCACGCAAAACCCCGCCCATCAAAAGTTGCCTGTGTAAAAGAGCAGCGTCAATGGGTTGCTGGGCTTCGAGCCGTTTACTCGAAGAGGGCCCCGAAGGGACCGTGCCTGGAAAAAAGGCCTCCCGAAGCGCCGCAAATATGCATCGTTCGCCCTTGGTGTCTCCATGCAATCGATGCACTTCAACCAAGTATTCTTCTTTTTGCAACAAGTACAGGTTGACGTGGACCAACGTCCGCGTCATGTCTTCTTCATCGAGATACAAGGCCTTCCACTGAAATGCATCGTCGTAATCAAATTCCGTATTCTCCACAGTTGTCAACGTGGCATGAATCACATTGACAATTTCTTCAACTTCTGTTCCAGCCGGAATGCGCAAGTGAAGGCGCATCAACATGAGCGGGAGTTCCATGCGTTGCGCGCGCGTCAGGGACGTACAATCAACGGATCAGCGACAAACAGAGGACGCTGATCATTTTGCACCACGAGGTCTTTTGGCATGACCAGCGGCACACGGTGATCGATCATGGTTAAAGCGCCATGTTCCAACAAGTTGGCTGTAAACGGCGCTTTTTGCGGAGTCACCAAGTTGTTTTGGCCAATGCCAAACAAGAAGGATTCCACATCTTGCGGGTTCTGGGCCAAAACGGCGTTGCCCATGCGGCCTTGCACGAGACCGTCGCCGGCACGCGCGACGACCGACGGGTAGGCAAAATCGCGATCCAACAAATAGGCGGCGTTGTGTTTGAAAGCATTTTGTTCTAAACAATAATTGCCGGGGGTATTTTTACTGCGGGTGGATGCCATTATATAGATAGTAAGATGGTTTTTTTTGGTTTCTCAATAGGCCTTGGAACCGCGGTAAGTTTCCTCGGGATTGAATCGGGTGTCGGTGCCCCCGCGCGTCCAGCCCTGCAGCGCCGCCTCTTCGACGGAATACTTGGGATCCATGGCTCGCTGGTCCAGGTTGGCGTCGGCGGGGCGCAAAGTGTACCCCATGAAACTCTGCGACATGATCGTCGAGACGCTCTTCTTGTCGGTGATGGCCTCGCCCTGCATGAGCTGCGACTCGACCGTGGGGTCGCACGATCCGCGGCCCAGGTAGGGCACGGTCATAAACGGCCGCTCCAAGAGTTGAAGTCTGCCTAAATTGCGCTCCTGCGCCGACTTGATCAAGAGGGAACTATCAGCGTCAATGACGGCGGCCGAGAGGCCCGATCCATGGCTCAGCCCGTTGGGCACCACGGCGGGCAACGACGTGGCAAACCGAATTTGTTCTTCTGGCTGTTGTTGGAAAAAGCCCGTATGGAGGTAGCTGTCGTAGCGAATATTTTGCGCCGTGCGCTGCGATTCGCATGTCGAGTCGTCGCCTAAACGGTCCTGGTTGTAAAATTGATACGTCTTGACAGTCGTTGACATATATATTCCCACCAAGAAAATTATTGATTGCGGTACTGCGGGTTGTCGCGTGCGCAGGCAAACATGTTGCCCTCTTTGCACGAGACCATGCTGCCGTAACAAAACTCGGCAAAGGCGCCCTGGTCGTTGGGAATCGTAGACGCCGCCGTCGAGAAAAAGGGCCGCATCGACTGCTCAAACTCGAAATCATTGGCTAAATCGGCAAACAGCTTCTCGGCAATGTCGGGCTGGCCCGGGTTGTTCTGCACGACCATGCGCTTGGCCTGGAGCAAAATGTTTTCGCCATTCTTTTCAGACGGCGGCGCGGGGCGTTTTTGCGGATTGTCGATCCAGTCGCTCACCAGCACGTTGCTCAAGGGATTCACCGCCGTCCCGGCTTGAAAGACGACGTCTTCATTGTCGCGGAAACTCTGGATCCGTTCGAGGGCGTCGCGCTGCGACAAGAGGAAGCCCTCCTGGCGCTTGTAGGCCCAGTGAAAGAGGAAAATCGTTGACAACAGAATGACGCAGATGATGAGCAGACGAGTGTTGCGCGAGTAGGCGAAACTGAGTGCCGTGACGAGGAGTATGGCGCGCGTCAAGGCATTCAATTTCTGCTCCAAGGTCATCTCGGGCATGGGGAAAAAGTCGTAGGGCGCCTGAATCAGCGCATTCGGATCCTGCGCCCAGAATTTGATCGGAAGAGTCTTTTTTACATTGTTTGAAGATGCGTCTAAAGAACTGCTGCCGTCATTGGAAGTATCGCACGTCATATTACATTTGCGCAATACTATTTTTACCTCAAATGCGTTTCTTTACACAGGCCTTGTCCATCTGAAATGTTTCGCACTTTTCCTCTTGTGGCATGATGTGCAAGACGCATTTCGACTTTTTGCCATACAGGGGCTCCGTGCACCCGTCTTCTTTTTTTTTCTCTTCCTGAAGCGGCGGCAGCGTGCATCGCGATCGAAAGTGCTCATAGCGCTCACGCACTTCGGAGTAAGAGAGGCCTGATTTCTTGTGCAACATGGTATTGACCAGCTCGTGGAGTTTGTACATGTACCGGGAAAAGGTCTCGCGCGACTTCATGTGATCCATCGTCAACGGCAACTTTGAAAGGTTCTTGCACAGATTCTTGCGACACTTGCCGCAAGGCAAGACGTGGCGCAGGCTAAGGACAAAGTCGCGATACTTGCGCTTGTCTTCGCACGTCGGCTGTACGGGATAATTGAAACTCGTCGTGTGCAAGAAATGCCACATGCTGGGCCCCCACACGGTGGTGAGCATGCCGTCGCCACTGTTGTAGTCGTCTTTCGAATACGTTGAACGGCGGCACGTCTGGGCCCGTGTAGAATGACGTCGGCGTTTCGTTGGCATGTGTTGATTTATCTTGACATTTTAAGCCAGGAAGATCCACGTGAGGAAGACGTGGTCACAGTGCTGACGCGTCTTCTCGACATTGTTTCCGTAAGCGCGGTATATTTCTTGGACATGGTAGAAGCGCCCCAAGTACCCTACAGACATGATGACGAGCAGGGCGACGAGCAAACGCACATTGACCGCGTGGTGCAGGGGTCTACCAAGAAACAGAAAACTCGCTAAATTGAAGACCGCGGTATAGAGCACCGTATGGAACAAAATGGCGGCCACGACGGGACTGTAGGACCAGGCGGTCAAGGGCACGCGCGGGTCCGTGGTTTGCAAGTACACGGTGGTAAACATTATGCATTATTATGAGGAAACAATAGTTGGGATACAAAGTAGATGACTTCCAAGTCCAAGGTCATGGATGGCGACCAGAGGTCGACTTTGCAGACCGGATCCGGAATCGTCCTTCTGCCGACCCAACTCTTGACTTGCCACTGGGACTGTTCAAACGGATATTTTGGCGGAAGACGAATACTAATTTTCACAACAAAGTTGTCCGGTTCCGAGAGGAACGAATAAATTAGATTATTCATGTCTCGGGGCAGTTCCCTAATATACGTCGTAAGCGGACTGTATACATTTAATTTCTTGATGGTCAAATCGTACGATACCTCATCTGCCCCGTTTGCAAAAGATGGCTCGGGCATCCGCAGGATGCGGCTTTCTTCGGGTGCCCCGTTTGCGACCTGCGGATGCAGAGAAATGGAATAGTTGCAATACGGCGTATTCTGAATATCAAAATACTTTTCCATTCTATTCAAGTCTAATTTCCTCAGTAAAGATTCGTGTCTTTTATTTATCGCACTCAAGTACATCACCGTTAGCGGTGTGTTTACAGTTGTTTTAGAAGGTGGGCGCATCGGTGAAAATCTGCGTGGCGGCCGGGTTCAAGACCTTGGTCTCGGTGATGACGTTGAAAAACTCGGCAATGGAGCTCTGAAAGTGGAAAAAGAGAAAGGACGCGGACAGGGTGGAGCAAAAGACGACGAGGGCATCGCGAAAAACCTGCTTGAGGGGGATCATGTCGTCTTCGTCGCAGAGGAAGCGCATTTCGGTAAACTTGGACAGACAGAAAAAGGCCGTCACGGCCGTGGCCAGAATGAAGACGGGATTCATTTGGATTTTAACTTGCAATGTTTTTTGCAAGTTAAACGCACGCACGCGCTAAAGTAACTAATCATCTGAACCATAACAAGTAAAATTACCCGGGCTAGTTTCGTAGCAACCGGACTGGTGGCTAGACGTCGATGTTGCTTCTTGATCAACATTACCCTCTTTGAAGCTCAGCCAGCGCATGATTCCGTACGCCAAAAGACACGCACCTAGAACGACTACCACAACTTTTAAAAAGTTCATAGTCTTTTTTTGCCCAAACGACATTTTGCTAAATTTTGCCATTTTATATAAGCGGATTATTTTTTACAGAAGCTCTTGGATACCCAGATCCAAATCTGCCGCTCCTGTCGTCGCCGGGGATCCAAGATCCATCACGTCCAACAACGGTGGCGTCGCATCGTCAAAAATTTTGATCCGGTCCTCGTCGGCCTCTTGCTCCTCTTCCAGCTTGCGCTGCATCGCCCGCGCTGCACTAATCTCCTCCAGACGGTCAATCGTCTTGGGGGCCAGGACTTCTTCGGGCTTGGACTCGCCCTCGGTCAAGACACTGTCGACGTCGTTAAAGGCCAGACGCGTCACCACAGCGGGTGCGTCGTCCAAGTTCTGGACCGAGGGCACAGTGGGCGGCGGCGGCGGCGGTGAATCCTTCTCCTTTTTATCAGCCGCCGCCGCCGCCACGGCGTCGGCCTCGACGGTATTCTTGACCGGTTCGATAAACACTTCCTCTTCTTGTTCCACGCTCTCGTCCATGTAGGCCCGGATAATGGCCTCGGTGGGGATGCTTTCGCGAATCGTCATCATGATGCATTCTTGGACAATGACTTCTAATTCGCGCAAATTCTTTTGCTGCTGGAGTGGTGTCACATTCTTCTCAAAGAGGTAAATGTTCATGTAAATCTTGCGCGCGGCGTGAACGTACACCTTGTGCACAAAGTGGTCCAGCTTCGGCACGGAAATGTCAATCTTTTTTTGCTTGTTGCCCACACGAATGCACGTCAAGACTTTGAGCTGGATGATATGAACACACGTGATCAAGTCTTCTAAATAGTTGCATCCGCTCCGTTCGACGATGCGCTTGCGCTCCTCTTCGACAATGAGCGTGTTCCACTGCGGTACGCGCGACAACAAATTCTGAAACGTCATGAGATACTTGTTCATCTCGTCCGTGTCGGTGCACATTTTCCATGCCTCGTTGAAAATGGACCGGAACCCTTCGATGACCAGCGGGGTGAAAATGCTCACCAGACGACTGCACCACTCGTTGCGCGACTCGTGCAGATTGGAAATTACAAAATCGTCCATTTATTTAACCTAAATATTGGCTTCTTCTGGCTTTGGACGCACGGCACCGGCGAGACAAATGGGAATGTTTGACGCAGCGCACGTACGCCGTGCCTTGCAGTTTTTTATATGGACACTGCGCTTCCAGTTGCTGAGAATAGGTTTTTCGAGTGCAACGCCGCCGCCGCCGCCGAGAAGTCATATAGGCAATCCGGAGCTTTATTTCCAACACGCTCGGCTTTTGCAGAGGAAAAAAAGGCTTAAAAATACGACGTAACTTAAAACCAAAACAAAATGACGTCTTCTGATCTCGCCGATTTGTTCAATGGTTACGGTTCCGACAAGGATCGCAACGGGTACACTTCCCTGTACTACATCTTGTTTCAAAGCCTGCGTTTCCAACCGTTGACCTTGTTGGAGGTCGGCACCATGATCCCTTCGTTGCGCGCTTGGCGTGATTTTTTCCCCCAAGGTCGCATTGTGGGCGTCGGCGTGCAGCCCGTCACGCAGATTCAACACGAACATCGCATCGAGACGTTTTTGTGTGATACGACGCAGGCATCCAGCGTTGCCTTTTTCATCAATCAATTTAACGAAATCAACAATAATATCAACAACAACAACTATATCATCAACAACGACAACAACAACAACTATATCATCAACAACGACAACAACAACAACAACAACATCATCAACAACATTTTGGAAAACAACAACCACGGGACGTTTGATATTATCATCGACGACGGCACGACCCAGCTTCAGACGCTTGCGAATTTGTGGCCTTTGTTGAAAGAGGGCGGCATTTACGTGATCGAAGACAAAAGATGGCTCGGGCATCCGCAGGATGCGGTCAACCCGAACCTCGTAACGACCATTGTGGGCAATCAGGTTCCGATTTTTTATGCGGGCATACGCAACAATCAATGTGTAATCGTCAAGACGTATTTAAACAGACAGACGGTTAATTTTTAAGTCTATGGATATATACAAAATGCATGGAACGACGGTACCGGTTTTCGTAGAGATTGAGAAACATGGCAGCGAAAAGTGGGAATGGAACCGCGAGAAGCAAGTCTTGGAACTCGATCGAACCTTGCCAAGGCCGTTTGTGTATCCCTTTGCCTATGGGTTCATCCCCAACACGCTCGCTGGAGACGGCGACGAGCTCGACGCACTCATCATCACTCTGGACAATCATCCTTTATTTCAAGAAATCACGTACAATGTGCACATTGTGGGCGTCTTGATCATGGACGACGAAAAGGGCCGCGACGAGAAAATCCTATGCGTGTTGGAAAAGGATTGGGTGCAGGGCGTGCAAGACTTGCACGACTTGCCCCCCCACGTGCACGATTCCCTCGTCACTTTTTTTAAACGATACAAGTCGAAAACCCTTGGCAAGTGGTCGCGGGTTTTAGGTCTACAGGATCGCAAGACAGCGCTAGAAATTTATCAAATTTCTACCATTTAGTGCCGCCGACGCCGCGTCATATAGCAATTTTGAGCTAGCTTAAATTTTTCCGAACCATTTTTGTGAATGCTCTTTTTATCGGGTTCTTGGCGGCAACTTTTTTTATATTGCACAATTTACTCATTTTCCGAAGGAAAATATCCTTACGAAAAACAATCAGCAAATTGCGCACCCGAAGGGCAGGAGGAGGTCCCCGCTAGCACTAGTCTGTCTACTACCTAGTCTACTACCTAGCCGCATTCTTGCACTGCCAACAAATGACGCGCTTTAAAGTGTTGGACATGGCGCACTCGCCGCAGTACCAGACATCGGGAGGACGAACAGAAGTAGAAGCCAACACCCTTGCGCGTTTTGTCACACGTTGATCGTCGTCGTCGTCGTCGTCTTCATCTGGATCGATGAAATCTGCGTCTTCTTCTTTTTCAGATTCCTCCTCGGATGCTTCATCGTCACTGTCAAAGTCGGCCGTGGTAATGTAATCGCAAAGATGTTTCTTGCAGTAGACTTCACTTCCACGACGTTTGTAGGGACCAGCACACTTGCAAAAGTTGCCCTTGTTGGGACCGGTGAGTACGATGGCCTGGCATTTGCCCGTGATGCGTTGAGGAAAATGTTCATCTGCGCTCGATTCATCTTCTGGAACCACCATGACTTCACGTGTGGATTTCATGTACTCGTCCAAAGAAACCTTGCTAATGTTTTCGCGTGGTTCCCACGAAGGAGAATCATACCCCGTCCACTTGACGCAAAACTCGTTCCACTTGTTGGGCTGATCCAGAGGACCTCCTCGGTGACCCACAATGCTGTCAATCTCATAAATATTGGCACGCCGACTTCTTTTGCGATCCGACATGGTAAGCCAACCGAGGTGCCAACCGAGGTGCAAATCACAACCTGTTCCAATAAAAATGTTTTCCATCATGGGTAAAGTTTTTTCAAAGGTTGCGCCGCCGTCGTCGGCGGGTTCGTCATGAACTGGTGCTTTTGCGTCACCTTTTTGGGCACGGCCGAGCCCCCGTAGCGGGCTCGGACCCTGGCGTCGGCAACGACGGACGGATTCGAGGACGACATGAAGGACAGGGGTCCCCCCGCGGCATTCATGGATCCGGCGCCAATGGCCGCGGCCTTGCGCCTCGCCACCACATCGGAATTGTCCGTCACCTTACTGGGGCCCGTCTTGGCGGCGAAATTGGCGGTAAATCGGTGGCCAATGCCCACACGTTGATTCTGATTGTTCTGCGCGGGCACGGCCGTCGTATAGGTGGTCAAGAAGCGCCGGCGCATCATCGAAAACGTGGTCGATCCGTCGGACGTGGAATCTTTAATGGGCATGGCATCGACGCCGCTGAGGACGGCATTGTTCAAGTCGTTGCGAATGGGCAACATGGGATCTTATTCAAAAGAAGGAGATATTTTAACGACGGCGTGCGCGGAGAAGCGGCATGTAAGACGCATTGTTCTGATCGCCCCCCGGGCTGAGGTCATTGTAGTTGTGATTGACCGCCTGCTGACGCTTGAATTTGGTGTAATCCGACGAGTCGGCCACGAAGCGGGGGTTGCACGACGCGGCCGGCACCCCGGTGCCGTCGCACTGTTGTGGCACGGATCCAATGATGGACCGCATGCCGGGACGGTTGGGACTGGTCTGGTTGGGTCCGCCGCACGAGTAGTTGATTCTTGCTAAAAAGTCGCCCGAGTTGTTGACCGCGCGAAAGGGAGTAATCACGCGAATCTGTCCGTTGATGGTGCCCACCGCAGTCCAGCTGTTGCGGAGAATGCTGCGGGTCATGACGTCGCCAAAATTGTTGTACCCCTTGGTCGTCTGTTGGGGCGAAAATCCCTGAAAAGGGCCGCCCAGGTTGTTCGTGGCCGTGGGCGCGTTGAACCGTGAGGGACCCACAAAAGCACTGACGTTGCTAGACATTTCTCTAAAGGATATAAAAAAATGATTTCCAACCCCAGTAAAGAATGTCCACTGGGAATTTAGACCACGACAAAAAATCAGAACCCGATGGGCAGTCCAAACTGGGCGACTTGGATCGGTTAACGATGGAGTTGTTCTTGAACAAGACGCACTATGCAAAATATTTGTACCGGACGGACCGACAAAAGTATGAAGAGTACCAACAATTCCGAGAAAACCTCTTAGAGCACCGAGAGGTTATCCTTGACTTTACCCGACGACTGATTTCGGATCCAAAAATGGCCAATGTGACGGAGGAAATGACGACGGCATTTCAGACCTACGCGCAGACGGTGCTGCGTTTCGTCCAACTGTCCTCCAGGAAAGAAGACGACGAAGAGGAACGAGGTTTCTAGTGGGGTTTACGCGATGTGCGTCTGCGCATACGAGAAGTGTAGCCCCCTTGGACTAACCTGGCGCTTTTCAAAATTCCTTTGCGAGTTATTCGTTTCCAAAACAGATAATTTCCGTCGTATTCAACTGTAAGTGGATCAGCATTTCTACCCGTTGGGGCTGTACCGTTAATTTTTACTGGCCGTATGGTAATTCTATCTACATCAATATTCATAATTTTGCACTGCACGGGGATCAGATTGATTCCAGGATTCACTGGATCGGGTAAAGACGCGTAGTTAGGTATTAAGGCGGCGTGACGCAACATAACTTCAATTCGGTCGTTTTTATACAAGGTCAGGTTACCCGCAATTCTAGCAGCAGTCGTTCCGTGCGGTTTGCTTTGTGCCTCTAAAGAGAGGCGCTGTCTACCTACATCCGGCGTCAAATAGACATTGTAGTAATTCGACAAGTCCACATTACCCAGTCCATTTTTGAAATTCAAGAGCACATTTTTGCCCAACTCGTTGGCATCAAACTTTTGTTGACCACGTACAGCGCGACCGTCTTTCAGATATTTCAAAATATTCACGTTGTCGCAGTCACCGGGATCGAAATCCACATACAATAGTTCCATCGTCTCCAAGTATTTTTTGGCGCGCGCAAACGGCAAAAGGTCATCGAATGTCCTGCCGGGGTCCTCAATATAGGCTCGTACACCCGCGTAAGGAATTGACAAACGGTATACTTGGTCATTATCGGTCAATACTTTAATATCTATATATATCATTTGCATTGTAACCTCCTGAAATGCAATTCTGGTAATTACATACACGTCATCGTATTGGTCCAAAGTGCTTCTATACACGGAACCCTCTTTCAACAACAGTTTGGGCTCATATGCAACGTGGACATTCGTAACGCTGCGCAAACCAACCAATCGACGAGCGGGATTAATAAGTTTGTCAGTGGCGTTACGATTTAGAAAGGCTCGTTCTAAATAATAGTTGTACTGGTTTACCTGTTCCGGTCTTCCGGTCATCCGGTCTATAATGGGTCGACCATCGTCCCTAAGCCTATCTTTAGTTGCATCGTGCCTACTAAAAAATCTTCCAGTATGAACAACTTGCTCCCTAGAAAAACGGTCAGGGGCCTGATCAATAAACGTTAAAAGTTTATCTCTTATAGACGCCACGCTGGGCGGTCGTGACATATATATTCTACAATGACTGGATAAAATAATTCGATTCAGTCATTGTTAAAATAAACCGATCGGTGCTTCATCATGACATTGTCCGGAATGATTTTCTCGCTAAAGATGGCCATCTTTTGCTTCGCCGTTTTGGGACTCGTCAACATATTTATAGTGAAGAAGAGCGAGTACATGCCACATTCGGTATTCGTCTTTTGGTGTTGATGGCGATTCTGATGATATTTGAATTTGATTCCCATCTCCTGGCCCTGACGCATGATTTCCTTTCTAAACTTGGTAATCTCCGTGGGTACGGGATTCAACGCACTGTCGTAGTAGTAGATGAACTTGTCGGCCACGTCGACAAAGAGCGTGGTCCAGTGCGTGCCCGGCTCATCGTGCATGCTGAGGTTGAAGACGACGGACAACTTGGTCTTTTTCTGATTCTCGACCAAATCGCGCAACATGAGATGGCACATTTCCTCTTCGACGCACTTGCCGTCGCCTTCGACAAAGTCATAGTCCAGCACGGTGGGGCCCATGAGATGAAATTCCGGATACGCCTTTTCGTACTGTTTGAGCACGTCGGTAATGTCAAAGTTGGACAGCCAACAATTCGGCTTTTTCTTCCAGCTGGCTGGTTGGTGAGGAGCGTACAGTTCGTCGTCTAAATTATGCAAATCGAGTTCATTTAGCCAACAGCTTTCCTTGTCGCCGCACTGCGGGTACAATTTCTGTTTTAAAATAGCGTACAACTTGGCATCGTCTTCCTCTTTTAAAATTTGCTCATTCGGATGTTTCTTGTTAAAGGCATCGCGAACCAAACGTAGTGCAGACGGAGTGTAACAGGATCCCGGCAAGTGGGGGGATTTTTGCACCGCCGGGCTGCAATGCATTTGGACCTTGGATGTGACGCGACTTTTCTTTTTTCTGACACGCGATGATTTTCTCATTATGGTATACAAGAGAAAATCAAAAAGGATGAATCAGACGACACGACAACGGCGGAGCCGAAAGAGTAGTCGTCGTCATCGTCGTCGTCGTCGTCACGGAGGCGACACTACTACTAACGATGGCGAAGAAATTCGAATCGTCTTTACCAAAGGTTCTGCGACCACATTGAGCCAAAAAATGTATGTGACCAGCTTTGCAGCGCCGTCTGGATTTCTAGATGAACTTACCCGAATGGACAAGGAATTGGTCAACACTGTAAACCTCATAAAAAACGGACCCGACGAAAAAGAGGTTCCGTCGGAGTACGTTATCCGAGTCCAACGCAACACTCCAGTGGCCGAAATTAAAAACAAGGACGAAAAGCGCATTTGCAACAACAATACCACGGAACCGTCGACGACGAGTCCTCAGGCGGCGAGTCCTCAGGCGACGAGTCCTCAGGCTGCTTACGACAGATGATCCGCCACAAAGTTGCCGAGCCAATCGCGCTCGGCATGGTTCTTGCCGAGCAACATGTACTCGCGCAACACGGTGAGCAGGGCGTGTTCATAGATGGAATCCGACATGGTAATCACCCTTGGCGTCACGAGGTCCAAGAAAATGATTAGCTTTGAAAATCGGCGCAAACCGGCGTCTAGTTGCAACCACTCGGGGATTTCGTTGGGACGCAACAGTTTACGAAGGACGGCTTGTATTTGTTGTTGTGTGGAGCGCGCAACGATTTGCAACCGGTGCAGCTGGTCACGCGCCAACCAGTGCTTCATAAATGTCCACAGCGTCAAACGTTGGACGGTCAATTCTTCCATCAGGGCTAAAGACGTTGGCTCGTCGTCTCGACCCGCAGACAAGTGCGCATCGAGGAGCTGGCATACGTGCAGGTCCAGAGGCCCCCCCCCCTTAGGGTCGACAAAGGTGGAAAGTAAGTCGCGCAATGCGGCCACCTGTTTCTTGTGTAAATTCTTTCTTGGTAGAATCTGTACAATGTTGCGTTGAAAGACGACTTTCATCATCGCGCCAAAGTTGGAGGCCGTCAATTTAATGTCCAAGAGTTGCTTCTTTTCGTCCAACGTTGCCCGGGAATCATACGTCTCGGGTCTTTCTTTAATCAGACCCAGCGCGCGCATGTCGTCGGGAATCGGTCCGGGGCGATCCAGATTATGGTACCACAAGAGACCCGACCAGGCGCTTTGATCGCGAAACGCAAGCTCAACCTTGGCGAATGCGTTTTCCTTTTCCGCTTCCTCAATCACGATTTGAGGCGGATGCACGACGGCCCGGTCGGAGCAACGAATCATCAGTTGACTACTGCTGCTGCTGCTGCTGCTACCAGCGCTCGTGAGCTCGAGCAGACCGAGGGACCAGCTCTTGACCCGGACAGAGTTGATAAAGTCGTGCTGTTTCGTGTTTCCCTGGGCCAAAAGAGCCGACAGGTGGGCATCGAACCCGTCCTGGAAGGGCTGGTACGGAATGCTGCGCGGCAGGGAGAAAGGGGGCAGCGTGGGTGTCGTGCTTTGACAGGGAGGCAGCGCTTTTAGGGCCCGATGTCGACAAATCTCGAGCTGCCGGGTGTACTTGGGCACCGCCAAGAGTAGCGTCTGGCATCTTAGCACAAGGGCGCGGCGAATGGTTGCCTCGTTCCACGGATGCAGGCAATCCCACGGCTGGCGTTTATGCGACTTGAGTTTGAACAGGACGATGGCCAAGTGCGACAGGCCGCCCAACTCGTTTTCATCGTTCAAGAGGGGAAATCCCGAAGCCAGACGACCCTTGATGCCTCGTCGTTCAACCACCGGCGACGTCTGGACCGCATACAATAAGGCAATCGTTGAACGCAGCACGCACTCGCGATCGTAAAAGATGGAATACGGAAGAATTTTATTTTCCGGGACAACCATCTTCTTGTACTGTTCTTCCGTGACAATGTGGCGAATGAGTTCGGTGGCCACTTGCATGGCGCTCACGTCGTCTTCGTCCGACTTGTATCCCAAGAACCGTCGCAGAGTCAGCAGAATCGCCTTGGACTCTTCTTCTTTTTCTTCTTCTTTTTCTTCTTCTTGTTCTACTTTTTTTTGAGACCACGGCTGCTGCTGCATCGTGTACCCAGTGAAACGATCCACAAAAACGCCATCCTCAACCACACCTTGTTGTTTCAAAGGGAGAATGGCCGCCGTAAAAAAGGTTGGCACCAGGGGACATGCTGGCACCGTCTCGTTGCAGTACCACCAATACGGCGACTCTGTCTCCAAGGCTTCGCGGCAATGTCGCACCACGAAATCGTTCAAAAGTTTCCGTCGTCGGACCGTGTCTGGATCTCCCAGGATGCGATTCCTCTTCGAAGAAGAAGAAGAAGAAGAAGAAGAAGACGACGACGACGACGTCTTGGACAAGGCATGGTGAAATTCGTTAAATTTATGCAAGTCGACGTAGCGCAAGATTTCGCGGCGCTTGAGCCGCTGTCGTAAAGACTCGGACAGTTTTTCTAGAGCGTCGGCCGTGAGTGCGGTAGACGCCGTAAGACGCGTTTGTAGTTCGCGCAGAGTGCGACGCTGTTCCAAATACCGCAGTCGAACGGTGGCGTCTTCGGGCGTCTCACACGTAGGCGCCGCCGCATCGCGCATACAAATCTTGTCCAGATTGCAAAACAGAGTCGGCGTGTCGACAAACGTGGTCGCGTCCACCGACTTGTCCAGGATCCACTTGTGGTCCCGCGTGCGACGGTAGTAAAACTGACTCTTGACCGTGTCCAAGAGTGCAAAGTGCCCCTCTTGCACCAGGCGCTTCCTGGCAACCATCGTCGCAGCCACATCCTCGGCAATTTTCGGCTGATAATTGTGTTTATCAATCAGACTGTGCGCCACGAATTCCTCAAACGCCTCGGGCTTGGACGTCGTCTCGGCAAAGGCCTTTTCTATGCCCTTGAGCAAATCGTACGGCGTGTCGTCGTATTCCGCGTCAAAATAGACGGGATCGGGCGCTCCCGATCCGTGCGCCGAGTCTTTGTGCACCTCTGTGAGGGAGGTGTAGCGTTTGGCCACAACGCGTCGCACGCACGAGGGGGCCTTGATTTTGCCCACGTGATTCATGTCCTCGTAGTCGTTTAATTTGCGCTGCGTCTGCTCGGTCAGACTGTTGACCATGTCTTCCGACAAGGACAGAAACGGCGTCGTTTTGCAACGCAAGAGTGCACAAAAATACGCCCCCCCGTCGGCTGCCAAAATGTCCACCAGGGTTTCCGATTGCGTCGTCCGGGACTTGTACGCCTGTGTGACTTGATCCTCAATGTCGGGAAACAGTTTTGGCGAATCGTTGTGTTTTTCCTCGGTTGGAATATTTTCTTCTTTCTCGTTTCTCGGTGGCAACAATGATATTTTGACCACGTCATGAATCGTTGGAATTTTTCCAAATTTTTCCACACAGAGTTGCATGGCTTTTCGCATCGTCGGGGCTTCCACTGCGCATTGTGGTCTTTTGGCCGCCGCTGCCGCCGGCACGACTGCCGCTGTTCCGGGCGACAGCGTTTGCCAGAATTCCAGTGTCAAGGCCGACACGTCGACCACGGGGGTCGATGGCAACAAGGTTTGAAAGTACCTGGGCTCCACAGTAGAAAAAAGTTCGGACATGATCAGGTACGAAGACGGCTCTTTTCCCCCTCTTCTCACAATTTGAAATCGTTGCGACTTTTCGTCGTCGTCGTCTCTCGTGATTAAAAATCGGTCGGCGCACGATCCCGACACCTCCAAAATGCAGTCTTGGGCTACGTCGTCGTCGTCGTCGTCGTCGTCTGTGGCGACTATGGGAATCCACCACGCTGGCGGCGGCAAGACGACGGCCTTGGCTTCCTTCAAAGAGCGAAAACGCTCGCACAATTTAAAATTCTGCAGCAGATCGCCGCAGGTTAGGGTTGCCGGACTTACGTCGGCGACAGAGATGAGTTGATCGGCTTCAACGTATTGCTGTTCCAACAAGTCGTGGTAGGACTTGGAAAAGGCCTCCTCAAGACCGTGGACAGACATTTCTCCATTGTCATTCCACTGGACCGACGTCAAAGACGGTTCCACGTAAGACAGGGTTGCCGTGTGCAAAGACACTTTTTCGTCGACGTCGTCATCGGCGGCCGCCTTTTTGTTAGGCGCGTCGCGGATGCGAATCTTGCGTAAAGGCAAGTGCTCTGGAATGCCCTGGTAGGCAAAGTCGATGTAAATGGCCGTCTTGGCTGGAATCGTCGTGACTTCAATCATGTCGTGCTCCAAATGCGTAATTTTCCCAGTAATGTATTGAGGAATGTCGCCATTAAACTCCAAGTCGACGTAGGTGTCGGGCACTAGCCCGTGCTGCAAGGCAAAGCCGCGTTCGGGACTGCGACTGACGACTTGCATCATCTCGATGGACTCGTCCAAAAACATGTGCGACTGCGACGACACGTCGCGACTAAACTTGAGTTCGACGGTGCCGGCGGGGTTCATCAATTTCATCTTGTGTCCATCCACATAGTTTACGTAAAACATTTTCTGGTGCAGAGCCTCGTTGCGCGAGGCCCACAATTTCACCACATCTCCAAGTCGCGTGTTCATTATTTGACCTATAATGTCTCGACATAAAAATGGTTCAAACGTTTAAACTTTTCTCATTTAATTATCAGACCAATGCAAGAGGCGGCAATCCTGTCGTGGAAAAATTTTAAAAAATTACATCCCGAGGACACGTATTGGGTGTTGCCGCATGTCGACAATTACGTCGACATTCAACTTTTTTTCTGTCAAAAGCAACAGGCCTGGGAAATTGCCACTGCGTTTGGGGGAGGGCACGAAGTCTTTCCCGACGACGGCACCACGGTCCGAGAGACGTTTTTCCGCTTGTTTGATTTCGCGGCCAAGTTGAATCGAAACGTTTTGTATCACGTGAAATTGACCCTGACTTGGCCTACCATGTTGTACTTTTATTTCCCATGGGGAGCCAATCTTGGTCCCTTTTGCAATACCCCCGTCCAAATCACCGGAACGTGTGCCGATTTGTGGGCAACTTTCCCCCACGCGAGTCACCTGGACGTCTTTGCTGGCCGAGACAAAAGTCAGTTGCGACATTCCACGCGCACTCTGTTGCAAAACATTTGCCCCCAGGTCTTGTTCCGGCATTTGTGTCTGTGGTACGCCAGCGGCCTTCATGACTACGTCCAAGAATATGTCAGGGCTTTTCCTAAACACAAGACGCTGGTCCGTTTATGTGGTCACGTCTTGCGGAACTGGTTCAACGACGTCTTCCAGGCCTACCTCAACGTCCATGTTCGCAAAACACGGAAGATGAAAAATTCGTGGTTACTAGATCGTTTGCACCACTTGCACACCACCACCAAGACGACCATCACGTTTGACGTGGTCCAACAATGGATCAGAAACCACTGCCATCCTCAAGATGCCCTTGTTTTCATTTACCACTTTTCCGACGGTTCAAACGGCTTTCCGCGGTCCTTGGACGTCTTCCGATACTTGCCGAGGTGATTCTGTTTGCGCGCTTTTTGGGACACGTGCCTGGCCACGATTTTCCCCCAGGGATTTTTCATGAGATCCGCTTTGACGAGGCCGCCCGAAGTCTTGTACGCATTTCCGTGCCATACTTGCGGACGCTTGCCCGAGAGGTTTTTGTACGTTTTGCCTTTGACGTGGTAGAGACCGTCGGCACCGCGGTCCAGACGTTTTACCATTTGTATACACACGCTTTAGAAAAAAAATTAAAAATTTTTAGGCGACTCCTGGCGAGCAACCACATTGCGGTATGTTGACTTTGGAAATCCACGTTTTGCTAAAGATGGGATTATTGCAATCAGGCTTTTGCTGCTGCTGCTGCTGCTGCAACCAGTCTTTGTTTTCGACGAGACGGCTCACCAAGTGGCCGTTGACGCAGACGTCGTCGGGCGGCGGCTTGGACTTGTTGTAGTTTTGCGCATACCGGCTAAAACGCATCGCCGCGCTGAGATTTCCGCCGTTGGTTTTCAAGACGCCGATTTGCTTGTCCTTGGGTGTGTGAATCAGCATGGCACACAGGGCCGACCGCTTGTGGCCGCGCAGACAGTTGGGATCCATTTGTCTTTGTATATACTCTGCATTGGCATTTTACAATGCACTCGTGTAGGGATTGTTTGCAAAACGCCCAAACATGGCTTGCGGGTAATTGTATCGGAACGCGGCATTGTCCAGAGTCGTCTGGTTGTGGCCATTGCAGGCCAAAGGGCAGCCCGTGAGCCAGGCAAACTTGTTTTTCGTGGCCGTATTCCAGTCCCCCACGTTTGGCATGCACGACGTGCTGGTGCCATTAGGCAAACGGCAACTCGGCGCAGCCGACACAAAGACTTGCTTCTTGTTGCCCACCGTGTGCAGCCCGGGTGTCGTGTTACTGTACGACGCGTACCGCATCGCTTTGCTCTGCCCCATGTTGGAAGACGTCGATTTCTTGAGGACATTCATCTTGCGCTGCGTGGCCGTCGTGGTCGTGTCGCAGCCAATGGCGCACGTGCAATTGGCGAAACCCAAACTCGCGCCTTCACCCACGGGAAAGGATTGAGACATTTATTTATTGATAAAGATATTTATTTTTTGTTTTTATACCAGTAGCCGACGCGAACAGTAGTACCACAGTACCGACGAAAATATTCGCATTAAAGTAACGGAGATTTATCTTTGCTCGGATCATTAAGATAAAAAAAGTCGAGAGGTACGTGTATTTTTATGTGGGTATATAAAACAATGACGGACCCTGCGCAAAGTAATTGTGCCGCTCTGCTCGAAGATCTTAAAAATGCACAACGTTTTATTAAAATTGCCATGGCAGGGGTAGTTGAAGCGATCAAATAGCTTGTGTTGAATTCGCTTCAAACCGGAGAAATGAAATTCAAAAGGAATGCAATGCCACGTGTAAATCAGAATGTGACCGTTCAGGAGGCAAAATAAAATCGAAGCGTAGACAATCGCGCGGCAATAAAAAACGGCGTACTAGTCGTAGAAAGTCATTGAAAACATTTTAATTGAGATATTAATCGACTGCAATACATTTTTTATTTTATTAATTAAGAAGAAATGCGCCTGCCGCTCATGCTTCGCAAGCAACTCGACGCCTTTCGCCACCGCGGATCGCCCACGGGACATTTGCTCTTTTCCATTCCCGCCCTGGCCGAAAAGGTTCCGCCCACGCCGCTCACGAATCGGCTTCATGTGGGCGCCACAACGGAGCTCGCCGAAATGCAGGGCGTCATGAATCAATATCTGGGCGAAATGATTGCCTACGAGGCCGAGGCCGACGGCCACCTGTTCCAAGACATGGTGCCCAACCCCCATTTAGCCAAGACGCAAACCAGTCTGGGCTCGGCCGTGGAACTCGAGCTCCACGTGGAACAGGCTTTTTCCCAGTGGCGCCCCGACGTGGTCAGTCTGGCGTGTCTGCGCGGCGATCCCGAGGCCAAGACGTACGTCTTTCACGTCCAACAGGCACTCCAGCATCTGAGTCCCGCGGAGAAGCAATTCTTGACGGAGCCAATGTGGTCCATGGGGGTGGACTTGTCGTTCAAACTGTGCGGCCAGCCGTTTGTCGACGGCGACGAACGCGGTCCCGTGCCCATCTTGTACTCGCTTGGCTACGACGGCGGTTGGGGCTGGGTCTTTGATCAAGACTTGATGCGCGGACTGTGTCCGGATGCCGAAGACCTTCGTCTGAAGCTCGTCGACCTGTACTTGAATCATCGCACGGCGCTCGTTTTGAAGCCGGGCGACTTGCTTTGGATTGACAACAGGAGGGCGGTGCACGGGCGCTCCCATTTCAAGCCGCGCTTCGATGGAACCGATCGCTTTTTAGTAAGATCCTTTGTGACGTTTGATTTGGGCAAATCTGCCGGGGTGCGCCGCGGCCGCATGGTTCGGGCAATGTATTCTTAAGAAATAAAACCCTATTCCAAGAAATGTGGGCCGCCGAAGTCTGGGGGCCGCACTATTGGTTCTTCTTGCACTCGGTGGCGCACACTTACCCCGAGGTGCCCAATGCCGTCACGAAGCGCAAGTACTATGATCTGATCCAGAACATGCCGCTGTTTTTGCCCGACGCGGAAATGGGCAACCGCTTTAGCGCTTTGTTGGATGCCTTTCCCGTGTCGCCGTACCTCGACAGCCGCGACTCTTTTATTCACTGGGTGCATTTTATGCATAACCGGGTGCGGCGGTCGCTGGGCCAGGACGAGTTGACTTTGGCCGAGGGCATCGACGCCTTTATGGACCAATTCAAACCCCGGGAAGTGAAAGTTATGGATCAGTGGCGGCTGCGCGAGCACTGGATCACGGCGGCCATGATTGTCGTCTGCTGTGGCGCCATTTTCATCTTGAGCAAACTCTAGCACTTCGGTCGACACTTTGGTTGACGATGAAGCGAACGCGCGTGGGTTTCGACGAATTATTGTCCCAACTTTTTGCCGTCATTCCCGAGGAGGAGACGGAGCTGCGCGGCAAATTGACACATGTCACCAAAGACTGGTGGAATGTGGCGCCCGAGCTGCGTGGCAACAATGAATACTGGCTGCCCATTCGAGACGTGTTGGAAGAATGTGTAGGCCCACCGCCGTACGGCGCCGCCGTGTGGAAGGAACAGGTGCTGAGCATTTACAATAGTGGGGGGTTGTAAATTAATTACGCCTTTTCTTTCTACGCGTCTTTCTACTTTTACCTCCTTTTTTATGAATTTGATTACGCCAGTTTGGTTCGATATGTTTTAATTGAGATAACGAATCGACTATATTTTCGAATTCTTGAGTTTTACGGGTTTTTTGCCAACATGGGTCGCACGTGTTATCAATACTGTTTAAGTCACCAATAACATTACCATCATTACCATCATACCTAAATTGTTTTTGTATGTTTTGCTGGTTTGTGCCTTCGAATGTAAGTGTGAAAGTTGAATTGTCAGCCATTTCGTCCCATATACTTTCTTCTGGTATTGTTGCGAGTTCCTTTGCTGGTGGTGTTGCTGGTGGTGTTGTTGTTGTTGTTGGTGGTGGTGGTGGTGGTGGTGGTGGTGGTGGTGGTGGTGGTGGTGGTGGTGGTGCTGCTGCTGCTGTTGGTGTTAGTGGTGGTGGTAGTGGTGCTCGTCTCGTACTTTTAATCGTTTTAGCATCAGCATCACGAGCAGCAGCTATTTCAGCAGCACGAGCTATTTCAGCATCACGAGCAGCAGCATCACGAGCAGCAGCTATTTCAGCATCACGAGCAGCAGCATCACGAGCAGCAGCTATTTCAGCATCACGAGCAGCAGCTATTTCAGCATCACGAGCAGCAGCTTTTTCTTCTATTTTTTTTTTTTTTTTTTCAACAACATCTAATAAATTGTTGGTTTCTTTTTTTATGTCTGTACTGGTAGTAAATGCTTTCAGTATAATATTAGATGTGTCAGACAGTTCATTGCTTAAATATGAATTTTCAGAATTGCTTAAAGCGGTTTGGTATTCTGTTGTTGCTTTTTCAAGATCTTTCAAACATTTTATAATATTAACAATAGCTTCCTTAGTAACCGTTGATAACGTTTCGATAGTAGTATTTTTAGATTTAAGAGCTATATTCACCTTCTCTTTTTCTGCTTCAAAATTTGTTTGTATTAACTTATAATAATTTGTCATTATATTACCGCATTCTCTTAATTTGTCTTTGTTTAATTTACATTGATGAGATTTTAGTTTTTTTTGTAAATCTTCCAATGTCGTCGGTTCCGTCGGTGTCGGCGGTGTCGGCGGTGTCGGCGGTGTCCTTCGTTTTAAGAAAGACTTTAAATAATCATAAATTGTCCCACCTTTACGGTTGCGCTTTCGTGTCTTCCTCATGTACTTTCATTAACACTAGAAAAAAAATGGCGCCTTACTCTATCTTTATGCGAATCGAACTCGTCCTGTTTTTGGTGGCCGCGGGTGCCATGTGGTACATTTACACGGACGGCAAGTATGTGAAACTGATTTTGCAAAAAAAGAATGAATACATGAAATATTTGCAAATGGCGGGTGTCGGCGTGGGGGCCCTATTTCTTTACTGGCTCATCAAGAAGAATCCCAACGACACGTCGAAAATGATTGCCACGACCAACGAGTACATTAAATACTTGCCCATTGACGGCAACGCCAAGTCCATGCTGTCGCCCATTTTAGACTTTACGGCTAAACATACCTATTCGGGGGATTCCTACCCGCAACCCATTTTAGAAATGCCCACGGGCGCCGAACGCAAGATTCTCACGTCGGGTCTCCAGCAGCAGCAGCAGCAGCAAAGAAAGACGAAACGGTCCGTGAGCGAAACCAAGAAAAAATTCGTGGCAGCGCGACAGAACTGGAAGTGCGGCAAGTGCGGCGAACAACTCAAGGCATCGTTTCAGGTCGATCACACGATCCGCCTGGAACACGGGGGCAGTAACCACATTGACAATCTCGTGGCCATGTGTGTGACGTGTCACGCCGACAAGACGACGGTTGAAAATTTGTAGTTGTTGAAAAAAATAATTCGCAACATATTACAGTGTGACCTGAAGATCCACATTCTTTCTAAACTTGCTACGTTTCTTCTTTGGCTTCTCTTCGCCAGCAGCGTCGGCGACTTTTTCTTTATCCGCCAAAGGCACGTCCACGGAACGCACCTTTTTGAAAATGTAGTACCGGTTCAAGAAGGAAATTTGTCGCTCCACGTCCGTCAACTGTATCGCGCGGTCCAACGTCGGATCCTTTGATTCTTGTTGTTGGACCAGTTGCGCGTGCAACTCCCGGAAGAGACCCGTGCCACCCGACGTGAACCCTCCCTCGGCGTCGTCCGACGTTTGCAAGACGAACCCGTGATTTTCCATGACCCGTTTGAAATAGGTCATGTTGACCAGGTACTCGCGATTCGACGTGTTAATCGTGTCCTGATAGACGTCGATGCCGTAGCCGAGGGACGTTTCGTCGTCCACAAAGTCGGCGTGATCGTACTGCTTGACGATTTCGAAAATCTTGTCATTCTGTCCCGAGCGCAGCTCAAACTTCATGCCTTGCGCCAAGGGCCGCAGCTTGTCAAAGACTAGATTCCCGTCGAAACACGTGCACACGAAATAGCCCTGCTCCCGCGTGCACTCGGCCACGTTGCGCAAAAAGGCATTCAGTGTGTCGGCGTCTTTAAAAAAGTAGTGCACGGCAAACTGGCAACTTGTCAGATGAAATCCGCGCTCCGCTGCGCCGTAGTGGTTATACACGTTGAGTCCGAGCTCCTCCTTGTCCTTGGGGCCCTGTCCAAACAGCGCGCGGGCAATCTTCTTGTCCTTGGCCGAGGCAAAGGCCTCGCCCTTGCGCAAATTCATCTCCACGTTGCCCTGTTGGAAAATCGCCTTGGGTAAAGCGACTGAAGAAGACGAGCGCACCAGATTCATGTATCGCGCACACGCCCCGTCCCGACGATTTTCGATATTGTCCTGCGACAAGTCAATGCCCCAGACAAACGACAGCTTGGCGTCGGCCCACTTGCGCAGGTCCCCGGCCTTGCCCACGCCCAGGTCCAAGAGTTGATCCCCAGGATTCACCAAATCCTGGATGAGACGGCGCTTCACGTAGAGATTGTGAAACTGGCGCAACCCCCGCGTGTGATTCTTGTCTCCCACGCGGTTATAGTACACGTCATCGGGAAGAGACGCGGGAATGTCCTGTCCCGTGGTAATCATCTTGGCCGACACCTCGTACCAGATGGACCGCCAGTTGCTCTCTGCCACGTGAAAGGCGTTGCCGTAATTCTTGTATCCCATGCGCAGCTCATTCGTCTTGTCGTAGCGCACGCGAAGGGGCACCCAGCGCCGGCGCGTATCGTCGCGGGACTTGTCGTACCGGAATTCCACAATCATGTCCTCGTCGAAATACTCGCCCTCTTCCGTGAACAAGACGTGCTCGCCATTGCCCTGGTTCACGGTGGGCCAGTCGCAAATGTGCGCGTCCGGTTCCGCGGGATCCGCCGGCTCAAAGGCGCAGGGCAAATAGTCCTCTTGGCGATCTGCCAAAAAAGACACGTCGTCTTCCAACATCATCCTTTGGGGCTGCAGATATCCGTGGTCCCTCGGATTGAACCCGCAGCACAGCGTCAGCGTCTTAAAGTGTTCCACCGAGTCCATCTGGGTCAGATCGTAACCCGGCTTGTACACGGCCTTGACGTCATTGTCATTCGTCGCCACGTGCTTGATACGGACGAGAAAATCCACCGTGTTGAATTGCGGCGGCTTCCACTTCAGGGCCAGTTTCCACGTAAACTTGTGCAACGGTCCTGCGTGACCCGCTTGATCGGCGCCCACCCCCGGCTGCGTCGGCGTGAAAATGAGGCCGTCCGTGTCGTACTCGTACGCGGGATGCTGCGTGGCGTCCCAAATTTCCTTGCATGCCTCAAAAATGCCCATCTCGTACGTGGTCAAAAACGTCTTGGTCTCCACCATGAAATCCGTGGATCTGGGCGCAGTAGAGTCAGCGGCAGTCACAAAGACGAGTTCCCGCACCCACTTTTGCAGGCACGGCAGACGTAGCCGATCCTCGTAATCCTTTTCCTTTGATTCGAGCAAGGGCTCGTAAAAGGACAGCTCCCGCTTCGACTTGCCGCTGCAATAATAAATGTCAAAGGCCTTGTACTTGTTCATGGCCACGCCTTGGCGGTTGCGTTTGATGAGTTCCCCGTCCAAGAGCGTGTTCCACATGCGCTCGTCCTTGACTTTGCGTCCCGTAAAGACCACATTCATCGTCGTGTCCAAGAGATAGACTTTGCCGGTGGAGGGCGACACGTAGAGCAGCTTGCGCTCGCCGTCGGCCTTGTCCGTCACCGAGTAGGCCGTCTGGAGCAGGGCGCCCTCGGGCTGAATGTGATCCAGTTGCAGCGTCATGGGCTGCGGCCCGATGAAGTGGTGCGACGTGATCCGACGTTGTTGCTCTTCGCGTCCTTGAAGCAAGTCCAGGTACTCGCGCAAAACTTGGTCGCGTTCCACAAACCCAATGGGAAAGGGCGTCCCCTGCAGCCCCGACAGCACCAGACGAATGCAGTGCCGGACGGCCGTCAGAAGCGACGGCGACGTCATGCCGGCCATGCGACTGTTGTCCATTTCCAATTCGATTTCATACGTTTCCGCATTGTCAAAGACGCGGGCGTCTTGCAGCGTCTGCTCGGGAATCGGCACGCGCTGCTTCGAAGAAGCGTTGAATTCCGTGGCCGACGACTTGACAATGCTCACGTCTAGGAACACGGGGTACTTGGGATGCGTAAACCGGACGCGATTCAGGTAGCGAAACATTTTCTTGCTGCTGGTCCAGTTGCCGAGAAGTTGCTGCACCACTTGGGACTGGCTAGGCATCAAATTCTTTTCCATCTGCAACGAGACGCGGAAATTGAAATCGGGAAATTCCACGGGTTTCAAGTAGCCTGTTCCTCCTCCAACTCCAAGACTGGGCGCCCGCTTCTGCGTGAATTTCACCTTTTTCATGTCCAGACCCCCGTACTCGTTGTCCATCTTGTGCTGCTGCATGAGTTTGGGCAGATTGTTGGTCCGCGCATACTGTTGCACTAAATCCAGACCGCAAATCTCGGCGCGAATGTTGGAAAAAACGTTGCGTTGGTGCTTCGTGTTAAAGTATTCCGGCGTGATGCGCAACAGGTGCATGCCTTCCGGCCGTTCAGTGGTAAACCCGGCTTGCTGAAACTGCTGCACCACGCGATCATAGTCCAACTTGGAATAAACGCGACCGCTCTTGCGGTTCGTGCCAAAGCGGACCTCGCACTCGACGTTGCCTTGCTCGTACTCGGAGCCGTAGTGCTGCTCAAACGCCGGCTTGGGCATCGTGACCGACTTGCGGTACAGATCCACCATGGCCTCCATCTCCTGCTTGGAATTGTCTTGGCGTGCGACATCGGGATCGGCCAGGGCCTTGCCCAGCGTCGACTGTGACTTGACCACCCGCGCCTCCAAGTCTTGGAGCTTGGCCTTGGACTGCAGGATTTCCGTGCGATCTTTTTCCGACATTTCCATCAAGTAGGCCTTGACCGTCGCATTCTTGACCTGCTCCCAAGCGGTAGCGACTGAGGAAGCGGTTGCCGCGGTATCCATCATTAAAGAGGTATAGAATGAGGACTCTATATTTCTTTCTTTTCTCGCAACCCCCCAAAAAAAGAGGTGTGTACCAGGAGGTTACCACGCCAGAGCCTTGTACACTGCGTCGTACCAATCTTTTTTCTTAGCGTGGGGGGGGGCAGCCAAGCCCAACTTTTTCGCCAACGCTTTCAAGTCGTCGACTTTGTAATTGCCCTGCCCTTTGAGCGGCGCCGGTTGCCTGAAATCCACGGCAAGTCGATCCTCGTCGGCGTCCTGGACCAAAGAATACGTCTTGTCTTGAATTTTTTGCGGCGCCTGCTCCTCGTTGTCGTCTGTTCCAAGAAAGTCCATGTAAATTGGTTTGTCCTCGTGCAAAATGCGCACATTGATTTTGTAAAACAAACACTCCAGGTACAGGGCACCCCACGTGGTCGTCTTGGAACTGGACAGGATCTCGGCCGTGTATTCTTGGAGTTTCGTGGCCGACAGTCGGCTCTGGGCCAGGATGGAGGATCGGTTTTCCCAGGCCCACTTGACTACGTTTATTTTTTCTTGCATTTCTTCATTCTTGTCTTGCGGATAGCGGCCGTGAGAAAGGTGGTAGACGCACCAAAAGAGTCCGTCGACGGACTTTTTGGGTGGTGGTGGTGGTGGCACAGGGTCCGGGACAACGGGTTCGGGATCCAACACGACGGGTACGGGGTCCCGTGGCATCATCCATGGAGAAAATTCTTCCACGTTGACGATGGGTTTATGCAAGAATAATTTGGAATTTAGAAAAGTTTGCAAAAGATGGCACGGGCGACCGCAGGGAGCGGCCATCCGCCCGTTTTGCAGAATCTCGCACGGGCTTGGCGAGTGCACAAGATGGCTCGGAGCCTGGCCTTGGTCGCTCCGACGGCGAGCCATCTTTTTTTGCATTTCTAAACACCATCTTTTTGTGTCTGTTTTAGCAGAACCAGCAGGATAATGTTTTGTATGTATATATGACGACCGAGTTTAAATATGAATTTCCAGACGACCAGGTGGTAGAGTTACCAGAAATCACGAATGCAGACATTGAAGCGGCACAAGAACTAATTTCATCGAACTTTTCAAAGGAGTCAACCAGGTCACTCAAATCAGTCCGGTCACTCAAATCATCCAGGTCAGCCCGGTCACTCAAATCAACCCGGTCATCCAGGTCACTCGAATCAACCCCGTTACTCGATTCAGCTCGGTCACTCAAGTCAACACGATCACTCAGCTCATCCGAGGGTGGATTAGCGAATTTTTTAAGAATGTTTAAAACAAAAAATGACCCGGAATCTATAAAAAAGATTCTTCAAGGGGCGCCTGTATTGGTTTCATATCACGAATATGTTAAATATATATCTGCGGTTTATAATTATTGTAATTCCAATCGTGAAACTTATTCGGAGGCATTCGACCGAGCTATAAATAATAAAATTGATTATCTCATTTTGCAAAAAGCTTTGGCCAGAACGGATAACCAGATTCAAAATGATATGGTTTTTGAAATATTAGTAACGATTTCAACATTAAATTCATTGGGAGCCGATTTCACAGAAATAAAAGACAAATTATTAGAAGAAAACACCACGGGCGTTAAAAATTACCTGGGTATAATTAATAGTGACCTAACTAGTCTTGATCCACATCTCAGAAGTGTAGAATCATTATCGTTCTTTATTCCAAGAAATTTAAATAAAAATTTTACTGCAATTGATCACAAGAAAATATTAAATGCTGAGCGAATGAACAAAACAAATTACAATTCTTTTCCTTGGCCATATTTTTTATTGGAGTTGCTCATTTTTCTGTTTAAGCAATCCCGAAAAGTGTTTTTCAAGAATAAGAGCAATGAAACGATGCTCGTAAGATACATTGATCTCTGGATCGTCAAATTGACCAAACTTTTACTATCGAGAAAAAAAGCAAAGTGTATGCGTATAACCGCGCTGTTGACTGGCAAGAAGACGGATTTGCTGGGAAATGATTACAATTTAAAAAAAACAAGCATGGATGAAATAGAAACTACCGACTGCGATAAATTTTCAGTAATTCGTAGAATTCGTTGTAAACGGCTTGTAGATGCAAGAAAAAAATTGAATTCTAGTTTTGATTCGAACTGTAATATTAAAGTAGAAACAAGAAGATTGGGTGGAAAGAAAAAGGCAAGAAGAAGGACAAAGAAAATGGATGGAGGAAACAATGGGGCTTATTTCGCTCTTTGTTTTGCTGTGTTAATTACCGGAATTGTACTTATGGGCATTGGACATACATCATCATCTACCCTCAACCCGGCGCATCCCTTGGCGTTGGCAGGGCTCATTCTCTTTTTAATTGGAGTAGCTGCTTTTTTTAATCTGTAGCAGCAGCGCAGCGTTTTTTATATGTTGATAAAACAATGCCGTCGAAAGAGTTTTTGCTTGCCCTTCTTGTGGGCGTTGTATTTGGAACCTTTTTCGGAGGCGTCGATGCACTATTCTTCTTACTAGCCGAAGAAGAATTGACGGGATATTTGCAACGAGACATTCGCAATCGTGTCGTGTTGAATCTCGTGGAAGGCAGCATTTCTGCATGTTTTTCCTTGTTAATTGCCTCGTTTATTGAGGCGAGGATTCCGATGCATGGCATCAAAAATCCCATTTTGGATTGCGTCGGCATTCTCCTCGGAACGGCCATTGTTGCTAGTATCTACATCGTGTACATTGTCGGTGCAACAAAATAATCATCAGGGCTGGCTAATTTGTGACGGGAGAGCCGTGTCGAGATCCACGTATGCTAGTTTGTATGCCCTGGTTGGAACAAATTTTGGGTCAGGAAACAATTCGACGACGTTTAATTTGCCCAATGCAGCTGGAAAAGTTTTAGGCGTCGTTGCATCTGGATCGCACACGCTGGGTTCCAGTGCTGGCGCAGAGACGCACACGTTGAGTACATCGGAAATGCCTGCCCATCAACACACGTACCAAGATGCGTATTTTGCCGAGAATTATAATAACGAAGCACAAGTCTATGGGACCGGTTCTGGCACCGATTACGACAATCGGTTTTATTATCGTCAAGTCGATGGGTCATATTCGAGGACTCCAGGTGACTTGCCTACCTCGTCAACTGGATCCGGGACGGCATTTAGTGTCATGCAACCCACCCTGTTCATCGGCAACACATTTATTATTTATTCTGGAGTGGTCTAAATAATTATGCAATGCTGAATTATTTTATGTGATCTAGGTATAACAATTGATGAGTCTTCGGTTGTGGATCATCCTTCTAATCCTTGCGTTGTTGCTTCTGTTCGCATGGTTTGCGAGTAAAGTCATCGAAGGTGCAGACTCTGATGAAGATTATATGTATATAAACAAACTTGTCGACGTAGATTATTATGGTCAGGGCACTTTCTACCCCGGCTGGATAACTTCGATAAACGCAAATGATACATTCGATATTACATATCAAAACGGAATCGTAGAACAAAATGTCAAAAAGAAAAACATGCGTTCTTACTCTGACAATGCATCATCATACGTAGAAGTGGGAACCGGTACTTTAGACACGGCAAGTACAACCAAATTACCGAAAAATATGGTGCTTGACACACAAGGATCAATCACGGTTGGAGGCGGTCAACCGATGGTGACGACGACGACCTCTCAGTCGGTAAACCAAGAACAAAACACTCGTCCTTCGGATTCAACAACGACGACTGCTCCAATTCAAGATCCGACTGCATGTAACTGGGAAACGTGCGGCCCTTTTCTGAGAGATTGGCGCCAAACAAATGTCGCCAGTTATCCGGATGATTGGTGGATGAAAAATGGACAGCCAGGAGGCTGTGCCAATTGTCCAGGAAAAGGTACGCGGAACCCTTTACCGTTTAGTGAGTGGACACCATTTAAAAATAACAATTTTTCTAGCATCACGGACCTAAAACTTCTTGGAAATTATTTTGAGACATGTACAAATGCCAAAATTGAGGGTAATATATTAAGCGCGACATGTCGTGGTGTCGAGGGTGGACAAGGTCAGTCCACGCTCGATTTATCGGGGTGTAAAAGTACGGACAATGTTAGCAACAAGAACAGCATATTGCAGTGCGGTTACGTGTAAGCATCGTTGAAACACTTCGGATGGCACCCACCTTTGAGTGCTCCGTCTGCTGCGGCGACGACTTGAAAGAGTCGAAAAAACTCAAGCAAATTCAGTGCCCCGGCTGCGACTACGTCGTCTGCACCTCGTGTCAGAAACAATATGCAAAAATCGAATGCATGAGTTGCCACTCGATTTTTGCCTCGGCCTTTGCGATGGATCGTCTCGGCGCGTCGTTTGTCCAAAAGACGGCCAAGGCCACCGTGCTGGGCGAGCTCATGACCCAGCAGCGCCGCGAGCTCGAGTCCATCGGCCCCCTCGTCGAGTGGACCAAGCAGTGTCGCGAAATCAAGCGCACCAAACGCTTTGGCATTCGCGTCGAGGTTCGACAAGAGGAGGATGCTGCGGCTACTGCGGCCTCGACGCGACTCCCGGCCAAGCCGTTGCGCACCCCGAAACTCCGCGTCACGTGCCCCTGCCCCGTGAATGACTGCCGCGGCTCCGTCATTGGCACCCAGTGCAACGTGTGCAAGACGTCAGTGTGCGACTCTTGTCTCATGACGTCAACCGACGCAGCCCACACTTGCGACCCCGCACTCCTGGAAAGCATCAAAGAGTTGCGCGAGAATACCAAGCCCTGCCCCAGCTGCACGGCACTCATTTTCAAGACAGAGGGCTGCGACCACATGCACTGCACCAACTGCAACACGCATTTCAGTTATAAGCACCTTACCATTTTGACCAGTTCGAGCAACTACCACTACCGCGAACGTCTGATTCGCCGCGCGGCGATGCAGGAAGCCGACGATTCGGCCAACGCCGACGTCTGCGCCGTGTCCATGGAGACGGACCGCATCCCCCTCAGTGTGATTCGCGAAGTCATGATCAGCGGCAACGTCATGGTCGACAAGGATCTCATCGACGCCCTGTACAAGGCCCCCAAGGCCGTGCGCTATCTGAGGTCCACCGAGTTTCAAGAGGTGGAAATCAGCCGCAAGTCCCGCGAACGCTACGACGAACTTCAGATCAAGTACGCCCTCGGCGAGCTGACGGACAAGCAGTGGGAGGCCTACGTCTATCGCAACTACAACCGCCAGCAGAGCTACGAGCTGCTCTCGGGCATCTTGCACGTCTACCTGGCCAACACGGACGGGCTCCAGAGTGAATTGTACCACGCTTGTCGCAACGGCAAGGCCACGCCCGAGTACTTGGCCGACGTTGCCCAAAGACTGCAGACGCTGATTGACATTATCAACCAAAACATTGCCGACATTCACGACGACTTGGATCCCGCCAGTACCACCATTCTGCGTCTGTCCAAGGTGGGGCAGCGCGACCAGGGCTACTGCAGCCGCGTTCCCGTCAAGAGTCCTCATCCAGAAGCAGCAGCAGCAGCAGCCGAAGCAGCCGAAGCATCCAAGCCCATTCGGCTCTATGATCACCAGGTGGAACACGTGGCCAAACTCCAGGCGTTTCTCCGCAAATTTCACTTTGCCTTGGATTTGTCGCCACTGGGCACGGGCAAGACCTACGTCGCCGCCAAAGTTTTTCAAGAGGGCCAATTCAAGCACATTGTGACCGTGTCCCCTCTGAGCGTCAAGACGAAATGGCTGCAAGTCGATGCGGAGTACCACCTGAATTGCCGCGCCAACATTACCTATGGCGAAATTGCCGGCAAGCGCTTCAGCAGTCCCAAGTGCGGTTTTCTGGTGCGCAACGACTACACGGTGGACGTGCCCCATGAGAGCGGCATGATCCGCAGCGTCGACAAGTACAATTTTTCAACGACGGATGTCTACAAGGCCATTGTCGAAGAGGGCGTCTTGCTCGTCCTGGACGAGTTTCAGCAGATTAAAAACGACTGCGCCCAGACAGAGGCCTGCGAGACGCTGATTCTCGACATTTTTGAAAACTTCAAGGCGGGGGGCAAGTCGCGTGTCATGCTCCTGTCGGGCAGCCCCATTGACAAGGAATGCCAGGCCGTGCGCCTCTTCAAGACGCTTGGCATTATGCGCCACCCCAAAATCGTCTCGGGACACCAGTACGCCGGCATCAACGAGATTGTCCGCTACTTGCACGACTCGTTTCGAACGCGCGAAAAGCAGCGGGGCAACTTGTACGTCTTGTCCACGTCGTCGCGCTACATTCGCGACGGCGGGGCGGGAGTCTTTTACCAGTACGCCTTTGGCGCCCAGCGATATGCGTTTGAACTCTTTGTCAATGTGGTCAAGCCCAAGGCGACGAGCGCCATGTTGCCCCTGAATGTCGACGACGGCATTTTGCTCAACAAGTTTAATGGTTATTTCCATCTGAATGAGGCGGCCAATCTAGAAAAGATGCGCAAGGCCATTGACGATTTGGCCGAGCTGCGCGAGCTCCAGGCGCGGATGCGCACCGAGGCGCCCGTTGCCGGCACGGGCGCCACCATTATCAAACAGATGATGCGCCTCCTCATTGTCGTCGAAACGTCCAAGATTGACACCTTTGCCCGGCTCGCGCGACAGCACTTGGACGCGCATCCCACGCGCAAGGTGGTCATCGGCGTCAATTTCTTGGCCACGCTCGAAGACTTGGCGGCGCTGTTGGCCGAGTTTCAGCCGCTCGTTTTTGACGGGAGCAAGACGATTAAGCAGCGCACCGACATTTTGGCCAAGTTTCAGGCGCCGTCGGCGGAGCATCGCCTCTTGCTGGGCAACACGAGCGTCTTGAGCTCGGGCATTGATCTCGACGACAAGCACGGCGGCTACCCGCGCGTTTGCTACGTGAGCCCCAATTTCAAGACCATTGACATTTATCAGTTGGGCCACCGATTCAAGCGCGGTTTAGAGACGCGGTCGTCGACGGACATTTTCATGGTCTATAGCTCGAACCGCACGGAGCGCCATGTGATCGAGGCCCTGGCCCACAAGAGCGAAATCATGAAGCAAGTGTCGATGGATGGGGGGGAGCAGGGCATTGTATTTCCGTGTGACTATGCTGAATTTGTCGAGGAATAAAGAAATCCATGAAGAATGTATACATGTACACCTTTCCATTTTCCACTTGTGAAAAAGCCAACGCGAGTGGTCTCGCGCAGCCGTATTCCGTCCTTGTCAATTTTGCAAGTTTGTTTGTCATCGCCTACTTTCTCTGTCAAACAAAGAATGTGTACGCATTTTTGCTCATTCTGTCGTTGCTGGCCTTTGAATTCGTTCATACATTTTCCCACGCCATTCACATTCCCAGTCATCTTCAAGTCAATATTATTCATTCAACCGCCTACGTGATCAACTTTTTATACTTGTTAACGTTGTATAATTATACACGCCATGCGCCCTCGCTCTTGTTCGGATCGTATTTGTTCCTTCTTCTCCTATTCGACATTTACTCATTCGCCTTTTTGACCATGTTTTTTTATTTGACCACGTCCATCACGATTTTTATTTCTATCCTCTTGTACTACTTACACTACCTTCCCAAGAATATGCGGCACTACATTTACACAATTGTGGCTCTGGGCGTTGCCATTCTTCTCTTGTTTTACAACGAGACTGTAAACTGTTCGGCCATGTTGGCCGCCATGCCCAACTTTCCATTTCACGCCGTTTTAGAAAGCGTTGGATTGGCCACATTTTATTTCATTTGCAAATTCTTCTCGAGCTTGTAGTTGTATCGCCATTTTTTTGTCGAAGCACTTCTTTTTTTTGGTCGATGTCTTGTCTTGCGTTTTTGTTTCTTTCCGCCAGAGATTAGGGGCGGTAGGGGCGGTGTTCGTTTAGAAACAACTTGCGGTGGCCTTAGCGGAGGATCTAAGACGATCCCGTTCAACTGTCGATGAAATGTGTAGTAGTAAGGGTTTCCTGCCGTTGATTTTTGTAGCTTTAAAATTTCAACGTCTCGGGTTTCATTGTTCGTTTTGTAACGAAACGCGCGACTCAACGCTGTATCGACAAAAATGACCTTGGGCGTAGTCTGGTGATAACACCCGACGTAGACGCAACCGCGCCCTTCGCTGAGATTTTTTGTTGAATCACAACCATCATAAGACTTGTCTGAACTCATGTCCATGTCCGTCGTGATGCAGTGCCCGACTATGACAACCGGTTCAGTCTCTTGTGGGCAAACGGCATGCTCAAAGTAGTTGCGATTCCATAAAATGCTATTCGTTACCTCGCTATTTGCGATGTCAATATTTACAATATTTTCTTCTGTTAAACCGCCGTCTTTATTAATTTGTTCTTGAAAAGGCCTCCATTTTTCCAACAAATTTTCTGTTGCTGTTTTTCCGTGAATTCCCGCGTGCACGCAAACTACTTGCACGTTTTCTTCGTGCACGAATTCCACAAATAAAAAAGGGCAATTTTGATAGAACGGAAGAAGGAAGTTGCGTCGATTTAACATGGCCTTCGATTCCGGATCTGGTATAAAACCAAAGAAACCTTTGGCCTCGGGATGACAATATGTATCATACATGTATTCCATTTTCTTCTCATCCATTGTAATTATACAGTCCATGTCGTGATTACCAATTGTGAATAACACTATAGACATTTTTTCTTGAGCCTGGATGCGTAAATTGTGTATGAGGGCATGGATGAGTACTTCAAAGCACCCCAAAGGGTCGTTTAATTGTGAAAAAATTTCGCCGCGAAACCCGTCGACCAAATCGCCTAGAATTAGCAGAGCCGTTTTTTTCGGCGCAATCCATTTGGCTTCTTCAACAGTTTTATAGTAATGCTCGTAAATCGTTTTTTCATCAGTGTCTTCATTTATGACAAAATCGGACGACCGTATCAAATTATTTTGCTTTAAAATCTGAACAAATTTTTCAAAATCGGCGTGCAAATCACTCAAGACAAACACCGAGTCATAATCGGTACATTTCAGATGATGGGTAGTGTGTTGCCTTTTACGTTCTACTTTCGAGTGCATCGGGTTTGGGTTAAAATTATTAATCAATTCATTAAAATCATCAGAAGTAATCATATACATTGACGAGAAAAAAAGTGTCTAGTCATCATTTTGTCAAATACATTTCTAGCAACGCCTGTTGCAGACCTCCTCCCGGAGCCGAAGCAATCTTTTGCATCTGTATCGAGCACGTACGACGGTCTCGGCAGGATTCCCAGAAACATCTTTGTTGTCCACACCCATCACACGTATAGGAGCGAATTTCTCTAGCTAGCGCCACAGTAGTACTACCATGGAGTTTAACCAGAAAAATGTCGCCATGGCGAAGCGGCTGTCCCCGTACGTGGGCCATGAGCAGGTTTCCGTGTACATTTTTCCAGTACACGTCTCTAAAATCCGCGGGCAACAAGAAGGAAAAGATTTGGTGTTGCACGTCGTGAGGCAGGGTGGAAAACAATGCGTCTCTCATTTCTCACGACGGGTTATAAAAAGTAAGGATGCTCTGGAGCCGCTGTTGATGATTGCTAATCTGGATCAGATGCTTTTCAAAAATCAGCGCCTTGACCTTTTCGGAGCAGTACTTTTCCTTCTTTTTCATGAAAACCTCCAAGTCGCCCTTGCTCTCCCGTTCCAACGCGGCCAAGTCGCGGCGGTACGTGGCCAGCGTCGCCGCCTTGCCGCGGCTCTCCCAAATGGGCACGAGCGCCAAACCAAAGAGTTGCTGCAGCGGCTTCATCAATTGGTTGGTAATGTAGTGCGCATAGTCAACCGTCAGGCCCTTTTCCACAACGTATTCGGGCGTCTCGATCCGGTCCCCCATCAACGCCTTTTTGCCAGCGCTGCCGCCGCTGCCGCTTGGGACAACAAAGACGAAGCGCATGCGATCGCCGGGTTTGGGCTTGGTGCCCGCATCGCGCTGGCCCATGCGCTCGGCGAGCACCCAGTGGCCAATTTGTTGGGGATTCTTGTAGTCACTCCGCAGCGCCTTGGTAATGGTCAGCTTCTCCATGGGCACTTGGCCGGCGATGAGGGCCTGTACGGCCGTGTCCAAAAAGGCAATGGCCTTTTCCACTGGATTGCCTCCATCTTGTTCCTTGATCAAAATGTTGAGAATGCCCCCGTACACGTCCTTCAAGTAGTCGCACGAGTCGCGCCGCTTCAGCGAGAGGCCCATGTACTTGAGCTTGCCCTTGTTTGGATTCGTCTCGTACAGCATGCCCACGTAGCGCTTCTTGGACAAGAGAATAAACGGCATGAGCGTCTTTTCATAAGACAATTCCATGGGCGGCTTCAAAAACTGCGTGCAGAGTTTGGCTACGTCTTGGGCGATTTCAATCGTGATTTCCAGTGCGGGCGGGCCGCGAATCTTGTCGCCCGTCTCGGGGTTTTCCAGATTAAAGGTGAAAAAGACGGAATCGGTATTGTGGACCACGAGGGTGCCAATGCCCGCGGAAAAGTGGTGGTTGCCCGTGGTCAAGTCGTAGACGTAATCGCCCGGCTCAAAGTCGACGAGTCGATCCATGGACAAGACCACGTCGTCGTCGTCTTCTTCGTCGTATTGGTCTTGGTCTTGGTCGTAGTAGTAGGTGGCAATGGTCAGCTGGTAACACTCGCCCTCTTTGCCCCTCACCCGACAGTCCGTCCAGCCATTCCGGGCAGCCAACCACACGACTTGGGCGGCGTCAACTTGGGTGTTTTGTCCCATGCAAATCGTCGTCTCGGGAAAGTAGCGGTGATGTTGCACGGCATTTTCAAAGGTCCAGTGGGCCGACATGGACACAAAGTCTTCGGAGACGTCGTCGTCGACCTCCTCCTCGTCAAAGTCCCAGTCCAAGGGCGACTTGGAAATCACGGCCTGGAGGGGCAACGCATGGTGGAGGAGTCGCGTCTCGCCGACCTTGATGTCTTTGGGCGACAGCTCGGCCGCGTCGCCGGCTCGCAGCAAAGAGTGATCGTCCGTGACATCGACCAGGCCACGGCGTGTCCGAACGCGATACATTTTCTTGTGCAAGGCCAGGCGGTGACGAATGACGCGATGCAGGGGCGTCCAGCCCGAGGCGCTCCACGACTCGACGTCGCGCAGCTCACACATTTCCTTGTCTCCTCTTTCTTGGTACCAGCGGTTGCCCCCGTACTTGGTGGCCAGTTCTTCAATCGACAAAATGTCCAGCGTCTCGCCGCCCACGCGCACATAGACGGGCGTCCACGACGCCACCGAGTCGCCGTAGACGTACTCGGCCTTGCACAAGACGGCGCCCCTGGACGACGTCTCGACGACGCGATGCCCATAGACCTCTTCGACCATGTGCTTGGCGTACATGATCATTTGTCGGCCCGTGGCCGTGGTCGAGGCGGCCACGTCTTGCTCGTAAAAGGTCGACGTCTTGGCCCCGCATTGGCCATAGAGTGAATTGGCCGTCACCTTGTAGCCGAGCTGACGCTTGTCGAGAATGTTGGCCATGAAAGGATCCGTCTCTTTTTCGGCCGCCTTGCGCGTCTTTTTGCGTGCCGACAGCAATTCCTCCAGAATGGCGGGCATGATGGACTTTTGATCTTCGGGCAACTGGGCCCAGCGGCAGACTTTGCGGCCCACCACCGTCTTTTCGGGGCGCGACGTGGGCGTCTTTTTCACGTACTGGTACGTGTCGAATTCCGTGTCAATGTACTGGATACCCGGCAAATTATCATAGACGAATTTGCCCTCGTGCCAATCGCCCGTTTCTTTAATCAGGTTGCCCTCCAAGTCGTATTCCTTGGTCCAGACCTTGCTGTCGTGGGAATAATTCTGACTAATCATCGACGAAGGATAGAGGGACGAGTAGTCGACGCAGGCCACGGGATTGTCCATGTACATGGCGCACTTGGGGGGCAAGACAATGGCGCCCTCGTAGCCCTCGTCAGTCGTCGACTTTTGGAGATCGGGCATCAGAGTTTTTTTTTCGCGGCATTTCTTGGCCACAAAGCTGGTGAGTTTGATGCCCTGGCCGCGAAAGACGAGAAAGGAAATGGGCACACTGCAAATGCGCGACATTTCGACAAACCCGGTCAGAATGTCGAGTTTACGCATGAGGTGATGCACGAGATTGCAATCTTGCACGCAGTACTTGGCAACGGCGGCGCGCTCCGACAGGGAGCCCCGACTCATGCGGAAAATGTCTTGGGGCGTCATGTCGTCCTTGGCCATGCCCCATTTGAGCTTTTTGCCGCCGCCGCCGCCAACCGATACCAAATCGACGAGTTCGCCCGCCACCACAATGCACTGGGGGCGCAATTCTTGCACCTGGAATTTCTTGCCATTTTGGTAATAGTCCGACGTAAAACCTAAGAGCTCGAGATGAATAAAGTCGCCCACGTGGAGTCCCGTCAGATTGCGACTGTGCAAGAGCGTGACGCCTGGGTCGACGTTGACTTGGAAAATCTCGTCGCAAATGTTGGATGCGGCCACGTCGTCGAGCTTGTACGAGGCGAGATTAAAGTCGCGTCGAAAGTACGTGTACAAGTCAATCTGGATCCGTCCCGCCAGTTTGGGGTAGCGCAAGTCGTATTCGCCCGTGGCCAAGACGATTTTGGTATTGTCGAGTTCCACATTGCATTCAAACTTGTTGCGGGATAAACGCAAAAAGTCGACGACGCACTCGGTTTCTTGCGCCCGACGAAACATGAATTCCCAATCAAATCCGAAAATGTTGTAGCCAATGACAATGTCGGGGTCTTCGCGCTCCAAGAGTTGGCGCCACTGGAGGAGCAAGTCGCGCTCCGTGGACGCCTGCTCCACAACGACATTATCGACGGGGTCACAGGGTCCGACGACGAGACAGTGGTTCAAATAGGGTTCGGGCTCGCCGTACCGCAAAAAAGTGGATCCAATGTAGGTGACTTGATCGCCCTCGAGACGGGGGAAAAAACGAGTCAAGACGTCTGTGACCACTTTGAGTTTGACGTCGCGTCCGAGCTTGGCATGATTCAGCACGTCGAGCAAACACAAATTGGTGCTGCTTTTTGCTGACCGTTTGTCGTCGTCGTCGTCATTGTCGTATTCGTCGTCGTCGCCGCTGTCGTCGTCTGAAGCTTTTGAAAACATGCGATCAATTTCAATCAGCTCTTTTACAACCTTGTCATCGGCCAACTGGTAAACGTTGCGAATGCCCAGAATGGAATCAATCATATTCTTGACTTCGGATTTGGTCGGCATCACCTTGGGAAAGACGCGATCGACATTTTCTAGACTGTCCATGCCAAAGGCGGTAAGCAGGACGCGCTTGAAAACGGCGGCATCTAGGGGCGACTCTTGACGCCTCGTCTTCAGGTCCAACAAATTGGTCGAAAGGCGCTTGTACGTCTTGACGGGCAGCGGAAAGTCGCCGTGGCTGCTACTGGCCTCAATGTCAAAACTGCAAATCTTAAAGGGCACGAGTGCTTCCTTGTCGGGTTGCGCGGCAATGTGGCAGAGTTGGGCCTGATACTCGTAGGTGCACGTCGTCGTCTTACGAGAAACGATCATGGGGGGAGAAGTGCGCAAAAAAATCCAGCCCGAGGGTGAAATGTTGAAAATGTGAAAGAATCGCAGCATGGGGGGAATGTTGCTCTCGTACAGTTCCAGGGCCACGCGGTTCACCACCAGGGGCTTGCCCTTCCACCACAAACGTTTGACCCTGTTCATGGCGGCCAAGGTGGCAAAGGTGACTTTGATGAATGGAAATGTGCGTCCGCCGGTGAAGCCGTAGAGTTTTTTGCGGCGCACAACTTCGGCCTTTAAAATGGCCGAAGCGTATGGTTTGCATCTCTTGCGCAGCACCTGTAAAACGGTCGAGGCCGTCGCGGACGAATTCCATCCATCCCCGCCCTTGATGAAAAAAAAAGGGTGAAAGTCGGTGACAGTAATCGATGCAGTTTCACCGCGTTCGTTGATGCCAAACATTTGGATCAAAAACGAGTCACCTTCTGCTCCGTCGTCTCCTTCTCCTTCTGCTCCGTCGTCTCCTTCTTCTTCTTCGTCGTCGTCGTCGTCTTCATGCGACGACGACGAATCACGTACGACAAAATCAAACAGACGAAAAGATTTGCCTAAAATTTTCGCGCGCTTCGCCGGCGGGTCCCCGCCTTGCGGCCGCTCCGACGGGATCGAGGCCATAGCCAGCCGCACCCGCCACTCTGCTTTCGAACCCTTTTCTTGTAACCGGGGTTCCGACCGAGGTGCTTACCCGTGAAAAACTTGTGCAACTCTTCCAGAGTACGCGCGCCTTTGTGATAGACGACATTTTTGTAATTGTCGAGTTTAAAAATGGTCGGGTAGCCGTTCTGGACTTGAATCTTTTGACGCGCGCCGAGTTGTTTCGTGAGGATGGACAAGATGGCATCGTGCTGCGACTCGTCCTTGTCGCCGAGGGCGACTTCCTTGTTGACGCAGACCATGTCTTTGCTCAAAATATCCAAGAGTTGTTGCCACGGTTGTTGTAAATCTTTGCAATAGTGGCACCAAGACGCATAGAGTTTACCGCAAATAATTTCTTTCGAGAGGGCCCGTCCGCCGTACATTTCTTATATTGCCCAGACATTTTTTTCTTAGGATTGACGAGATCAAACCCTCGCATAAATTCTTTAAAATTTCTTGCTTCCTTGCGATTACTGCAAAACAAACTATTTTACATGTTTCAAAATATTGGCCCGAATATCATCGGGCAACTCGCCCAATTGACTGGAAATCCTGGCCGAGTACGCGGCATTGTTGTGCTGCAAGCACTCCAACGCTTGCATAGCGGCCTGGACACACTGTGGATTGTCGTGATGAATGCGCAGCACGTTGATGACGGCTTCAATGGCCCCAAGTTGAACAAACTCGTCTTGAACCGCAGTCGACGACGTCTTAGCAGCAGCAGCAGCAGGCATTTTCTTTATAACCGAGGTACTAACTGAGGTGCTAAACTGCCATGCGATATATTGTTTTCTGAGCGCCGGACGTAAAATGTGGTCAGAACCATTGTCATTGTGAGATCGGCGCTGACCTCGATGAACATCATGTCAATTTGCGTCAACAAAATATTCATGTACATGAAAAAATCAAACCAACCGTACAAGGAGGCAATGCCGGAAATGACGTAGGCCAGAGTAACTTGCGTCACGGGTTTCGTCACGTCTTGCACCTGGGTGGTGATCCAAGGCCGCAAGACCTCGCCGTTCAACGTGCGCATCCCACTGTTGACAAAGCAAAAGGCGGCGACGCTGCAGTACTTGGGCAGCGTGTCGATGCAGAACCCGAGAATGTACAAGTCCCGGTTGGGCCCCGTTTGATAAATGTGCGTCCCCAGCAAGCCTTGCTGGTTCAACATAATCCCCAAGGCGCACACGACGGCCATCATCCAGTGGACGATGATGCCGGCCGAAATCGTCACAAGCGACATTCCATGAAAGGTTTCCGGTTTGCAGAAATCGCACGGACCCAAGCTCCCCTCGGGTGCCCTTGTTGCAGACGTCTGCGACATGGTCTAGTCTAGTCGTCGCGTTTTTATATTACAATTCAATCTGTTCGTCGAATATAGAGTAGACGTCCTTGTCGTGCGTGATGATAATAATGCACTGCTTGAATTTTTTGAATTCTTTTACGATTCCAATAATTTCCTGTTTCAAGTGCGTGTCCAGCGCATTTGTCGGTTCGTCCAGGATTAATATCGGCGCGGGATGAATCAGACCGCTGATCAAGTTGGCCACCTGGCGCTGCCCGCCCGACAACTTTTCCCCCAAGTGGCCACTCGACCCCTGGTCCACGTCCACATTGGCATACAGCTGTTTAATCTTGGGATAGGCCATGATTTCCGTCAGGCGCGCGTTGCAGACGCTCTGGTCTTCGGGACCCGTGCACCCAAACATGAGATTCTCCACCACGGTGCGATCAAACAATTTCGAGTTTTGATTAATGTACGTAATCTTGGACCGCAAAAAGTCATTGTCCAGCGTGTCAATGTCGTGGCCGTCAATGTGGATGGACCCCTCGTTGCACTTGTACAGCTTGATCAACAATTTCATAAACGTGCTCTTGCCTTTCCCCGACAGACCCGTGATGCCAATGACCTTGTTCCCGTCCGTGTTCAGCGTCATGCTCACGTTTTCAAAGACCATGTCGGATGCCTGGGGGTCGTAGCTGTAGGACACGTTGCGAAACTCGACGGTTTTCAAAGACAGCTCGGGCTGCGCTTTCTGCACGTTGATAATCGCAGAATAATCCTCGGACATGTTTTCAAACTGGTTGACAATGTTTTGCGAGTGGCCGATAAAATCCAAAATGTTAAACACCTCCAACAACGAACCCGCAACTTTTTCGCGATACAGCAGCAAAATGGTAAACAACGTTATGAAGACTGTGGGCGAAATGTGCTTTTGCGTCACGAGGTGGATGAGCCAGAAGGCACAGCCCGAAGTGGTCGCCAAAATAATGCCGTTCATAACATACATGTTGACATTCACGTGGTTGTAGTAATCAAAAGCGGCCTCGTTGATCCGGTCCTGCTGCCCGCGATAATTGTCCGTTTCAGTTTTCGTCTGGCCGCGATAGACAATCTTGTCCAGATTATTGAGGATTTCCACCAACTGCGCCTCGCCCTCCACGTTAAGACCTTCGTAGTGCAAATTCTTCGTCATGATGGTCGACCACTGCATGAAATAGTAGAGGACCAGGACGACGTTGCCCGCAACAAAGAGTGCGCCCACACCTAAATTGTGGTACAGGAAATACGCCGCCACCACAAATAGAAGGACAATGTTGGGAATCAAATACGTGATGATGTCGGTGAAAAAACTAAAACACGTCGTCGTGAGCTGGTTGATCAGCGTGTTAATGTTGGTGAAATTAGCATTACTCATCGTATGATTGTTAATGGTCATGATCATCTTGACGATTTGGAATTGAAGCCACTGCACCAGCTTGGTCATCATGCGATCCTTGAACCAGCGATAGCCGTAGTACAGAGTAATGTACATGATGGACACGACGACAAAGTAGCGGAAAAAAACAAAGGTCTGCTGACCATCTTTTTGTTCGACGTTTTGGATAATGTTGGCTGTCAAGAAGGAAATGCCATTGGTCTGAAGAATGTTGATGACGATGCTCGTCAAGATCAAGAGTCCGACATTCCACCGCTCTTCGCTTAAAAAGAGCGTCAGCAGGTACTGGACAATATTCATCTAAGGTCTTGTTAGAAAAATATTCGTCGTTGTTGTGATTCAGAGGCGCCACAGCCCTTGCCGTTGCATCGCCGCCTTTTTTTGATCCCCCACCATCCAGTTAAAGTGCAAGAGACACGCCGACGACGATACGACGTCCACCTTGGCGTCTTTCAACTGCGGAAAAAAACACCCATTGGGAAAGACGGCGCGGTCCAAGGTCCAGACCGGTACCCCCCGCTGTTGGAACTGATTGTTCAAAAACTCTTGGTCGCCAGTTTGTGAGACCACATCTCGCCCCGTGTACATGAACAGGTCGTACAGGTCAGGCACGTTCCGGAACACGACGACGCCGGTGCAGAAATTCGTGCACTGCCTCCGATGGGTGCACACGGACCCGCGCTCATCGCACTGGGCAAAGACATGGACGTCTTTGTGCGCCTCCATCTCCTTTAGCACCAGGGGCGACGGATCCGAAAAGAGGACAATGTCCGTGTCCATGTAGCCCACGGGCTGCCCCGGATGGGTCTTTAACGCATACAAAATGGCGTCCAACTTGGACATGGTAATGCGTTTGTAATCCAGCGCGAGCCACTCTTTCATCTCGGATGGCAACCGCTTGTCTTTTAGAAAATCAGCGGCCGCATGGCACTCGCAAAGGGGCGAAAATCCCGCAAGAGCGTCCATGGACGCCTGGTCAATGCAGTAGACTTTGAGCGTGAACCCCACATTGGCGGCAACCATGGACTGGACAAAGTTTTTCGTGAAGTCGACGTACCCGTGATTGATCAGCGTGATCCAGACAATGGACGACTCGTGTGACACCATGGTTGGTTCTATACGTGGTGCGAGTCCCTTTATACCCCTTTTGTTTGGTTACCCAACGTTCAGAAGACGTTTATTGATCGGTTTACCAGCATCAACTATTTATGTCATTTCACCTCGGGAATCGACGTGCACCTTCTCGTTTAGTCGGCTCCAAAAAAATCATGGATATCGAGTAACCAAACGAAACGAAACAATGCACATGACCATGACCTTGAGAGAATGGCAGGGCCTCGTCAAGACCCCTGTGAACGATTACATCGTGCAGGCATCGACCATGGACGGCCACAACAAATGGCAAAAATTTCCGATTGGCATGCAATTCAACTTTAGAAAAGCGTACATGAATCACGGTTTGGCCGCGCTCCAACTCGGCAACCACGAACATCTCGTGTTCGGTGCCATCAATGACGCCACGGATCAACGCCGGCGTGGCCACAGTCAAATCCATCGCAAAGCGATTATCCAGACGTGCGAGAAACAACTGGGTATCACCAACCAGATGATCGACGCCGAGGCGTACTTTCTGTCGCTGCCCACGTACAAGTTTGTCCTTTCGCCAGAGGGAAACGGCATCGACTGCCACCGCCACTACGAGGCCCTTTTCGCTGGATGCATCCCCATCGTCGAAAAACACCCCGGCATGCAAAAGTACGCGGGGTGTCCGGTTTTATTTACGACCGACTATTCCGAACTAACGCCCGAGTTCTTGGAAGAAACGTACCAGCGCATGCTCGACGACACATTTGATTTCTCGCGACTCTTTCTCAGTTACTACGACCAATTGACGCAATTCTACATTAAATATTGCGGCAATTTCTGGATGACGCGCTGCACGGGTGCGCCGTTTTACAACTAAACTTTAGGCACAAAGACTTCGCGCTGACTGCTCAGACTCTCTACCGTCACGTCTTTCGACACCTTGTCGGGGCGGTACGTCTCGGGGGGCGTCGGGATCGAGCCCCCCGTAAGCGCGTGGCTGGCCGGGACGTAGTTGTACATTTGACGCCGCCCGCCACTGCCTTTGGAGCTCAGCTCGTCCGCACTGAGGTTGTAAAACGTGTACGGCTCCGAGACGATGCTTTGAGTCGCCGAGGTCAACGAGACGCCCATCGGCTCCGTCGCTGACCGAACGGCCTGGACGGTGTTATTTCCTCCAACCTGGTAATGCTGCGCAATCTCGGCACCATAAATCACATTGTACCCTTTTCCAAGTACTAGCGCCGGCACACTGTGCACATGCGGTGGCATGGGCACCGTCTTACCATTTTCCAAGACAATCAGGGTCTGCGGACCCTCTTTCTTGCGTTTGTCAATGCAAATAAAACTCATTTTTTCCGCTAAATTGGCCTTGACCAGGAATTGGATGATCCCCTGGGAGTGTTTACAAAAATTGCTATAGTACAACGTGTCCATAATGTTGTACTATAATCAGAGGTATCCAATGTTACGCAGCGCCTAAACAATCTGGCCACTGCACATGTTGTACAGCAGGCGATTCTGCAAATAAAAGACGCCGTAAATGACCAGCACCCAGAGCATGTGCAGGCTGTACGTCAGGGGCACCTTTTTCATCGCGAGCATGGCCACGCCGGAAATCAACACGAGGAAGAAAAAGACCAGGTTGATGGCGGCGAGGTAAAAGAACAAATCGCAATAGTTGCGGCTCAAAGGACCGAAAAACGTCTTGGCGTTCATTTTCTAAATTAGGTCGAGATTTTTTTTCTAAATTAGGTGCAAAACGGGCTCCCCGAAGGGAGCCAAGTCCGTGCGATTTTTGCAAAACGCCCCCCCCCCTTAAGGGACAGCCACTAAAATGGCTATGCAACATGGTTAACATCAATTCCAAAGTCTTTAACTGTTTTAGAATAACGAATCGTTACCAATGGAGGTAAAAAGTATTTTCTAGTTGTTTTTCTTCTTTTTTTGTTTTGACTACCTCCGATCAAAAGGGTGGAAAGTATCCACCCTCGGTTGTCAAAGACCCCACTTAAAGATGACGACATGTAATTGTCGATCCAGTCTCGGACTAGTCTACACCGATCAAATTTGGGTAGGGATTGGAAAAAAATTTCCATGGAAGTCGATTTTTCAAAATACGATTCTAATTCCATGGCGATTGCAGCCGGAGGAGCCGAAGTCCTAAGAAAATCGATAAACGTCGGTTTGCTTTTTAAAAGAAGGTCAACCCTTGATCTATAAAGGTCGTGGTTTTTTGTCTGTCTCGCTTGAAAGTACTTCTCATACCAAGTCATTCCATTAAATGCAATTGAAAAATAATTCAGTGGAATTGGATAAATATTAGAGTTAAGTTTTCTAGTTGTTTTATTAATAAACGTAACCACCGATTCCATTATATTACCAAGGAGAGAGAAAACTGGCGTTTTACCCGGTCTGTGCGATTAATCCACTTCCTCCACCGTCACCGTTGAATCCGCGGCTGCCGCTGCTGCCGCCTCATTCTTGCGAATCTCCTCCAGCACCTCTGCCGGCGACTTTTCCGCCACCTCGCGACTGTCAAAGTCCACCGTCTCCCGCACGCCCACCAGATTGCCGTCGACGTCAATCGTCTGCGTGAGCACATTGCCCGACTGACGCGCCAACTTGATATTCTCTTCAATGGCCTTGCGCTTCGTGTCCTTGACCCTCTTGTCAAACTCCTCCTTCGCCCTTGCCTCATTCTTCATCTTCTCCTGGTGCAGCTGATTGAGCTCGTCCTCCATGAATTCCACGCGACCCGTCTTGTACGCGTCCGGATCCCACGGGATCCACATGCCCACTGGCCCCACGAAAATGTCGTGGTGCGGGTCCTTTTCGCGCAGCTTCTTGCAGCGCAACTCCGCCTCTTCCTGCGACCCAAAGACGCCCCGCACCTTCAGACCCCGCGTCGACGTCTGAAACGCATTCTCCTTCTGAAAGCGCTTCGTCAGACGATCCTCGTTCTTGTCCAGAAACGTCTGGAAATCCACCACCTGCGATTCCGCCTTGAGCTTCGTCTCCTCCTCGTTGCAAAACTCGTTAAAGTCCGCCAGCACGTTGTCAATCTTCAAATTGTACTTGTACGACACAAAGTGCATAAAGTCCATGAACTTGGACATGGATTTGGTAAAATCCCACTGCTGCACAAACTCGTCAAACAAAAACATTTCCCGCTGCTTCAAAATCTTGTCCGGACTCAGAAACGACAGACACGCAAACCGCTGACCCGCCACCGCGTCGTCCTCCTCCAACACGTCCACGTACTTGGGGTTCGGCGAACCATTGGGCAACTCTTTTCTCTCAAACGACGACATTTTAGGAGCTTTTTTATACCTTTCGAAAGGGGGCTATTTCTAAGCCCTTTTTTTTACAACAAACAATTTTTTCGTCGACTAAGATATACTTGATCCATGAGCAACGTCTTTGATTTTGCCGAACTCGTCAAGCGCGCCATCAAGTACATTGTCGAGGGTCTCATGGTGGCCATTGCCGCCTATGCCATTCCCAAGCAGAGTCTCAAGGTCGAAGAGGTGGTCATCATCGCCCTCACGGCCGCCGCCACCTTTAGCGTGCTCGACGTCTTTGTCCCCTCCATGGCCAGTTCCGCTCGCGGGGGCGCCGGCTTTGGCATTGGCGCCAATCTCGTCGGCTTTCCCGGTGGTCTCTAAGACTAGGACCCCATCGTAACTGCACGCACCGAATTGCAAGCCCGAGTACTTGGCGCAAAAGTGCACGGGATATTCGTGACCATTTTGGTATACGAATCCGCGGAGAAAACACTCATGGTTGTAAGCCAAAATTGCCGTCGTCGGACCTCCACATTCGAGGAGTGTCGTTTGATAAATGGCGTGCGTTTGGTTGCGAAACAAGACGGTGGTCTTACACTTGAACAAATTTTCCTCGCGCAACCCGTGCGAAAAAGCCAAAAACACGGGAATGTCGGCCATCTTGTCCGCAAAGACGATGAAATGATTCATTTTTTTGCTTATTTGGGCAGGTGTGCCGCACGAGGAGGAGGTTGGTTGGGTCCGTGCCACTTTTAGCAAAACGGGCTCCCGAAGGGGACCGCGCCCTTCGGGAGCCCGTGCAATTTCTTTGTTTATTATATGAATTTTGAAGCAACTGAACATATATTAAGACGATGTTTAATATTGTTACAAAGAAAATCAGGAAGTGATACAACTAAGCAAGAGTATTACTATTGGATAGCATGGCTTAAAAATGAATTTAAAAAATATAATAAATTAGACGAAAATATTAAAAAAAAATTAAAAAAAATTGTTTGTAAAAATAAATATTTAGAACAAGATATTGATATTAAATTTAATTAAACATCCATAAAATTGCTCGGGCGCCCGCAGGGTGCGGCAATTCGCCCGTTTTGCAAAAGATGGCTCGGGCATCCGCAGGATGCGGTCATCTGCCCGTTTTGCACCATTTCTTTCACCATTACTTGTTGGACGGGCTCCCGAAGGGGACCGCGCCCTGCGGGTACCCGTTTAGCAAAACAATATAAAGACGCCACTGGTAGTTTACGTGGCCTCGCCGACTTTAGCTCAGAGGTAGAGCAGTTGACTGTAGTGGTTCGTCATAGTTATCAACGGGTCGCTGGTTCAATTCCAGCAAGTCGGAAAAAAAAGGTACATCATAATACGCGCGTATGATGATGTGCGAATGGCCAACCAACAAAGACACAAACAAATGTCCGACTCACTGCAGCCCACACTCCATCTTTGCACGTCCGACATGGATTTGTTCGTCATGTACGAAGCCGCGGTCGAAAAGCACAATTACGAGCAAACCGTGCAAAGCTGTCCGAATGCGGGATTCGATTTGTACTGTCCTCATACGATTTTTGTCAAGGGATCGGTGCCCGACTACTGTCACAAGGTGAACTTGAGTGTGCGCGCCGTCATGATGCGTGGCGACCAGGCGGTGGCTTTCACGATGTACCCGCGATCGAGTTTGTCCAACACGCCCCTCATGATGGCCAACCACGTCGGCATCATCGACAGCGGGTACCGCGGCCCCCTGATTGCCGCCGTGCGCAACCTCAGCCCCGACGACTACGTCGTCGAAACCAACACGCGCCTCTTTCAAATTTGCACTCCCACCTTGGAGTCCTTTCAAATCAAACTCGTCTTGGAAGAAGAGTTTGATCGTTTGGCACCGCCCTCGTTGCGCGGCGCCGGTGGATTCGGTTCTACGGGACGCTAAGAAGATAAAACGCCAAGATACTTTGCTGTGTCGACGCTGTCTGGCTACCGGGTGGCATTTTTCTGTCATAATTAACTTGATATAGGCCGTTGCCCAACTTTTGTGTGACTGTACCCCACAAGAAATAATTGTCGTTTACGAAGCCATTTGCGTCTTTGTCCGACAAAACAAAAACGTCTTGCCCTGTCTTGACCTCGATGGGACGCACCAAGGACAGCTTAGCCGTCGCCGTCGTACCAGCCAACGTCTGCGAATTGTCCCACCACGTGATATATCCGTCTTGGATTGATTGCACCCAGCGGTAAACCTTGTTCTCGAATAGACCCACGGTCACGGTTTTGCCGTGTTCAAAATATTCGGAAAAGACACTGGTCAGCGGTTGCTGCGTGGGGATCCCAGTAGAGTCCACATCCGTGTAATACGCCAATGTGCACAAGTCAAGTGTCTTGGACTTTACAATTCCATGCACATAGCCATCAGAGTGCCACACAAAGACGGAATCGCCTGTTTCAAACGGTGCTCTTGTGCTCAATTTCAAAAGATTGTATGCGTCGTTTGATGTTTCCCCATCGGACAAAATCACACCATAAGCACCCTTCGTAATATACTTTAAAATCGACTGATATGAGCGATATTTATTATTCGTAATGGCCACGGACACGATTTCATTGTGGGCCTCTTCTTTGGGAACCGCACCCAGATCAACAACGTAGATCCAGCCATTGGTATCGCGCCTCCACGTCCGTGGCAAAATAGTCGTCTCATCGGCGGTACAGTATTCGGGATCGACATTTTGGACTTCGAGATGATTCAAGCCACATCCCACGAAATTTACGCGACTCAGTTTACTATGGTTGAATGTCGCATACGTCAAGTTGCACCATTGAAACGTCGTGTCGGACAAGACGACGTTGTCAAAGTTGCTTTCGGCCAGGCTCAAGTAGTCGTCGCCCGACGTTCCAAGAAACACGCATTGGATCAGTGTAGACTCGGTGAATATGGTAAAGCGCAAGTAGGCGCCCATATTAAACAGGACGCGAGTCAACTTGGCGTTTTCGAATTTGGCCACCACGCCGGCGTCGGAATTCATCGGACTCTCATCACCCGATAGAACAGCGTCCGTCAAGAGAACATCGGCGAGCGTCGCCGACACAAACGAGGCGGCTACAAGAGACGTACCCGTCATGTCGACATTCGACAGTCGCGCCTGATCAAAGACGACGCCATTCAAATCGACCTCGACAAAACTCACGCCATTCATTTCGCAGTCTGTAAACGAACCCACCCCGCCAAAGTCAGTGTCTGGTGCGAAAATGACTTGGGACAGGGTGGCATGACCAAAATCTGAAGATTTGAGGTTGCAATTGTTCCAGACAATGTTGGACAGTTTGGCATTTATAAGCCGACTCTTTTCCAAATTCGTATCGACATCCGTCGCCAGATCCGTGAGCGTGGCCTCGGAAAAATCTGCGCCAAAAAGATTCGTTCCAAGAAGGCTCACCGTCGACAGGGTCGAGCCACCCAAGTCGATTCCGGACAAATTGGCCGCGTCGAAATTGCAATTGGCCATTTCCACCGCATTCAACGACGTGCTGGAGCCAAAGACAATGCCTTGAAAATTGCACTTGGACAACGTCGCCCCGTCCAGGATCACACTGGTCATGACCGTGTCTTCAGACGTCGAAATGCTTTCCAGATTGGCCGCACTAAAGTTGACCGAGTCCAGATTTGCACTCTGGAACAAACAGTACGCCAGCGTGGCATTGTAAAAACTGGCACCCGTTAGCATGCTGTCCGTAAAGTCGCAGTTCAACAGGTTGGCATTTTCAAAGTTGGCTGTGCGCATATTGGTCGAGACGGCCACGCAACCCAACAGCGATGCCTGGGTCAACTGGATCCTTGGAAACGTGCTGCCGTACAAGTTGCAATCCGTCAGGGTCGCGTTTCGGCAATTGAGCTTGTTTGCTTTGGTTTCTTTCAGGAAGCATGATCTAAACTTGGCGTCGGTAAAGACGCACCCGGCCAGGTTGCTCAAAGGATCGAACCGGACATTTGTCAGGTTGCTGTCGAAAAAGGAACTGTTGGACACGTCGGTGCCGAAAAAACCAACATTTTGCAACCACGACCCGTTCAACTGGGCTTTGCCAAGAGCGCAATTGTTAAAGGACACGTCCGACATGGAGACTTGGAAAAAGACGGTGGCGTTACCCGTCGACTGCTTGAACTGACACGACGCCAGCGTGGACTTGGTAAAATTGGTACTGTTGAGCTTGCACCCCGTGAAGACGTCGTTGATCAGCGTCATGTTGACCAAGGCCCGATACGACAAGTCCTGATTCTTATATGGTGTGTTTGTAATCGTCATGCAGGGGCACGACGACCCGCCGCCATACGCAATTCTCTGAACTGAAATGCCCGCCTGGAGAGAGGTCAGACGTTGATTAGACATGCAAGATAAAAATGCGCTTTAATTATAGAATACACTAAAAATCCGCCGTCATACTAAACACGGTTTCGTCCACCGTCTTGTTCGCCAGCGCGTATTCCGAGTTGGTCCGCTCAAAGAAATTCACCTTGCTTTCGATGCTAATGAGTTCCATAAAGTCAAACGGATTCTGCGCCTTGAAAATCTTGTCGTAACCCAACTGCACACACAGACGATCCGCGACGAATTCAATGTATTGGGTCATCAGTGCGGCGTTCATGCCAATCATCTTGCACGGAATCGCCTCGGTGATGAATTCCTTTTCAATCTCCGTCGCCTCCAAAATGATTTCGTGGATGCGCTCTTTGCGCAACTTGCGGATCAACTTGGAATACAGCAAAATCGCAAACTCGCAGTGCAGGGCCTCGTCGCGCGAAATGAGTTCGTTGGAAAACGTCAGGCCGGGCAAAATGCCGCGCTTCTTGATCCAATAGATGGACGCAAACGACGACGAGAAAAAGATGCCCTCGATGGCCGCAAAGGCCACCAGGCGCGCCGCAAACGACGACCGGTTGTCGGCAATCCACTTTTTCGCCCAATTCGCCTTTTTCGCAATGCAGGGAAAATTGGCAATCGCATGAAACATTTGCGCCTTTTTTGCCGAGTCTTTAATGTACGTGTCAATCAACAGACTGTACGTTTCCGAGTGAATGTTTTCCATCGCAATCTGAAACCCGTAAAAGGCACGCGCCTCGGCAATTTGCACGTCGCCCATGAATCGCACGGCCAAGTTTTCCAACACGATGCCATCCGACGCCGCGAAAAACGCCAGCACCATCGAAATAAAGTGACGCTCGTCGTCGTTCAATTTTTCCGACCAATCCACCAAATCCTTGGACAGGTCCAGCTCCTCGGCCCGCCAAAAACAATCCACTTGCTTCTTGTACATTTCCCAAATGTCACGATAACGTGGGTCAATCGGAAAGAGGACGAAGCGATCATCCGTCGATTCGAGCAACGGCTCCGGCTGCTTCACAGCAGAGCTCATGGCCACGGCGTCAGCGGTGTGTGAGAGAGAGTGTACCTTTACCGGGGACGACAGCCTAAATAATACTAGCGCCAGACTTTCTTTGCCCCGCCGACCTTTACCTTCGCGTGCGTCTAGTTTGCTGGCGTATCTGGCGTGACCATTTTACGTAACGATTTCCAAAAATCGCGCGGACCCAAGGGATGGCCTGCTTCGCCGAAAAAAACCACAATGCAAAAAGTCCCAGCGCCGACAAAATCATCCCTACTGCAAAATACGTGCTATCCGACGCCGACATGGTAGCAAAACCATCCCGGGACTTTTCGGCTGGAGCTGCTGGAGCTGCTGGAGCCGGAGCTGGTGCCGGAGCTGGTGCAGCTTGTGCACACATACTCGGATCGTCGAAACAAAACATGGCGTCCAGCATGGGTTGGCGGTACTTTTCCAAGAGGGGTTTGACTTGGGCCACTTCGGTGGCGAGGCTCGGTTCCGACATTTTCAGTTTGGCACTGGCCACCAATAATTGCGCACCCGACAAGTCTTTGATCGTCTTGTAATTCAAATCGTGCTTGTCCAGAAAGGTCACAATGGCGGGTACGTCGGACATGTTTTGTACGAAAGCGGGCTGCAAACCGAGAATGACGTGACTCAGATCCATCGCCGTGCCCGCCGGCGTCTGCGGCTTTAAAGACGTTGAAATGTCGGGCGTCTTGTAACTCACAAAACTCGCAAAGACGTCGATTATGTCCACGTACGTGTAGGGCTGTTTCGCGTTGGGGTCGCCGCTATATCGTTGCAAGTAGGCCGCTTTTTTTGCGGCAGACTGGTTCTCATTTATTTTGTCCGTGGCGTCTTGCTTGGCCGCCTGATGCGCGTCTTGGGCATTTTTCAAAGTTTGGTCAACATTCTTGGGCAAGAAATCGCTCATGCTGGGTGTGGCAGATTTCGCAACGGCCTCACTCATTTTTGCACTTACTTTGACTTTTTCTTAACATTATATTTTTTTTCATCTGTGTGTATAAAAGGAAAATAATAAATGCAAAACGAGCACCCGAAGGGAGCCGGCCATCTTGTGCAAAACGGGCAGATGACCGCATCCTGCGGATGCCCGAGCCATCTTTTGCAAAACGGGCGAATTGCCGCACCCTGCGGGCGCCCGAGCAATTTTCTGGAAGGCGGCGTTGAAAAGAAAAAAGTCGACGAACACGGAAAACCCATGAAAGCGCCTAGAGCCAAAAAAATGGTGGTCAAGAAAAAATACGACGAAGACGTCTACGATCAGATTCGCATGTACGAAAACTGGCAGCACTTGTCGCCCAAAGAAAAGGAACTCTTTGACCTCCGATTCAGCAAGCCCAAGACGCGGTCCCAGGAGATTTACGCGTCCATGCTGCGCAGCAAGAATAAGAAGATTATTCTGGCCACGGGGCCGGCGGGCACGGGCAAGACGCTGCTCGCGACGGAAGCCGGCGTGCGCTTCTTTTTGCAGGGCGTCTACGAGAAACTCATCTTTACTCGGCCCTCGGTCTCCGTCGACGAGGACTTGGGCTACTTGCCGGGCACGCTGGAGGACAAGATGGCCCCCTGGATCAGACCCATTTACGACATTTTGTACCAGCACATGTCCGTGGGCGACGTCACAGCCCTCTTGGAGGACAAGGTCATTGAAATTGCCCCATTGGGCTACATGCGCGGACGGACCTTTAAGAATTGTTGGATCGTCGCCGACGAGATGCAAAACTCGACCGTGGCCCAGATGAAGATGCTCTTGACCCGCATCGGCGAAAACAGTCGACTCGTCGTCACGGGGGACTTGGAGCAGCGCGATCACGAGCACGGCGTCCACAATGGGCTCCAAGACTTTTTGGAAAAATTTCGCGGCAAGCGTTCGTCCAGCATCGGCAGCTTTGAATTCGATCGCGACGACATTCAGCGCGAAGACGTCGTCAAGGAAATCTTGGACATTTACTCGGGCGAAACCATCCCCGGCGACTATGCAGAGGAAGAACTACAAGAAGACGACGTCAATGTATAAAAAAAACAAAAAAAAACCTACGGCTACTTTTATATAAATGTGGAGCGTGATCAAGTGGTGGAATCGCAATACCAACTTTAGTCCACTCTTGCAAAGTCGTCTCATTTTGTATTTCATGTTCTTCATTAGTGTGCTGACACTCTTTGGATTCGCCGTGCGACAAGAATACGTCTTTGCCGCCATTTTCATCATTGTGGGATTCTTGACCGCGTTTTTTAGCAAGAATATGATTGTCATCCTCTTTCTTGCGTTGGCCGTCACGAATATTGTCACCGGGGGTCTCAGTACCTCCCGAGTCGAAGAGGGCATGACAGCAAAAGATGAGGGCATGACGACGGATAAAAAAGAAAATATGGAAAGTTTGGCCGAAGACACCCGGTCGGAAATGCCGCCCATTAAACGTGGTGGTAAAAAGAAGAATTCCATGAGCGAAGAGGAGGCCACCAAGGAAATTCAAAAGTTGCTGGATCTTCAGATCAAACTCATGACGGGGGTCAACGACTTGCAACCCGTCATGAAAGAGGTCCAGGCCACCATGAGCAATATGCGCAACACGACGTTTAAATAAATAATTCCACGTGTAATAGTAGTAGTGGGAAGAAAAAAAATGAATGCAGAAAAAATCTTAGCCAAGGCCGTCGTCGTCATTGTGGGTCTCGTCATCATCACCTTTGGCGTACGCTGGATCATGCATACCGTGCACGAGTACGAGGAAATGCATAAAACGCCAACCGTCCAGGAAGGCATGTGGACCCAATACGAGTGGCCGGTTGAGCTGGAAGGCGTTTTCGCTGCCATTACCAACATTGTCCTGTCTACAGAGAATCTGGTGACCATGCTGGCCATTTATGCCGCAGTGATTCTTTCTTTGCAGCAACTGTCCAAGGGCATTTTCCATCATTTCTTGTGCGGCGGCGAATTGTTCTCCTACGGCTTTGTCAATGGAATTCAGGCTCTCTGGATCATGATCAAATGCGGTCTGGAAAAAATGGGCAGCATCGTGACGGGCGACTGTCTGCGCTTCTACGTCGTCGACATGGTGTTTGGACTGATTTATTTCATCGGGTCGGCCATCCTGTCCATTTTCTGGACCATCACCGGGGTCGACTTGAAACCTCTGATCAAAATGGCCTGGAACATTACGGTGGAGCCTCTGGACGCGCTCATTTTTGCATTGACGGGGCACCACATTACCAAATGGTCTCCCGAAACGTACACTCGCTGCTACACGTGCACCGCCGATTTCTCGCCCAATGGCCAAAGAAAAGATACCTATCACCTCACCATTTCACAATGGTTTAGCGTATTTGAGTGCGGTTTCGACGAAATGGCCGAGGGCGTCTACAAAATGGTCACCTCCGTGGTGCCCAGCCAAAAGTGGGGGTCTTGGATTGCCGGCGACCACCTCGATGGCAGCGACGACGATCCGCCCTTTGCCCTGTGATTATTGTGATTAACTTTTTTTTAGTGTTTGTTTTTTTATACGAAAGATACAATGAGTTCCAAGAGCCCATGACAGTCGCGAAAAATTTGCGCATACAAGTACGCCAGATTCTGGGCCCGTGTCCCCCTTTGCACCGCGGGCAGTTTGGCCGCAGTATCCATACTGGACTGCAGTCCAGCATGGGCCTCGCGCTCAGCCGCCGTCAACCGCAGACCCCCGCGAAGCAGCGTGTGAATGAGCGGGTATCGCCGTGCCCAATTGGCATTGCGCACGTAGAGCAGACGGGCCTCCACGAGACCATGCCGACGTGCCTGAATTTCCTCCTCTGTAAGACGATGACGCGTGTCGGGATCGTCATCGTCTTGCTCCTCGTCATCATTGTCTATTAGACAGAGACCGTAGTGCGACAGGGCACTGCATCGACCATCCAGCGTCATGACCTGGGGATCCATCCCCTTGGAAATCAAGAAATGGCACACTTCGGGATAGTCGTTGAACGCAGCCAAGTGCAGGGCGTTGACGCCTTGAACAAAACAATCCGACGCCATTTGGGCAAAGGACTCTAGATTCGCGCCCATTTCATGCAAAAACTTTACCGATTGCAAATGTCCTTCCTGGGCGGCCAAAATGAGAGCAGTAAATCCCTGTTCGTCGCGGGCATCCAAGTCGTACTGTCCGCTCTGAATGAGTGTGCTCATCAGAGCCAAGTTTCCATCCTCGGCACAGAAATGGAGCGTCATCGGAGAGGCCGCCGCATTTGCAACCACCGACTCCCAGTACCCGATGCAGTCACAATCCCGGCGAGCGTATTGGCCGCAGCTTGTACACACACGGTGCTTGATCCAATCCGAATTCATGGCGAAACCGAGGTGCCAACCGAGGTGTTCTTCTTGGACCTGCGCAATAAAATTTCCGCCAAGACGACCAGTTGCGCAACCGTCACTTTTTTATTCTTGATTTTTATTCCAAGATCCAAAAAGGTCAGTAAATCGGGCTTGTGCATGCGCGCCAGCTGGCGGCCTCGATAGACCAACTCGCCCGTGGAATCCAAGAACCAGTCTCCCTGAGCTCCTGCCGGAGCCCGAGCAATCTCTTGCAAAAAGGACCACGTGCCGTCTTCCTCCGACTGTTTCAGTCGACGGCGGCCCACGCGCAAAATGCCGTCTTGGCTCAAGACAAGGGATGCGCGGATCTTCGCCGCCTTTGACACGCGCGCAAACGTTGCCGTCACGAGGGACAAGAGGTCCGCGTCCGACAATGTTTCAATGGCATGATCCACGACGTAGCCGCGCACCTTTTCTGCTGAAATATGGTAAACAATTTGCAACTCGTTGAACCACTGCTGGACCGTCTCGTACCAGAATCCATCGTCCAACTCGACCTGACTGTCCCCCGTGGCCACGGCCACTTTTTGCTCAATGTCTTGGATAATCGCGGGATGCTCTTTTTTTTCAAAAGGAACCATTGTCGGCTTGACGTCGACGGGCACGGTGCGTTCGTACGTCCCGCTCTGCGTGTCGGTAATTTCCACCGGCTGAAACGCATACTCGTCGTTCCCACGCAGCACCAGGTAGCCCCGACGACCGTACGTGTCATACAAGACGTCGCTCTTGGTCTTGACCAGACGGGCCAACTCTTGAAACACGTGCTCTACAGAAAACATGCGCGGAATCTGTATGGCCGCCAGCAACTCGGAGCGTTTGTAAATGGGCTTTTCTTGAAACAGTTCGCGCAGCCGCTGCGTGAGTCGGGGCAACGGCAAATTGTCCAAGAGAATCGGGGCCTTGATCGACGGACGCCGAGGCGCAGAGGCCCACGCCGGGAGCGTGCATGTTTGCATGTAGTCGCAGACGGCACTGTAGGGCCGGTCGCCCGCTTGGAACTCCAACGGCTTGCCGGGCTTGGAGGCCAGCTCCAAATTGACGGTGCCCACATGGTCCATGGAATAGTCGCGCGGGGCAAACAAGAGATCCACGGCCACCTCTTTCATGATGCGCGTGACCTTTCCGATGGATCGGGCAGTGTCTGCACAAACGCGGTAAGCGTAGGCGTCGGGCATTTCTCGGTCCAAGGTGGTCGACACCGAGGCATGCATGTAAATCTCCACATTGCGCTTCGCAAACGGCAACCCACAGTGACTCTTGGGAAAAATGGCCATTCCGAGGAGCTCCTCAATCTGATTCAGCGTGTCGGGGGGATCCAAGAAATGAATCTGTCGGACATTTTTTTCCCGACGTGCTGCTGCTGCTGCTGCTGCATAGGAAATGACCAGGACATCTTCTTCTTTTTTTTCTTCTTCTTCTTCTTCTTTGTCGACTTGGGCCACGAGACGATATTTTTTTGTGGCGGTAGACGACGACGAAGACGAAAGCAATGCCGGTCCTCCGGACCGCGCAAAGCCGTGTTCCTCCAAAGCCAGACACACGGGCACCACATCTCTACAGAAAATCATGGCCTTGGTCTTGACATTGTTGCAAATCTCGGACAATTTGCCGCTCCATTTCGGTAGTTGACTTGGAGAAAAGATGCGATTCTCGGGATTCTTGTAAGAAAATGTTGTCGTCTTGATCATCGTCGACTCCAGGGTCCCGCCCCCCGTCGTCGCCGTCGACATGGCCGCTGCTGGATACGTCATGGTCATGGCTTCCAACAAGGGCGTAAGCGACTGGCCCGGCGTCGTCGTCTTGAACAACGTGGCCACGATTTTTTCTTGCTCGTCCCCGAGCGCCGTCAGGTACAGGGGCAAGTGCCTCAGCCGTTTTGCCGGATCAAACGGTTGCCCGTCCACTTGCTGCTTCGGATACTCTGTGGGTGCCGTCACGGTTGTTGCCCCCGTCAGACTCGAAAAGAATTTCCCCACTGATTCCAACAACGACGTGGCGCTGCTGTCGCGAAAGACGCGATCAGGCGCAAAAACGTCGGGATAGATTCGCAGAGGATGCGTATACGGGTTTTCGCTGCGCAAAAAGGACACGTAGCCATTCAGTTTGCGGCGCAACAGGGCCTCGCCCGACTCTTGGACAATGTGGCCCTTCTCCTTGTGCTCTTCGACGAATTTGTCGTTTTTATCAAAGACTTCGTTGACGTCGACGAGACCGCGCTGGTCATTTGCATTCATAAAGTTGACCACGTCGATGATTTCCCTCGGGGATTTCTGCATCGGAAACCTGTAGATGAGGAGCCACTTGTTTCCTTCCCCCATGTCAAAAGCCGACACGGGCACATTGTCCACTATGACGAGTGTTTGCGTCACGTGTTTCGGCAAAGTGTCGACAATGGCGTAGCCCATTTCTATGATGCGCTCGACGGCTTGTTGGGCCTGCGCCACCGTGAGGGGCGCATTCGTGGGGTTCGCCTCGCGCAACAAACTCTCTGTAATGTATCCCGACTTGGCGACGACCCGATCGCCCACTTGTTCCAACATGTCTGGCGTGAAAATCGTTTTTTTTATGGCGGCGTCGTCTTGACTGAGGATGACCACTTTCTGACCGGTCTTGGCGCGCCACTCTTCCGCGAGTCCGAGCGCCGCGCACCACTTCGTGTCCGCTATCAGCAAAAGACTATTGTAGGGCGACGAGGGCGACAGAAAATTGCGGACAAAGAGTTGGTGCGGCAAGTAGACGTCGTCGTCGTCGTCGTCGTCTTTGGATGAACACACTTTGTTGGACTCTTCCTCGACGTTGCGTACTACGGCCAAGTCGTTGTCCATCACGGGCGCGTGGAACTCGGAATGCTGCACCAATTTCCTGTTAAAGTCCGCGTCGTCCAGCGTCGGCAAGAGCGCCTGGGATTCCGGCGACTTGGCGTGATCATATTCGAGCTTTTCCTTTTGACGGAGGTACTGGTTGGACTCCGGAGGCACGCTAGCGAGAACATCGTCTAAAATAAGGGGCTTGGTTGCACTCGGCGCCTTGACCACTGCAACACCTACCGGTTCTTTGGTCACTTTTAGAGTGATTGAGTTGGACGATGGACGGAGACGCAGGGTGGTTGCCATTAGTATTTAGTGTCAAAAGTTTTCTGGCATATAAAATAATGGTGAAACGATTTACACCGCAGTCTAAACAAATCTTAAAGGCCGCGATCGATGAGTTACCCGATGGCTCGGGACGGCATCACCAACATGGAGAAATCGGAGACTGGGACGTTGGCCAGATTACAGACATGAGTGATTTATTTTCAGGTCGGCAACATTTTAATGAACCGATTAACAAGTGGGATGTGAGCAAGGTAACAAAGATGAATGACATGTTTCGAAACTGCAAGTCCTTTAATCAGCCTCTGAACCAGTGGACTACAAGCAATGTTGAGAAAATGTGTTTCATGTTTGAAAATTGCCATTCATTCAATCAAGATTTGAAAGACTGGGATGTGAGCAAAGTCACCAATATGTGTAACATGTTTGACGGTTGTCGCGTTTTTAATCAGTGTTTGAATAGCTGGAACGTGAGCCAAGTTGACAACATGAGCTTCATGTTTAGCAAGTGTAGGGAATTCGATAGAAATCATGTCAAACAATGGGCTCTGAAAGAAAATGTAATGACATTTGGAATGTTTGACAGTGAAGAAGAAGAAGAAGAAGAAGAAGAAGAAGAAGAAGAAGAAGAAGAAATGCCACCCATCAAACAAGTGGCTTTGAGGACCGTGCGGCGACAACCATCCATCACCCAAAAAACAAAGGCCTACGATGCCATTGAAGGCGATGTCGGCATCCTCAAATTTTTACGAAAAGACAAAATTATGCACTTTGTCATCCATTTCTCGGGAAATTTCTACGTATTTCATCGCGACACTGTGCGAATCGAACCGTCTCATCTGTTTCTGATTTGCGACAGAGCGTACGATAACAGATACAAGATCACGAAAGAAATGTTAAAGGACGAGACATTGTACTACAATTTAAAACATCTGGGTCTTTACGGAATTTGTCCGGCGTCACAACTCAAGGCCGTCTTGGAGTCATCTTCCCAATATTTCTCCATTGAGCCGACAACCAACGAAAAACACATTCTTGCCAGCTACGAATTGTATAGAGAAGGCGACGACGCATCAAGTCGATGGCACTGTCGCGAAGGCGACGACGAAATTCTGTACGAAATTAAAAAAATGGTGGCTCCATCGACGCAGACAAAGAAGCGAAGCATGACCACGCGGTCCATGAGCAAAAAAAAGGTTAGCCGATAAAAACGAAAAAAATATAAATACAGGGTAGGGTAGGTATGTCACCAAAACATTTCTACAGCAACAATCCCGCACCAAAAAACGAATTATTATTCAGAGTTATCAAAATTATCGACATTGCGTATGTCGCCGTCATTTATTTTATAATTGCCTTTTTCTTCGGGAGTTATTTAGACTCTTTTTTTACGTACCTGTATGGATTAAATTACAAAGAAAAGTCGACATTTATTCTTTCATTAGAAGTGATGTCGCAAGTCATCTGCATTGGAATTATTGTTTACATCGGAAGAAATATAGTTGAACATATTCCATTTCCATTAAATGGAGTGGATAATTTTGAGCATAAGCGTGTAAAAGAATTAACTCGGGGGGGATTTTTAAGTGTGTTTTTGATCATGTTCCAGTACTCTATGCAGGATAAATTACTCTACATAAGATCCGCGAGATTACACCAAAATGGCTCTCTGGCTCACAGTTGATCAAAATGGATTTAAATCCTTTGCCTGTAAGAAACGTAATGTTGCATTTCTTATTACCCAAGTCCCATCCTGAGCTGTACCAAGCGATTACCTGCGAGCCGCTGCCGCATCCCGGGCCGATGATTTCCAATTCCCTGTCGTTTTACTTGTACGACATTAAGCGCCGCATCGACGCACAAGAGTCGCAGTGGGACGTGTTTAAGCGCTACACGAACCCGTACGAGTACATTCACACGGTGGTTCCCGGAAAACGCAAGAGTGTCAGTGTGCACAAACCCTTGTCGCGATCTTATTTCAAGATGATTGAGCTGGTCCGCTTTTTCCATCTCTTGCCGCCGAGTGACTCGTTTATCCGTTCTTTCCACCTGGCGGAAGGGCCGGGGGGTTTCATCGAGGCCCTGGCGGATCTGCGCCGGCGGAGCGCGAGCAAAGACCGGTATGTGGGAATGACCATCGAGTCGCCCAGTGACAGCGGGGTGCCGGGGTGGCGCAAGTCGCACCACTTTCTCCAAGAACACAAAGAGACGGTGTACATAGAAAAAGGCGACGACGGCACGGGTGACATTTTATCCATGGACAATCTGCTGCACTGCATGAGAAAGTACGGAAATGGCATGGACATGATTACGGGCGACGGCGGATTCGACTTTTCGATGAATTTCAACGACCAAGAAATCCACATCACGCGACTGCTCTTTGCGCAGTTGGTCTATGCCGTGTGTCTGCAAAAGACGGGCGGGTCCTTCATTCTGAAAATTTTCGATTGCTTCATGCCCCAGACGCTGCATATTTTAGCGATTTTGTCGTCGCTGTATGACCGCGTGTACGTGACCAAGCCGCAGACGAGTCGGTACGCCAACTCGGAAAAATACGTCGTGTGCAAGGGTTTCCTGTTGACCTCGACGGATTCGCGCGACAAGTTCATATCGGCCTTTGCCCAAATGTTGGCCGCGCCGGCAAAGATTCAGGCATTTTCCTTTTTGAAAAAAGAGTTGCCGCTGCAGTTCCTGACGCGCATGGAAGAGTACAATGCCATTTTAGGGCAACAGCAAATTGAAAACATTTATTACACGCTATCGCTGATTGACAATTACAAGTCGGACAAGGTGGACGCGCTGATCCAGACGAATGTTCAGAAATGCCTGTACTGGTGCAGCAAATACGGGGTGGCGTCGCACTCGCCGCTGCCGCCGCAGCCGCCGGTGGCCAACGATTTTTAGAAAAAACAATTGTGCGTTAAATGGCTTAGAAAAGTGTCGCTCTACTCAGTATACCCGAACAGTATCCCCCACAGACACAATGGTTCGCACTCCCTCTACCAAGGCTTCCACCGCTCCCGCCGTTGCATCGGCCACTCCCGCCGTCAAGAAGGCGGCGCCTGCCAAGAAGGCTCCCAAGGAGGAGCAGCCGTCCGTCGCAGCACCCGTCGCCGCCGTCGCCGCGGCTCCCGTCGATGACGAGAACAAGATGGTTGTCGAGCCGTCGGAGACGGCGTCAAAGCTCGTGGAGCTCAACGCGCAGGTGCACCAGATCACCAACATTTTCTCGGCCGTCAAGGGCAACCTGAAGCTGCTCGAAAAGTCTTTGAACAAGGAGCTCAAGGCGGCCCAGAAGTCGGCGGGCAAGAAGAAGAAGCGCGACGGCAGCTCGCGCAAGCCATCTGGCTTCAACATTCCCACGCTGATCAGCGACGAGCTGGCCACGTTTCTCGGCAAGCCCTCGGCCACGAAGATGGCGCGCGTCGATGTGACGAATGCGTTCAACACGTACATCAAGTCGAACAACCTGCACGATCCCACCAACGGGCGCTACATTCTCCCGGATGCGGCCCTCACGCGTCTGCTCAAGCTGACGCCCGAGGATCGTCTGAGCTACTTTAACCTCCAGGCGTTTATCAAGCACCACTTTATCAAGGAGGCAGTGGCCCAGGCTTAAACGCTCTCCAGGGATGGCTAGTTGAATAAAAAATTCTCGCACAAAAAACAAATCATAAAAAGCGAAAGAAAAAAGTCTCAAATCAAATAAAAAAAAATAAAAACCCGATTAGCTCAATTCGGCAGAGTGCTGGTCTTTTGAACCAGAAGTTGCGGGTTCAAGTCCCGTGTCGGGTATCCCGTAAGGGCGCGCGCTACATCTTTTTGGGAGAAAATGAATATAAAGAAGAGGGGGGGGAAATGTATTTGTGGGAGGGGACCACGAAGCCTATTTCTAAGACAAAATAGGGACTTGCATCTCCTTTCACATTTAATGCTTTCTTAGCTCAGTGGTAGAGCACTCGACTGTTAATCGAGTGGGCGACAGTTCAATCCTGTCAGAAAGCGATTTTGCTAACACAAAGCATTATTTTATCTTTTGCCCAAAAAGCAAAAGATAAAATCAATAAATTATTTCTTCCATACGAGTGGTTGCACACATGCACGGCATACTTGTCCGACGAATCGTACGCGACATGCCGTGGGCCAGCATGACATCGCGCTGTTCACAACATAAAAAAAATCAGGAGGTTCGAGCAGGAATTCTCACTAGGGTTCCCGCTACAGGCCCTTTTTGTAATCCTTCCAAGAAATGTTTTGGCCTTCGACGGGGGCTTCCTTGGGGTTTTCGTCGTCGAGGCGATCGGCGCGGCGCACGGCCGAGTCGAGGTACATTTCTTTGAGTAAGCGTCCGACGAGGACGGAGCCCTCGTGTTGGTCGACGCGCCCGTCTTCAATCATGGCCAAGATGTCGAGCACCTTGTCCATAATTTCGAGATTCAAGTCGCCCTTGACGACGCGGTGGAAAATGTCCGTGTAGTTGGAATACAAAAACGGCGCGGCAGCCATCATGGCCTCCGTGTCCTGTCCTTTTAGACGTTCAAGGCTCTGAATGTCAGACCGCATCTTGCCACTGTGCTTCAGCTTGCGAATGTGATCCGTGTTGTCTCCGCTCTCAAACTCGCCCACGAGTTTTTGCAGGTTGATGCGCTCGTCGTCGGAGATCATTATACCAACGAGGAGTTTATTCCTCTATTAAGTTTTTCGGAAGTAATTATAAAAAATGATGCGTGCGCCGGAACGAAACACGTTGAGTGAAAACGATCCGATTGAAAATGCGCCATTTCGGGGCAGCAATTCGTTTCTGTCGAGCAACCGTTTGGATTCATCCGATGGCGGAAAAGCGCCGCTGCGAGGCGAAAGCGGCGAAGAAAGAAGCCCGTCGTCGTCGCCATCCGAAAACAATAGCCCGTCGTCGTCGTCGTCGTCGTCTAGGGATAACAACAACAACAATGACAACAACAAATCATCACGCGACGACGCGTTTGACAGCAAGATAAGTGGGCCGGCGGAATTTCGCACCCTGCCAAATCTAAATTCGAGCAAGCCGGAAAAGCCCGAGTTTCCCGACGAAATCGACACGGTGCACTTTGTGCCGCCCAATCTGGGTTTGTTCCAACTCTGGTTCCCGACCACGATGATCGTCTTCTTTTTAGGAATCATGGTTTTCGTCCTCATGTGGCTCTACGTCTACGTGAGCTTCAACTCCTACCAGGACCGCATCACCGTCTTGTCTTTGAGCAATCTCTTCAACCAGACGCCCCAGTTAACCTTTCAAAAGTACATCAAGCAGGCCACACAGGAAAGCATTGCCGCCGCCATGCAGGACATTCAGACCAGCGGCAACGACGTCCAGACGACGGTCAACCGTCTGCAGACACAGGTGGCGGCGTCGCTGCCGGCGACTCAGAGCATTGACAATTTGTTGCAACCCATGGTGCAGTGGCTACAGAGCACTCTTGGACAAAACTACGTCTCGGGTGACACGGTCACCAGTCCAGGGACAGCTGTGTAAAAAAAAAATCTGTAGCCAAAGAAAATGCGTGGCAGGGTATACGTCGCACTGAATTATATGAAGTACAATCGACATCTTTATTATGCGGCAGTCACGGCGGGCATCATTTGCGCGGTCGTCTTTGGCATATTTTTAAACGTGATACAATTCGAAGTAAATAATCAAATGGGAGTCTGCAGTCCGTACTTTTACCAGAGCTCGGCCTGTCGCCAGCTGATTGCCACAACCATTTCATCCGATCCCAACTTTTCAGACATGAAGAAAAAGTATTCCAAGACCGTCTATGACCAGCCCACCTCGTTGGCCCAGCAAGTGAACCAGGCGTCGCAACAAATTGCCAAGAATGATAATACCCTCTTGAAAATGCTTGGAAATTTTGGCGACGTCTTACAAAATTTGACGCCGTCCAATTTAGGCAAGTTTAAACAAATGGCCTCGGCGCCCTCGTCGCCCGCGACGCCCTCGCCTTTAAGTCAGTTGCAGACCCTCTTGCAGACCACCCTGGTGGATCCGGCCATGACCAAGTATGTGGCTCCCTTGCAACGTCTAGTGGGGGTCATCAATTAGTCGTTTCATTTTTCTGTGTCTATATAAAAAATGCGCATCCCCATCGGAGTCATTGTCGTGGCCATTGTGCTCTTCCTGGTCATTGCGTTTTCATCGTGTTCAAATTGCCAGAAATTCGTGCCCTACTCGGAGGGGCGTGCCGAGTATGCAGCGTATCGCGAAGGCATGGAGCCCAATCGTCCGATGATTTACTCCACGTACCCGAATAACCAGTCCGTGGACACCAAGGACGCGTACAATGTCCAGAACACGACGACCAACCAGGGATCGGGCCCGGTGCAGCCGCCGGGTGTGCGTCTGCAGGGATTTGGACCCAACCTCTACTCGGGCATGGACAATGACAAGCCAGTGGACATGTTTGGTCCCACGCCCGGGTCGCTCCAGTGCTTTGAGCGGTCGTTTGGTCTGGCCAAATCGACGGGTCCCCTGTGCATCAATGCGGACCAATCGAAACTGTTGACGACGCGCGGTGGCAATGCCGGGGGCGTCAACGCGCAAATCGGCGGTCGTTAACTAAACATTTTTCTTCCAAAGGAAATATGTTTTGCAGCACGGACTTTGGCTCCCTTCGGGGGGCAAAAATCGCACGGACCAAAGTGATGGCCCGTTTTGCAGGTATTGCCACTATGCGTGACGTAGTGCGGATGATTGTAAAACTCAGGAACCTTGTTCATTTTCCTGTCGTGATTAATCGGGCAAAGGGTGAGTGAAAAGTGTGCATCGTACAACGCAAAGCCCCAATTACTTACTGGATCGTACCCACTCTGTGGTGCATGCCAACGCCGACCGCATACGGGGGATCATCTGCCACGTATTTGCCATCCCACTGCTTCACATTTTTGACAGTACCCTCGATAGCGACGGTCGATGCATTAGATTCCATACTGCTCCCTCTGTCACTCCCTTCCGCCGCAGCCGCAGCAGCAACAGCTGCAGACGCGGCACCGCGTTTGCCAGCAGCGCCACTCATCCTTGTGTCTGGGTGAGAGAAAGAGCGAAGTGGGCGGTTAGACGAGTTTTCACCACGTGGTCAAATGAATGGTGAAATCATTCCGATCCCATTATCGACCCCGATTTGAAACAGGCGATGCCGTCTAAGTCTCCTTAGGATTCGATATGCATATACTCACCACCTGGCAGACACGTAACACGGATACGTGACTAGACAATATTGGAAATTTTCTAGGGGCGGCAAAGAGGCTATTATGAATTGTAAATACTATGTGGAAAAACATGGTATATACTCACAACCGATGAACTACCGTTAAGGCGACATTTACTTCTTGCTTTTAGATTTTCTATTTCTTCTATGACTACGAGATTTCTTCACACGTTTGGCATTCCGACGTCTTGTTCCTCCGTGCCATGATGTAAGCAAACTATCCTTTGTTATTTTTCCTAACCGTTTGTCGCCTAGGTCTACACCTTCCTCATTCGCTGCATAATTAAACGAGATTGGGTCGAGGTTTTCGCCAGTCGGAAGTGTAATTGTTTCACTCTTCCATGTCTTACCACTCTGCAACGTAGCTGTGAAATACAATCCCGTCGTTGTTAGGAAAACATGCTTCGTACCGAGAGTGGGCATTATTATCTATATCCAGAAAATAATTTATATCCAGTGCTTGGGCCACCTTTTGCATAATGTATCTAAAATCTAAAATGGAGGAACATCGGTAAAGATTTGCGTCGACGCTGCGTTCAAGACCTTGGTCTCGGTGATCACGTTGAAAAAGTCGGCGATTGAACTTTGGAAATGGAAAAACAAAAATGACGCAGACAACGTCGAGCAAAAGACGACCAGAGCATCGCGCGTCACCTGCTTCAACGGGATCATGTCGTCCTCATCACACAGAAACCGCATTTCGGCAAACTTTGACAGGCAGAAAAATACCGTCACTCCGATGGCCAAAAGAAACACGGGGTTCATTTGAAACATGGGGTCACATAATTTGCTAAATTCGGTCTATCCCCTACGTTCCACCCCCCCCCTCCTACCCCCTCCTACGCTAGAGCTGTTGAATACCCAAGTCCAAGTCCAGTGCCGACGAGGACGCCGGTCAAAATTCGCGACTTGCCCGCTGTACGCGTTTAAACAATCTAAATAAAACCCAGAACAACAGCAATGGGAAGAAACGGCAAGTCGACGGGGGGCGGCGGGGCACCCAAAAAAATTCTACCGTTTGTCAGCGTCTGCACGCCGACGTTTAATCGCAGGCCGTTTATCGAGACCATGTTCCAGTGCTTTAGGAATCAGACTTACCCCAAGCATCGCATGGAGTGGATCATTGTCGACGACGGCACGGACAAGATCAACGACCTGGTGGCCAAGGCCAACATTCCCCAGATTAAATATTTCGCGCTGCCGGAAGGCCAAAAGTTGGCTCTCGGGGCGAAGCGCAACTTTATGCACGACAAGACGCGCGGCTCCATCATCGTCTACATGGACGACGACGACTACTATCCCCCCGACCGCGTCGAACACGCTGTGGAGCGGCTCACCGCAAGTCCGCAGGCCCTGTGCTCGGGCAGTTCCGAGATTTACGTCTACTTTAAGCACATTCAGAAGATGATTCAGTGCGGGCCTTATGGCCCGAACCACGCCACGGCGGGCACGTTTGCGTTCAAGCGCGAACTCTTGGCCCAGTCGCGGTACGAGGACCACGCCGCTTTGGCGGAGGAGCGGGCCTTTTTGAAAAACTACACCGTTCCCTTTGTGCAGCTCGATCCCATGAAGAGCATCTTGGTCTTTTCTCACGAGCACAATACGTTTGACAAACGCCGGTTGCTGGAGAATGCGGACCCGAGGGTGCTAAAAGAGTCGCCTAAAACCGTCGACGATTTCATCCGGAAGCCGTGGGAAAAGGAGATTAAGAATTTTTTCATGAACCAGATTGACAATCTCTTGGCCAAGTACGAGCCGGGCGAGCCCAAGATGAAGCCCGACGTCTTGAAACAAATCAAGGAAATCGAAGAGGAACGTCGCAAGATGCAGGAGCAGCATGAACAGAATCAACCGATTCAGGTAATGGTGGAGACGCCAGGTCAGGCCCCGCGCGCGTTAAACCAGAAGGAGATTGCCCAATTACTGCAGCAACAGCAGGAGCAGCTCCGGCAACAGGGCCAAATCATGGAACAGATGCGGCAGCATATTCAAATGATGGAGAAGCGCGACTTGGAGCAGAAACAAGTCATTGAATATTTGCAAAACGGGCACTCGCCAAGCCCGTGCGAGATTGTGCAAAACGGGCTGGGCTAATAAGGCATCTTTTGCAAAACATGGCACAGGCAAGTTTAATGACTACGCGTTTGGGTATTCCTACGACGGCGGCTGGTGCGCGTCTTTCTGTAAGGACGGGACGAGGATTTCGAACGGGACGCGACCGAACGGGACCTTTTTTTTAAACAATCCACTTCAATGAAGCACGTTTTCGAAGTGTCCTCGACGCGGGTTTCTTGGCCGTTGCTTTTCTTAAAGACGAGTAAGCGACGGCCCCACACGATGCCCCCATTCCCTTGAGGGTCGCCGGTGGCTTCGCGGACAAATTCACCAACATCGACAACACGATCCTTTTGCGCATAAAACCGAACGGGGTCTTTAAAAGTCTCGGGTGTTCTTCTCGTGTACTCGGCCCACTTGTAACATTTTCCCCAAGTCAGATTCCGCAAACGAAAGACTTCTACTTCTCCGTTTTCTTCAAGGATACGGTTTTCATTTTGTGTTTTTATGCGTTGATTTTCCGCTTTCACTTTTTTGGTCAACTCTTCGTCCCACGAAAACATTATATACAAATAGTTTAGAAAATATTTTTTCGCGACGCGACATAAAAACACACATAAAAACACGAGGTTCAAGAATACTACCAAAATGCTTATTCTTGAACAATCCCGGGCAGTTCGGGTCATCGACTCGCCGCCCGTTGACCAAGACATTCATGTGGTCATGCAGTACTTTGTGCATGCCAACCCGATCAGGGACGCCGAGCTCAAGCGCACGCTTCGCTTCTTGTGTGAGTGTCCGCACATTGCGCAGATTCACATGCTCAACGAACAAATTTACCCCGATTTACTAACCCAGCCGAAAATCAGGCAGACCAATCTGGGCGCCAGACTGCGATTCAAGGACGTCTTCCAGTACTTGCGCGAAAACGACATTCGCGGATACCACGTTATAATCAATTCCGACATTTGTTTCGACGACACGCTGGCCAACTTGCGCCGTTCGGACCTGCATTTGCACAAGAAGATGATGGCCCAGCTGCGGTACGAAGTCCTTGACGAAGATCCACGTAACCTGGAGGACGTGGCGACGTCGTCGGAAATTTTCGGTCCCCGGGCCGACAGTCAGGACACGTGGATCTTCCACTCGGACCAGGCCTTGCCCGCCAAGTTTGAAAAATTGTTCAACTTTGCCTTTGGCAAACCGGGATGTGACAACAAGTTGCTCTATTTGATGCGCATGCTCGGCTACGAGGTGCTCAACGACCCGGCCTTTGTCAAGACGTACCACATACACGCCAGCCAGGAGCGCAACTACACGGTCAAGGACCGCATTGCGTCGCCCTACGCGATGATTGGCCCCTACGGCTACGACATGGAGCAGATGAGCGCGCCGTACATGCAGACACGCACGGGCAACCGGCCTTACAACGACGTTGCCTTTGTGGACAATGACGTCTTGCACGACTACATTGCGCGCAAACTGGCCGCCCACGAACACTTTGTCATTCCGCGCATTGCCGGCATCGAGAACAACTACGCGGCCTTTGGTCGCATCATCAAGCAAAGCGGTGGCCAGATTCCTCCAAGATTGAAAGAGTATTTTGAACAGACGATTCCCATCATGAAGAACAATGCGGGCATTCGCCTGTCCAGCGTCGAATCCATCGTCAAGTACTCGGATCTCTACTTGGAAGCCTTTGACAACTGCGAACTCTATGCCGGCTGGGAGTGTTGCGGCGGGCTGATTCGTAGCATTGATCAAAGCCACGAAATGATTCGGCAGTGGTATTCCGGCAGCAGGCTCTTCTGGGCCAGTGCCTTTGACGTGTTCCACTACATTTACGGCACGCCCTGGACCCAGGCCCTGCGCGGGAAGCGCATCCTCGTCGTGTCGCCCTTTGAGGCCAGTTTCCGAGAAAAGGTGGACGACCAGCTCCTCGCCACTTTGTACGACGGCGTGGACCTCTTTCCGGAGTGCTCCTTCTTGTTCATCAAGCCCCCGCAAACGCAGAGCGTGGAACCCTCGGAAGAGTTTAGCGTGGAACTGGATCGCTTCTTGCGACTAGGGTTAGACCAAGTCCGGGGTCAGTACGACGTGGCCCTCGTGTCATGCGGCGGGTACGGCAACTTGGTGTGCAACGCCATTTACAAGACGGGCCACTCGGCCATTTACGTGGGCGGCGTCTTGCAAATGTACTTTGGTGTGCTGGGGTCCCGATGGTTGCGCGATCGCGCCGACGTTCTCCGCCTCTTTTTGAATTCGTCTTGGTCCCGACCCAAGGCGTCGGAGCGGCCGAAAGAGAGTAACCGTGTAGAGGGTGCATGTTATTGGTAACGATGCGAATTCCAGAATGAATTAATATCTGAGTAGGACATAACATCATGTTGGATGCTTTCTTCCGCGATCAGCCGCAACACTGGGTACAGCCACACATTGATTCCTACAATGATTTTCTCGACCACGGACTACCGGAGATTTTTCGAAAAAACAATCCGATTTCGCTGTCGTCCGAGGACCCGAGCCATCTTGTGCAAATGTACATTGGAGGCAAAGACGGCACCCGTGTCGAGTTTCAGCAGCCTCAGCACGAGGGACATCGGGTGGTTCCCAACGAGTGTCGATGGCGCAAGATGACGTATGCGCTGGCAGTGTACGTCGACGTCGACGTGGAATGGACCGAGTATGGCGACAAAGAGCCCGAGTATGCGAAATGGTTGCAACCACGCGCGCAAACGAATCCTGTGGAAGAGGAAATTGTGATTCGGCGCCACATTGACGACTTTGTTGTCGCGGATCTGGTCCGACAACGGGTGCACGCCGAGTTGGCCAAGGCCGCGGACAAGCGCCAGGCCTTGGCAGGGCTAAAGACGGACGAGGACGAGGATCTGAGTGGCAACGTTAATAAAAGGACGTACCAAACAACTTTAAAAAGGATTTTTTTGTGTCACATTCCACTGATGGTCCAGTCCAAGGCATGTCTTCTTTCCCAAATGACGTCGGAAATGCGATTCGGTCTAGGAGAGTGCCGCCTCGATCTTGGAGGATACCTGATCCTAGGGGGGCAAGACTTTGGGGCCGGGATACAAGAGGTGCCGCCACTACTTGGGTTGGAAGACAAAAAATATGAAATCGTCGTCGACGCGTCGTCGGGTTGCGTCTCTTTTTCCTGCGAGAATAAAATCGTGCCCATCTTTGCCGTCTTTAAAGCACTCGGCGTAGAGACGGACTTGGCCATCATCCAGTACATTGTCCATGACTTGGATCGTCACGACGACTTGGTGGAGCTATTAGCGCCATCCGTCTACCAGGCCGCCCATGTCAACACGCAGGCCGAAGCCAGGGCAGCATTTTTTACATCTTGGGACGTTGGCAACGTCAGTCCCTTTCAACTCGGTCTGGACGTCTTTCAGAGTCTGAGACAAAGGGCAGGCCATTTGGAACCACGGCGATGGGCCGGTCTGGGAGCGATACTGGAAGATGCGTTCCAACAAGACTGGCTGGTCAACAAAATCAAGACCCACTTTGAAACCGCGCTGAAAGAGCACCCCGCCGACTACCAGACCAATTTGTATGCGCTCGTCATGGATCATTACGCCGAAGCCTTTAAGACGGTGGTGGTCCTGGACCGAGTGGTCGAGCGATTGGTTCCCTTGGCCAATGAGCACCTGGCACGCATGCATCAGCTTCGGACCATGAGCCCAGTCACCCCCACCGATTCCCGGTACTACGGGTACATGGATCCATTTGATCAGTCTTTGGCCATCACAGCCAGCGTGTCGCGAAACACAAATGTCAAGGCCGTCTTGGCGTGGATGCACATGCATCTGCCCACTTTTCAACCTCTAGAAAATTTTACTCCGACGCTGCTCGCGGACATGACCAAGGTCGTGTTGAACGGGCAGTGGGTCGGCGTCGTGGAAGAGCCCGAGCCGAGCCGACAAAAATTTCGCGTCTGGCGTCACAATGGTCTCATGCCTCCAACCATCTCCATGACGTTTTCACCCGACGATAACCGCCTGGAGGTGTGGTGCGACGCCGGCCGGCTCCTGCGGCCGTTGATCCACGGCAAAAAAAGGGCTCTTGCGGCGGCGACGTGGTCGCAACTTTTGACGGGGTTTCACGAAAAAAAGAAAACCACCACCGACAACCACATTTACATGTCCTTGTCGGAACTTTATGAAACAACGGAAACCAACCCAAACAAGTTGGCACGATTTGACAAGGAAAAAAGTGTCGTGGAATTGTTGGACGAATACGAGTCGGCGGCGGCCTACATTTCGTCGTCAGATGGTACACATGAAGAAATTCATCCCTCTCTTTTTCTGGGTTGGAGTAGTCATCATATCGCCTTTTTGGAGCATCAGTCCGCCGAGGACATTCGAAAGACTTTGGCCACCATGCAGCAACGCATCATGGGTCTCTCGTTTACCAACGCGTCGCGAGTCTCGTCTTGCAACAAGGCCATTGTCTCGGGGCAAGTGCCCACGACAAGGTCTCGGATCCTCCAAACGTTTGAGCCGCTCACCTATGGGCACAATGTGGTCGTGGCCGTGGGCGGCTCCGCCGTGTGCATCAACGAGGCCTCTTTGCAACGCGGACTCTTTGCAGTGAGCAAGATGACTACCTTGGAACAAGAAGACGCCAGCGGTCAACACCTCATTTGCACCACGACGCAAGACGGTCTGCCTCTGATTTGGCACCAGACGTCGACGTTGGAGACGGGATCGGCCGTCTTTTCTTTTCGCACGGCGAAAAACCAGTCGGCGCTCGTACTTCCGGAAGCCGACATGCCCTTTCTAGGGAAGAGCGGCGAACGTCCCGATGTCGTCGTCTCGTCGGACAAGGTGTCCTTGCTATACGAAATCTTTAATGGAAAGTTTGCCACGGTCATGGGGTCCAGCGGCAACAGCATGCCGCTGGACAGTCGGGCTTTTCATTCTTTGGGCTCGCAGGGCCGGCTTCTCACGGCCATGGGCTACCACAGCAGCGGCAACGAAATTATGTATGACGGGATGACGGGTCGGCAAATGGAAGTGGAAGTTTTCATCGGAACGGCGTTTGCCATGCCCTTGCAAGCCGAGACGGAGATGCGTCGCCGCGGAGTGCGCGATGCGCTAACCCGACAACCTGGATGCCGAGCCCAACTGCTCCAAGAAGTCGACGTCTTGGCCATGCTCGGCCACGGCCTCTGTGCAACGACGCAGGATGCTCTCATGAAGCGGGGCGACGAGACGACGATGGCCGTGTGCAACCAAACGGGCACCCCGGCGATCCAAACCCGCGTGGGATTTTTTAGTCCTGCCGTCGACGGCCCACTGCAGGTGCTGGAAAACAATCGTGTAGACTTGAGTAAGACGACGCAGAAAGAGTTTAGCATCGTCCAGGTGCCGTATGCTTTTAAACTCTTGACCCAGGAGCTGATGGCCATGGGGCTGCAACTGCGTCTGACGACGGATGACCAGATGGTGGATCTTTTGAAAAAAGAGCCGGACAAGTCGACGAGCAAGACACCCGCAAAGAAAAAGACGAGCGAAAAGAAAAGTATTTCGGGTGGAGGGTTTGAGAATGTAATGCAGATGTTGGATTTGAAAGAGGGCGGCGGCGCAAAAAAGACGTTGCAACGTCAAGAAGAACCGGTCCTACAAGAAGAACCAGTCCTGCAAGAAGATCTCGAAGTCCTACCAGAAGAACAAGTCTTTCAAGATTATCTTGATGCAGAATTCCGCGTCGGCGACAAGGTGTGCATGCGTGCCGTGACGGACGGCTACGCCGCGCGCCCCTGGTCCATCATTCGTATAGGCGATGCTTTTTTGACTGTGCGCGCATTGGATCCACAAAAATTGCAAATCAAGGATCAGATGCGGGTGGTGGCCAAGACGGACGTTTTGCGTTTACATCAGCATCAGCAGCTGCAGCTGCAACAGCAACAACAACTCTGGCTTCAACAACAACAGCCACTTTTGTATGAACAGCAGCAGCAACCCATGGTTCTCAACATAGCACCCAAGTTTGTTAATGGGCCAGATAATTCGCACGTTGTTCCAAGTACCACCGAACCAAGCCCTGCTGCTGTGCCTGTGGCAGAGGCCGCGAGCGAGCCGACGCCGATGGCCGCGACAGACATTGATTTTTCCAAAGGACTCGTCATTGTCAAGAAGGGGTAGGTGAGAGAGAGAGAGAGTGAGTGAGTGAGAGAGAGAGTGAGAGAAAGCATCACATTTTTTGGAAGAACCATGCGAGGCTTTGCGGTTCGTGTCGACGAAAACAAATGGCCCGAGGAGGCATACGAGTTGGAGAATGTCTTGAATGAGTTAAGTCCGGAGGCTAAGCTCCGTGTTTACGAGGTTGACAAGAGTTACCTCAAGGCAAAGAAGATTGACGACAAGCACTTTGTCGAGGCCCCCCTCTTAGCCTTGGCTTACTATGGGGACTCGACACGTGTGAGCAACCTCGGGTCACTCATTTACAACTACACCCACAGCTGCAACACGCTGAAGGATTCCAAGAAACGAAAGCAGGAGGAGATTCAAGACTCGGATGACGATGAGGAGGATCAAGACGACAACAAGTTAGACGGAAACCCCCTTCCTTTGGAGAAGCAAAACGGTTTTCTCGTCATTGACGCTGGAACGTATTTGCGCAAGGGCGCAATCACTGACAAGTGTACGGGCGAATCGTTGCCTCGCATGATTTCCTTAGATCTTGCACTTGGAGTTCTACTACGCAAATACAAGAAAGTGATGAAGAAATCTGCGCCCAAGGTGGCGGCGGCAGACACGGTTTTGACTCCGACTGAAGTCACTGTGAAAAGCGCATTCTTCAAGTTTATCGGCGAAGTGCAACCTGCGATTCTTTCCCCATCCGTATATGATGTCGTCAAGGCCCAAGTTCTTCGTGCAGTAAACCCAGTCAAGCCAACGATTCGTGACATGGAAGATGCCGATGCCATTCAAAGAATGTGTGCATTCGTCGCGTCCATGCGCGATTTTTCTTCTTGCTCCGGAGAGATTCGTGAGATTGTGCATCGCGACCTTGTTGCCTTTTTTGAGAAGCATCCCAAGACGACGCTCATTCATACGACGGCGGAAGCAAATGTTTTGCAGGCTAGAAAGAAAACAAAGGCTTGATTTGCCAAATCGTAGGTTAGAGCTTCGCTGTGTAATTGCTCGGTCGAAAACCTACGTTTTTCTAAGTGAGTTGCCAAATCGTAGGTTAGAGCTTCGCTGTGTGATAGCTCGGTCGAAAACCTACGTTTTTTCTAAGTGAGTTGCCAAATCGTAGGTTTGAGTGTCGCTGTGTAATAGCTCGGTCGAAAACCTACGTTTTCAAAAAAAAATTGACCAGAAAAAAATTGACCAGAAAAAAATTGACCAGAAAAAAATTGACCAGAAAAAAAATTGATCAGAAAAAAATTGACCAGGAAAAAAATTTGATTCGGCGTTCGGCCCAAAGAAAAAAAAGACCAAAAAAATTGGTTTACTTACTCACACACTTCTATCAAGACTTGGTCAATGATTGACTTGTAGCCGACAAACTTGTCTCCACACTTTACCTTGATGACTTTTTGGACGTGTCCGTCGACCATGATCGCGCCCTTCCAAAGAGAAGAAAACACGACGCCGCCCTCCTTGTGCTGGAATCCGCCACCCTCGAGTCGCTTATAGCAGGAGGGAATGTCGCAGTCGTCCATGCGCCGGTCCTTTATCAGGACTAGTTTTTTGTTCTCGTTGTGAGCGTCGTCGATGCGCTGGCAAAAGGCCTCGGCCAAGTCGTTGCCCTCCTGCAGCCTGCATTTGGCTTCTTTTCGGTTCTTGAAAAAGTCGAAAACTGTGTCGGCATCAATACCATGCGCGCTGGCAAACAAAAAGGCTCCCTTGACATGGTTCCTTGACATGGTCACGGTCATTCTCCGCTTCTTATTAGGAGCCGTCGTCTCGTCGTCATCGTCGTCATCGTCCGGACCAACCGAGGTGCCAACAGGGGTGTGAGACATTTCGCTCTTGGACTTAGTGCGCTGATTGTTTTTCGAAAGGACATTTTTCTTCGGCTCCTGGGCACATTTAAAAAAATACAAACAAAACATTTTTACAGTGCGTGTCTACGGATAGGGAGGGATTATTAGTTTTTTTTGGTGGATTGGATCAGCGCGAGGAGCAATTCGAACGAAAATTGTTCTTACCGTGGAGGATTCACCATCTGCTGCTGCTGCTCGGTCCATAGTAATCGCGTAAACCAAATCGAGGGTATCGACGCTCTTGCTCTTCGCGCTGACGACGACGGTGCTCTTGCTCCTCGCACTGGCGACGGCGGCGCTCTTGCTCCTCCTCGCACTGGCGACGGCGGCGCTCTTGCTCCTCCTCGCACTGGCGACGGCAGCGCTCTTGCTCCTCGCGCTGCAATCCACGAAGAATCTCTCGCTCTTCTTCGCGCTCCTTGTTGATGCGTAGAATCTCTTCATCGCGATCTGAGAGCCGGCGTAGAATCTCTTGCTGTTGCTTGACCACGTCAGTCAGATCAATCGTCACGGGCTTGTCCTCGATCTTCTCGATTTTAATCTTCTTTTCTTCGCCGCAGCACTCGGCCAAATGCCTTTCAAACCATTTTCCAGAAATGGCGTAAAACTTTTTGCATTTTGGGCAAGCAACTTCTTTCTGCTTTTGCTTGCACTTGTTGGCTTGAAGATGTTTCTCCAATCCACTCTTTCTCCGATAGCACTTGGAGCACTTTTGGCACGTAAAAAACTGGTTCCCGGGTGGTTTGACAGTCGTTTGTTTCGCCTTTAGTTCAGTAATCGTGACCTTGAAAGCATTTGCGATTTCATTCGCGCGATCTTCACCAAACAACGACAGAAGAATCTGGTGATTTCTTTCAGGCAATGGCAGCATTCGCTTGAATTCATCTCCGGAAATTTGGCCGTTTTGCCAAGTCAACCTCAATACACGAAACGCGTCGTTGGGACTAGACACGCGACGAATGATTTGGTAGTGCTGCTCCTCCTCGGAGTAAAAGAGACCAACCGAGAGTGTTCTCTTGTACAATGGGTTCACCGTCAGCATAGCGTTTTTCAAACATTGAATCATAAACACGGAAACCGTCGGGTTCATGCGGCAAAACGCATGGATGGCAACTTCGCCAAGGTAAGCGCCTCTCGGTGCAACGGCTTGCTCAACTAGACGATGAATGCGCAACCGGTTGCATGCAACATCTTGACCCAACGCGCGAAGACGCTTTTCATCCGGACTGTTGAGGCGAGGCAGCTTGGCGTCGTCAAAATCTTCGTCGCCAATTCTCTCGGCAAAATGGTCTACATTTGCCAAAATGTGATTTGCAATTTCGGCCCGCATCTTGTCGGCGGCGACTTGTTGAGCCGATGAGCCCGGTAGCGGCGGCGCTGCCTTGTTCTTCAAATGTACCAGGCAGTAGATGAGACAGTCTCCGCCCCCGCCAACGTCCTCCAGATTGTAACCAAACGTCTTTAAGAGTTGCGGGAATCCAGGTGGCTGAGGCTCGCGCTTGCGCTTGGCCGATACAAAATCGTCGCGCTCGCGCTTGCGCTTGGCGGCAACCTCAATATCCTGCATGACCTCGTCGAATAAAGTTTCAAATTCGTCGGAGGCTGGCTCTTGCATGGGCTCTTGCAGGGGCTCTTGCATGGGGGGCTCTTGCATGGGCTCTTGCAGGGGCTCTTGCATGGGATCTTGCATGGGCTCTTGCAGGGGATCTTGCATGGGCTCTTGCTGCATGGGATCTTGCATGGGCTCTTGCATGGGATCTTGCATGGGCTCTTGCAGGGGATCTTGCATGGGCTCTTGCATGGGAGCTGGCTCTTGCATGGGATCTTGCATGGGCTCTTGCATGGGTTGCATGGGAGCTGGCTTGAGACGAAAACTCAAAACGTACGACGCATCAAAGTTGTCGAGAAAAAAAGACGAGACCATCCAGAAGCAAAAGTTGTTCTTGCTCCACGTTTGTTCAAACGCCTGTGCATTCTTCCGTTGCTTTTGACTGCTGCGAAAGTTGCGGTACCCGTCAGACTGTTCAATGACCTGATAAATGCTGTCAAAGGTCAAGCGATTTTCAGGCAAGTCTGCAGGAACGGGATCCACTTTTTCATACAGACTATGAAACGTGAAATCAAAGACGTACGTATCTTCGCTCGTCTGGATGTGATCCTGGACCGCGGACTGACGCAAAATCCACTGATACAGCCAATCTTCGGCTGAATTCATGTAATCTTTGGCGTGAATGATCCGAACAAGACCATCCCAGAGAGAAATCTCGCATCCACCCCGGATCACGTACAAGAACGCACAGTCAAATCTAGTCCATACAGACAATGCATTCTTTTGGACGCTGATCAACTCGGTGGCAATGTCAATGGCCAGACGTGCAACCTCTTCATTCTGTGGGGCGGCGGCTTGATTCCACCAAACATTTCTTGAAATGGGTCGCGGTGTGGGGCCGTCCAAAATGGGTCCCTTGGCCACGTAGCGATATTCCCAAACTTTTGGCATACCGTAACCGAGGTGCCGACCGAGGTGCAAACTGTAGGAGAATTGAAAAAATGTAATCGTCTCTCACAACCTTTGCAACCGAGGTGCCGACCGAGGTGCAAACTGAAGGAAACTGAAGGAAAAATATGATGGAATCAAGAGAGTAGCAGCATTTTTTTCTGATTATAAATGAAATGGACAAGTTGGGAATTTCTTTTCAAATGTTGGGATCGTCACTGATAGTTATTCGGCCGGTAAATTTAGGCGGTACAATTACTATATCCACTGGGCAAAAACTCAAGACAACCATCCAGGGTCAGACGTATGACATTAAAGTCAAAGCAATTACAATTGATGCGACTTCCATCTTTCAAGACATGGAGATTGAATGTAATCACAAAATATTTTACCTTTACAATGTTGATCGTTTTGACCATTTTTTTTCGGTTCATTCCGACAAATTAGGCCCGACTCTAGAGTTTTGGAAAAGCATCGTCCATGACGTGTTTAAAATCGAATTTATTAATAGTGGCAAAATCATCATGAATCACCGTATTACCATTCTTGCTGGACAAAAGTTTAAGACAACGATTGCGCGTCAACAGAATTGGGCCGCATGGGCAGCGCAACGCATAGGCTTTGACTTTTCTCTACGCTCAGGAATACCCATTATAATTTACGGAAAATTCGAATCATTCGACCAAAAGGAAGCAACAATTTCAGTGGATTTCAACTTGATAGAAAAGATTGCCATGGGTGTTGGCGTTTTAGGTGCTGCTGTATACATGGGCAAAAAGTTTTCAAACAAGGCAAACCCCATGCTCGAGGCGGCAAACCAGGCGGACGCCTCGGCACTGGCGCCTATCATCGAGGCGGCATCGACGCAGACGGCAGCACAGACGGCGGCAGCACAGACGGCGGCAGCACAGACGGCGGCAGCACAGACGGCGGCAGCACAGACGGCGGCAGCACAGACGGCGGCAGCACAGACGGCGGTGGCACAGACGGCGGCGGCACAGACGGCACAGACGGCAAAGCAGCAGCAGACGGGAAAGCAGCAGCAGACGGCGCAGACGGGAAAGCAGACGGTTACTACGTATGAATCAATGGATCATTTTGAAAGAGAAGACCCGAAAAATGCCGCACTTATGAAGAGTTATTCAAACTCTTCTGAGGCAAATAAAGCAAAGATTACAGTTAAAAAGACAGTATATAAAACAAAAGCTGATTTTAATGAAGCAAACAAAGGAAGAAAAATTCACATAAGTGGCGGAGGCTTTAGAACTTTTAAAGTGTCCATCGAAGATGCCACGCTCATGTTTTGGCAAAATTTGGTACTGACTTAAAATTCTTTAACTTATACTATATAAATGTCGCGCTTGCCGTCGTATTGGGACGACAATGCCTCCATTGTAGAGTTGATGACTAGGCGTCGCATGTCGAAAAAGAAGCGTTCCCCGGATACAGGAAAAAAGTCCCGTTCTGGAAGTCGACAAAAGTCGCGTTCTTTGCCAGACGCAGATCGAAAACAGTCGCTTCAGGATGAAGCTGCGGCTCCTGCCGGAAAGTCGCGTTCCCCATCCCCAGAGGCCGAAGATCGAAAACAGTCGCTTCAGGATACGACGTTTGTATTCTTTTCAAAATCCAGAGATGCAAAGCCAGGCAAAGGTATTCACGAACACATTGATGATTCTGCCATCAAGCAATATCAACCTCTTATTAAAGAGAGGAATTGGCGCCAGGTCTTGTCCAACTTTCATGTCTGCCCTTTTCGATTCGAGGGAAAGACGTATCGTACCATTGAGCACGTGTTTCAGTGCAAGAAAATTGCCATTGCCGACCCGGTCGAAGCGGAGAGATTTACGGTAGAAAGCGGGGACCCCATTGGTCAGGGGGATGGTAAAGCCGCTCAAAAAGAACGCAAATTAGTCAAACTGACCCCATCGCAATTAAAACTTTGGGAAAGCATGCAACGAGACGTCATGGAACAGGCCGCGGAACAAAAATTCGCCCAGTGTCCGGAAGCTATGCGGATTCTAACTCTAACAAAGGGGGCAAAATTACTTCATCTCGCAGCAAAGCGAGGAAAGAAATCCGAACTGGACCATTTTAGCCATTTGGAACGAATTCGAGATTCGGCCTTGTTTCATGGACAACGCACCATATGACACTTCTCTTGTGGAAGTGTCGTATGCCAACGACACCGAGTACCGCGCCGTTTTCAGGCGCGTCTTTGGCATGAAACCTGTGCCGCGCGACGCAGACATGGACGCCTTGACGGCCGACGAGATTGATTACGACGTCGAGGCGGCATCTCGTGCGATGGACAATGTCTACGAGCGCACTGCATCCGATCCCTTGTTTCAAGAATTGTACGACTTGGCGGCTGCGAAAATGTTTTCGTTAGATCGAACCATTGGCATGGCCATTCTGTTTGCATTTGACAACTTTGCGCACTATCACCAATGCTTGCGCTTGTTTTTTCTAGAGCCAGCGAGTTGGACGCGCAGTCACCCAACATTTGTGGCCATGCTCAATAAAATAGAGTAAACACGTATAAAATAGTCCGTACTCGTAGTCGTCCACATAGGGACACTGCGTCCCGAAACACGCGTCGATCCAGAACTCGCCAAAATTGAAGCGTGGATATTTGTGATGCAAGATATGGTGGTTGCCAATCCAAGGCGTGAAGCGGTGGTCGTGGCGCATGGCACCGCGTGCTCCAACAAACGCCACGGCCACAGCAAACGGAATCAGTTGATAATGTGCGAAAATAAACGGCAGAAAAATGCCCAAGGGTTGCACGGCGTGCTCGAGCCAATGTCCTTCAGAAGTAGCCGTAAAATCCATTTCTCGATATGACGTGGCATGGTGCTCGTGATGCACGAGGCTGTAGATTTTCGGGACGTGGAGAAATAAATGCGATACGTAAAACCATGCGTCGTAGCAGAAGATGTGCGCAAAAAAGTTGAAAATCATTTTTTTTTCTTTATACTTTTATTTTCCCTAGACCAACGTGGCCAGGTCAGGCAGCTCTTTAATCGTCGACTTGTAGTGCGATTCGAGACGACGCATCGTGGCCACGTCTTTGCGTGTGATGAAATTAATGGCCAGACCCTTGCGGCCCCATCGCCCACTGCGCCCGATGCGATGCAAGTACGTGTGGACATCGACCGGCACGTCGAAATTCAGCACCGTCCCCACCTGCTGCACGTCGATGCCCCGCGCCGTCACGTTGGACGAAATCAAGACGCGGAATTGCCCCGTGCGAAAGTCGAAAAAGGCCTTTTCACGCTCCAAGCGCGACATGCCACTGTGGATGCAGCACACGCTGAACCCGTCGCGGATCATGGACTCGTACAGATTGATCACCCGATTCACCGAGTTGGCGTAGATGATTGACTGGGTGATGGTCAACTGGCCAAACAAGTCTTTCAGGGCGTCGTACTTGATGTGGTCGTCGGGCACGGCCACAAAGTACTGTTGGATCCCCTCCAAATTCAGCTGGGGCGCCTCCATCGTCAAAGACACGGGATCGCGCATGAATTTGGACGTAATGTCCATGACCTCGGGGGGCAGCGTCGCACTGAAAATGGCCACCTGACATTCCGGAGCCACATGTTGGAACAACTGATACATTTGATCTTTGAAATTGCCCGACAACATCTCGTCGGCCTCGTCCATGATCACCAGCTTCAGTCTCGACGAGGCAATGGCCCGGCGCCGCATCATGTCGTGGACGCGACCGGCTGTCCCGACCACAATCTGCGGCGGCGTCTGTTTTAGAAAACGCAAATCGTCTTGGACCGGCGTCCCGCCGACCAGCGTCTTGACTCTTACCGAAATTGGTTTACCCAACGCTTCCACCACCGAAGCGATTTGCGTCACGAGCTCGTGCGTCGGTGCCAGAATGACCACTTGGACACCATGCGCGAGATCCAGGGTCTGGAGGGCGGCCACGGCGAATGCCCCCGTCTTGCCCGTGCCAGAAGGCGCCTGGGCAATAACATCGCGTCGTTCAAGGAGCGGCGGTAAAGCTTTTAGCTGGATTTCACTGGGCGTCTCGAATCCATACGTGTAAATACCGTGCAGAATTTCGGAAGACAATCCCGGAATGTCGTCCCAAGTTTCCATTAGCGGTAATATCTGCGCGTTTTTAACTTCTTTCTTCTTCGATTTCTTTTTATTCGAGAGTGTCCCCCCTGCTTGTTCGGGGTCGGTGTCTTTTTTTATATCATTGAACCATTGAGAATTTAGCGCTGATTCTGCAGAATGTCGTCTCCATGGAAAATAACGTTTACATTGTTGTATTAGGTCATTGGGGCGGTCGGAGCTTTCAAGATTCTCAAAAAACTGTTCCAACATTTTGCCAACCGCATATATATCGGAATTTTTATGATATTTCATGGTACCATTAATGTCCCACATTTTGCGATAGTATTTGCGATAGTGTTCCCAGTAAAAATAAGGATCAATGTACCCAGGAGTACCCAGTGTTTTATAGAGTTTATTACCTTTGCGACAGGAGTCTCTTTACAGTTTTTAAACAATATAGAAAAAAATCTTTCTGTTCATTAGTTGCAACCAACCATGACACCCTGCGTCGCACATCGATATACGCTCGACGACTTTAAACAAATCGAATCGTCATCTACACCATGTGTTTCCGTAGAGGCAGTGTTGGAAACGCTCAAACTCATCGAGACGCAAATTGTCATTCCCAACGAAGACGACGCTCCTCCTCCTACAGCCACGACGACGACGACGACGGCGGCGAGGCACCGCGGGCTGCGCCACCACGGTGGCCGTGGAGGCGGACAACGACACGGCGGCGTTAAACCTCCTCTTCCTCCGTCCGACTTTCACGTGACCAAACGCACCGAAGTGGGCGGCCACGACAAGACCTTTAACGAAATCCGCGCCATGATCAACAAGCTCTCCTCCAAGACGCTGGCGAACCAAAAGCCCGTCGTGCTGGATGCCATTGCCAAATTCCTCTTTGGCATCGACGACGACGATGAGCGTCTCCAGTACACGCGCAAATTGGCCGAACTCCTTGTATCCAACCCTTTTTTGGTGCAAGTCTATGTGGACATTTACGCCGACTTGTGTCTGCCCGAGTTTCCCTATCGAGACAGTTTTGTCCATTTGCTAAACGACGTCTTTCCCAAAGAGTACATGGAGTCGCTTCAGCAGCTGCAGGCCGTCCAGGAAGAGACGGATTATGACGATTTTTGCGAATACAACAAGCGCAACGACAATCGCAAGGCGAGGGCCACGTTTTTCAACCAGGCGACCCAGAAGGGGCTCTTTTCTCCCAACCGCCTCACCACCCTCGTCGAAGACCTCTTGGCCTCGGTCTGTGAAAACATGCAGCGCGAAGGACGGGTGCACGAGGTCGAGGAAATGACGGAAAATGTTGCGGCACTCTTGGTGCCCGGAGGAGTACCGGATCCCGAGCACCGGATTCGGAGCTGCATCCACGATTTGGCCAAAAAGAAACCCAAGGAACACCCGAGCTGGTCCAGTCGCGCCCTGTTCAAGTACATGGACATTAGTCCAACATTAAATTCATCTTCCCCGTAATTTTCGACTGACTCGGTTTTTGGAATCCGAGTTTGTCTTTAAAGATGAAAATCTTGTCCAGCTTCGTCGCCCAGTACCGGTCAATGCAGTACAGATGGCTCTGCGATCGATTCTCCAGCAATTTGTTGTACCCTTCCACCACGACGGCGTGCACCATGTCAATGTACCGGCGATGCACCAGGTAGCCCGAACTCGTCGTGCAAATTTGTTTCGACTGGATCAACAAATCGTCCACCGGCTCTCGACGATGATATTTCGACGACGACAAGAAACACAATTCGAAATCGTAGTCCCTCGCGAAAAACTCTTGCAAGGCGCGCTGATTGTCCCGCGTGCGCGAGGTAAAGACGAAATCGTCCTCCAAGAACAAACACGTAGGTCTTTCCTGGGCCTGCTGCTGCTGCTGATCTTTCATGTTCTGTAAACAGTCAATGTGGTTCTTGGTCACGCCAATGTAAATGTCCTCCAGCGTCGGATCCTTTGTGGCCCGATACTCGCGCACGCGATCCAGGGGGGCGTGCATGTCACAGAGCATGATCCACACGTCCGTCATGCGCTCGTGTTCGTTCTCCAGACCCATAATGTAAATGCACGCAATGGCGTCCCAACACGGGTGGACACCCACAAACGCGTCCAGCATCTTGAAATTGTCTCTAAAAAACAAGACGTGAATGTACATGACCACGCCGCCTTGCGCCCTTTTTTGGGGCAAACACAAATAGTCGTCGGGGAAATTGCCAAAGTACACTACAATTTCTTTTTCCGAATCAGTTGGCAAGTAATCGACGTTGCACGTTCCCACGACGCGGTATCCCCCCTTTGTTCGCGCGTGGTCCAAAAAGGCCGTGGCCAACGCCTTGACCGTGGGCGTCACCGTCCGTGTGGCGTATTCTGCAAACAAGAGTAGGCACGCCTCAAACTGCTCCGGCGTCACGCCATCCATTTTACAACGGTCACATTAAATGTTTCTAATTACTTTCGCTTGTGACACTTTTGATGCACCACTTGCAAATTACTCTTGACCGTGTTGCCCCCTTTGATCCACGGCAAAACGTGGTCGCCTTCGTACTTTTGACTGCCCGTGATGGGCGCTTGGCACAGCGCACACGTGTTGGACTGCTCGCGCAACTTCTCCTCAATCATGGCCTTGGGGAAACAACGCGGCTGCTGCTGCGAATCGCCCAGTTCCGTCAAGATGATATTGTCGGTGCGCTCCAACAGTTTGCGTTGAAAGGCAGCATTGCGGCTGCTGCACTCGAGCACTTGCTGAATGTCCACGCCCAGAATGGCCGCTTTGAACGCGGCCGCCAGGTTAGAAACATGACGGCTCACGCGCGCCGGGTCCCGGATCAGCGCCACCGTGCGCGTCACGATGAACATGATGGGCACGGCGTTTCTGCGCAAGCCGCTGGAAGATAACCCCTCGAGCAACAGTTCCTCGTCCACGTACTTGGCCTGCGTCTTGCAGATCCGGTCCAGCGTCTCGAGCCAGGTCGTAGCATGGGTTAACACCGAAGAAACGACGTCGGCGTGGGTGCGGCCGACGTGTTCGTGTTGCCACTGTTCGCTCAAGTCGCCCAGCGACGAAAACACGGGCAAGCGGGGTTCCGACAGGGCAAGCCACTTCATGGCTTCCGACTCTAACTTTCCGCGAGGATTGTCTTCGGAATCATAGAGGGCCGTTTTGCGAAAATGCTGCATGATAAACCCGCCAATCGACTTGTAAAACGGATTGTAAATCGGCTTGTTGTACTCGAACTCGTTCAACATGACGCTCGACCGATTCAAAATGTCGTACATGTCTTGCAACTTTTCCGGGTCATTCTTGTACGACGCGTCCAACTTGTTAATGACAAAGTTGTAATTCCGAATTTTATGCTGGTCCGACTTGGACAAGTCGCGGAAAAAGAGACTGTTGTACCCGTCCAGCGTCGTCATGTACGTGCCCGACAGGGCAAACACATTGTCCAAAAAGTGCAGCGCCGTGGTGAGGCGGTGCATGCCGTCGAGGACTTCTTCCGAGCCTTCTTCGTCGTTTTGCACCGTCCAGATCGGGTTCATGGCGCGGCCGATTAAAATCGTCTCAATCAAGCGCGTCTTCAGCTTGTCGTTCCAAACTTCGTAGCCACGGTTAAACGAGGGCTGCACATTGATGTGAATCTGGTCCGTCGCGAGTGCCGTTTCGCGCTTGCTGCGCAAGTTGATGATTTGCAAAGAAACGTGTTCCTGCATGATGTGCTTGGCGGAGTGGTTTTACGCTTTTTTTAAACGATGCAACCAATCGAATCCTTACGAAAAACAATCATCACCCGAATGCATAAATCGCCAAGGAACCTGTCCTACGAAGAGTCGTCGTCGTCGTCGTCGTCGTCGCCGCTCGATTCGTCGTCGCTATCATCAACCTCTTTTCCGTCTCGCCATTTTTGCAAAACTTGTCCTCTGCTGTCAGTGAGCTTTCCGTGAATTAAATCACCGGCTGCGTCCCAGTCTCCCTCGAGCGAGGAGCGGTCGGGGTAATCAAGACAACCGTGGCCTTTCACGTAGTAAATGCGGCCGGTAAACGCACCATCATGGACCGTCCAATCTTCCACGTATTCACTGTCCATGTTTTCCTCGGTAGCTTGAATAAACCGCTTTGCATCGGCGAGTTGTTCTTCCAACTCGCTGATTTTCTTTTCCAGTTCCTCGATTTTTTTGGTGCTGGCGTCGTCTTCAGTAACGTTGAAAACACTTTGATTCGCGGCGTCCATGTCAACCGAGGTGCCAACCGAGGTGTCTACTGGATGACTTTGGAATAAAATAAAAAGAGACCGATGCCCACGAGACACTTGGACACGGCGTCCAAAATGTTGGTCGCGATATTCTTGCGCTCCTCGTCCAGCAGGTAGACCACGCCGTACATGGACCAGACGACCAAATACGTGCCAAACAGGACATTGTTGGAATGCACATTCTTGACACTCATAAACACCATGTAGATGATGGAGAACATGAGGAAAAAGGGCACAAAGCCCGCGACGGTGGCCACCGGCCGTGACAGGGACCCCATTTCGCCCAGGTAGCCCGTGTACAGCATCAAATAATTCAGTCCGAGGATGGCGCAAATGACGGGCAACTTGATCGGCACGTTTGTGGCCGACCCCGTCACGAGACAGAGCGAAATCAACATGAGCGGTGTGGTGATGGACCAGTCCAGGTACCGCAGGGCGGACAGGTCTTTCCACTCGTATTTGTCCTTGATGATTCCAAGAAAGACGGTGTAAAAATATCCTGCAACGATGGAAATGGCCGTCTCTAAATTCATGACGTGGCGCACATAGGGAACCGGTGTACGCAGCGCCTCGATCAAGGTGATGGTGGCCGTCGTGGCCAAGAGGACAAACGTGACCGTGAACGAAGCCTCAATCGCCGAGTGAATGGGCAAAGACATTATTTTTCGTTGACAAATTTATTTTTTATTTTTTATACGACGACGAGTGCCGCTACCTCCCGATTTGTACGCGGCCTTTTCCTCATCCGAGAGGGCCTGCCATTTCTTGCCTAAAAGCTTACCGAGCTCCGAGAAGCTCGCCTTGGGATTGGCCTGTTTTATTTCGTCGCGCATCTTGTTGCTAAAGACGATGAATGCACTGGGCGCACGCTTCTTCTTCGAGGCTGCCACCTTTTTAGAAGACTTTTTTTTGGGCTCCGCCTCTTCTGCGTCTTCTTTGGGCTCCGCCTCTTCTGCGTCTTCTTTGGGCTCCGCCTCTTCTGCGTCTTCTTTGGGCTCCGCCTCTTCGTCTTTAGACTTTTTGACAACCGTTTTCTTCTTCTTGGACGAACCCGTCGAGACGACGTACTTGGCCTTTTCTTCCTCGGAAAGGGCCTTCCACATTTTGCCCAAGAGTTTGCCCATTTCGCCAAACCCGGCCTTGGGATTCTCGGCCTGGACTTGGGCCCTCTTTTCGTTGGAAAACTGAATAAACGCACTTGGCATGTTTGTTTTATCTCGAGATTTTTTATTCGTATGAGATGCGAAGTAACTCATCATCATTTTTAAAATCTTGATTAAATTTGTTCCTAAATTTTCGATCATTTGCAAGATAATAAGCACATTTAACAATGACATCATCATCATAATTATCTACATCATTTTGAAATTTTAATAGCATGAAATTGGCATCCGACTTCTCTATTTTCTTTAGTTTACTGCTTATATTTTTGGTTGTATACCCTGCGTTATAGTGTTTATTAAGATATGCGACAATTGTCTTTTTTAAATTAACGTCTTTTTCTTGCGCAATCTTATTTGCAAAATGTTTTGCAAAATTTTTAGCGAGATACTCACCAAAATTTTTTTTGTTATTAGTCTGTTCCAGCAATACCAAATCCTTGACAGTTTCTGTTTCGTTGTCAAAGTTCTCAAATCGTTGTCCGAAGTAGTAGTACACCAAAACGATGAATACTAAACTACTAGCAGCAATGAAAATAAGAGTCATTTTTGATTTTTTATTCATTTATGTTACAGTGAAGAAATTATTTTCTCTTCAAAGGCAGCCGACAAAAATGTATCAAGATTTCTTAAATAAATGCAACACTACACTTTTCCCAACGGACTGCGTCTCATTCACGAACAGAGGCGATCCGCCGACGCGTGTGCACTGCAAGTCTGGGTCGACTTTGGATCGGCCCACGAAACCGACTTGTTGCGAGGCGCTGCGCATTTCATCGAGCACATGTGTTTCAAGGGCACGCCCAAGTATGCAGTCGCGCAAATCTTTCAAGAACAGCTCGAAATGGGCAACCATTTCAATGCCAGCACGACGCAGCGGTACACGGTCTATCACTCTAAAATCACCGCTTCGGATCTTACCAAGGCGCTGCCGCTCCTGTCCAGCATGCTCTTAGAGTCCACGTTTCCAAAGAAAGATTGCGTCAAGGAGGAACGCGTCATCGTCGAAGAGTGTCTCGACCAGACGGACGAGGCCTTGGTGGAGGAAGAGAGCATCAAACTCTTGTACGCGGGCACGCCCTTTGAATTCCCCATCGACTCCAAGACGTACCACCCGCTGGATTTGCGCGCCATGACGGACATTTACAAGGCCGTCTATCACCCGGGCAACATGCTGATTAGCATTGTCTCGCCAATGCCATGGAAAACCATTCTCGGAGCCGTCGGCCAGTCGGGGTTGGCCTTGGCTAAGAACAAACATATTTTAAAACCCGGATTTTCACCGATTCAAACAAAAAGTGTCGAGCTAAGAAAGACGAGCTCCTCCTCCAAGACGGCCCACATTCGCATTTCGTTTCGCACATGCAATCAAGAACACCCCGACCGATTCGCACTCGACTTGTTGCAACATGTCGTCGGCGGTATGGGGGGGACACTCTTTGTCTGGCTAAGAGGAAAACATGGCATCACGTACAAGTCCAGGTGTGACACGGAAAATAACGAATTTGGTGGCCACATTGCCTTTTACGCGCAAGTTGAAAAAGCCGAGACGAAGCAAGTTCTTCGGTTGCTGCACGAATTCATCCAAGACTTGGTCCACCACGGCGTCAAGGCCAAGGAACTCTTGGTGGCCAAGCGCAGCAAGAAAGCGCAACTTGGCCTCACGGATGTCGTCGACCACGCCGAGTACAACGGTCGAGAGTGGCTGACGCACGGACAAGTCCCCGACGTGCCTCTGTCGGGCCTCTTTGAGGCCCGATACAAGAATATTACGCGGAAACAAATTCACGACGTGTGTCGCACCTACTTGCTCTTTGAAAAACAAGTGACTTGTGTCGTTGGACCAAAGTCATGAAAATTATCTATCCATATGTATAATGATGAACCGGTTTTCATCATGGTACCAAACATTTTGCACAGGACCAAAAAGATGGCTCAGGCGCCCGCTTCAGCCTAAACCGCTCGGTAGATGGAGAATAGAAGAATGTAATAAGCAAATGAACCTTAAAGTAGATTTATCAAATGAAGATCATTGCGGCCCTTGTGGGCAATACGCATTGAAAAAAATGGAATCAAAATAAATTCTTGTTGATTGACGTAGGCAATCCATGACCAAATAAAATCATATAGACCAGAGTCAAAGCCGCCAATAATATGCTACGATTTTCAGCGACAACTTCTTTCTGACCAAGTATAAAAGTCATAAAGATGTACAACAAAACACCGATTAGCACGGAATGCAACACCATCATTCGACCGCTTTCCATTCTGTATTTCTTGTGCGCAGAAAAAAAAGTGGTCGGGGTCGGCAAAGAACAAATCTTTACTGGCCAACACAATATTATAGTCATTTTCTTCGAAGATTTTCTAGATGAGAGTCCAGTTAGCAAGAAACAACGCACAATAGAATTGAGGTAAATTTAAATTTCTCCAGAAAAAAGTTGGCTTGGTCAACTGCTGTCAATGCCTCTTGCCCGTGCTAGCAGGGAACCCAGGTTCCCTCGCTTCTCAGAACCCGCGATCCGTTAACCCCTCCTGCCCTTCGGGTGCGCTATTTGCTGATTGTCTTACGCATTTTCCTCCGGAAAATGTGAGAATTCATTCTGGGTTCCCGGTGGAACCTGCTGGCCCGTGCCTAGGGCGTTTTGCATGCGCCCGCATCAGGGCTGCCGCCGTTAAAAAACGCAATACCCCCCCCTTTGACCGCCATCATTTTCTCACACTGGATTTCTTGCCGTGCTCGCTGCGCTCGCACTGTACACCGTGTGAAAGAAATAATTCCCATTTTGAAAGAAATTGGAAAATTCTAGGGGACCCCCTGAAATATTTTCTACCAAAGTCCGACGAAAAAAATCTTGATTTGGACATTTATTTGTCCAAAAAATGTCCAAAAACGGTTTCCATGCCGGAAAGTTTGGGATCGCAACTTTTCTAAAACCCCTTGTGACGAGAGTCGGGTGGATTTCTTGAAAAAGACCCCTCAAAAATGCCTTACTGACCGGTTTTGGGGGGCCAAAATCGGCCAAAAAACATGGACATTTCTTTGGACATTTTTGGCAGTACCTCGGATGGAGCAGGTCAGTGTAAAACGCGTGCGTTCAATTTTTGGGTTGGCATTGGTTTCAGTCAGCGGATCCGCGCCCCCCGTTTTATAGTACAAAGTATCGACTGTTTTTAAAAATGTCCAACGTGACTTAAACGGCATTGTAAACTCGCCGGCGCAACGCGACTTTTGTTACTGGTTGCTCAATTTATACTTGGCAAGTACTAGGAAAAATAAAAATGTCCAAAACGAAATGTCAGACGATAAACCAGTAACACCGCGAATAGCGCACTCAACGATTTGTTACGAGTAGAATTTTTTGGAGCAAGGTATTTCAGTTTTTTAAAAATGTCCATGTCGATATCCCACACTCACCATCGTCACACACTCTGCGACAAATTCATCCGGTTGTTACGGTGTACCCACTTTGTAGTTTTTTATCCATTTAACGAGCAAGCGATTTAGAAAAAATGTCCTCAACGAGGTATATGATGTTGACGTGCGAATGCGGTTTTACTTGTGGGCGCACATACAATCTCGACCGTCATCGGAGCACGAAAAGGCATCAGAAATTTATGAAAATGGTGAATACAAAATTGACCGTTGGCATGAATGGCATGTACACGTGTGAAGAGTGCAACTATTCAACCGTGTACAAGGGAAATTTTCGAAAACACATCTTGTCGAAACGGCACCAAGAAAATGACGAGGAAAATGTCATTGTTGCCGCGGCCGCGGCGGCGGCCGCCGCCGATCGGCAGCAGCACGAAGCATGGAAGCATCAATCGGAAATTGTAAAGCAAACCATGCAGCAAACTGCCCAAATTATTCAGCAGACAATCATGCAAACAATGCAAGCCACCTCTGACATTCTCAAGTCAAACAGTACAACACTCTTGACGGCACCCAACAACAACAACAACAATGTCACACTCCTGGAACAAACTGTCAACAACAGTCAGACAAACAACCACATCACTCTGGAACAAAATGTCACAAAGTTTAGTGTGAATGTCTTTCTGAATGAGCAATGCAAAAACGCCGTCGACATTTCCGATTTTATCAGCAGCGCCATGGTGAGTATGGAGGACTTGGAAAGCATGGGGGAGTTGGGCTACACGGCCGGCATGACCAAGATTCTCAGCAAAGTCTTTAAAGAAAAGCCCTTGAGCGAACGCCCGATGCACTGCACGGACGTCAAGCGCGAGACGATTTATATTCGGAAAAACAATGCGTGGGAAAAGGACACGGACAAAGAAGAGACGACGCAGTTGATTCTTAAAATTGCCCACAAGAATTACAAGGTTTTGCAAAAGTGGCTGGAATACCATCCACAATACAGCGTCCACGACACGCCGGACTACGAAGCGTGGTATAGCATCTCACGCAGCATTTGCAACACGGACCCGGCTGCAATCCGAAAGTTGGTGCGACATCTGGCTTTGACTACGGCGGTGGACAAGGAGAATATACTGTGCTAGCATGGCGGCATTCATCCAAAAAAGGCTTCAAATAAATCGAGAAGCTCCACAGCGAATACCACTCTTGTCTTTCTAGGTCCACGTCGCGCATTAATTCATCAAAGTCCTTGGCCTCGTCGTTCGTGGCCTCGGTCTCGTCGAACGTGGCCTCGTCTTGGTACAGTGTCACGCCCGAGTACCCGCGCTCGATCCGCTGTTGTTTGTTTAAATACGGCTTGAGTTCCATGTAGACGTCGAGTCCTTCGCGGCAAAAGGGCACAAAAGTCGTCAAATTATTTTTGAGATTCTTGACCAACTCGCGCCCGGCTCGGGTGGCATCGTCGGGGCGCATGGTCGCAAAGGCATAAAAATGCGTGCGACCTGTTTTTTCGTACACCGTCACCTCCTCGACCACGCCCACGTGGTCGAGAAGTATTTGAAATTGTTCGTGCGACCAATTGTCTCGCAAAAAAGGTATAAAAACGTTGGTCGTGGAATGTGTTGCCGAAGGTGAAGAAGGCATTCACAGAGTTTCCCTGACTGCCGCGAGTTCCTTGTCCTCGCGTGGAATGCGTTTCGGTACGTAGTGCATGAGCTTGGCCGGCGCCGTGGCTTTCAAGAGTTGCATCAAGTCGGCATTTTGTGTAAACTTGGCATGCAGTGCCTTGACGCGCGCCTCTTGCGCTTCTTTTTCCGTAAATTCTTTGTCGACGTGAATCTGTGACGGCTTGGCCTGGATGACCTCTTTGTCCGTCGTGGCACTGAACGCCAGATCGACACTTTTAGACAGAGCCGTCTTGCTATCCAGGGCAAACGAGTCGGCATAGTCGGGATTCTTCTTTCGAAAGTGGCGCGATTGCGTGTAATGGGTCACCGAGGCCCACGACTTGCCATCGAGAGAAAACTTGCTCTGCCACGCGTCGTCGAGTTTCTGTCGCCAGGCCCGAATGCGCCGCAATGGTTGAAACGCGTGCATTTGTTGGATTTTAATCTGTTCATTCGGTCCCTTGCCCGGGGAAGCGTGCGATGCAGCCCGTCGGTGAAACTGAAAGACGACTTGGTCTTCGTCTTCTTCTTCTTCTTGGTCCGCATCTTCGTAGCCGTGCTGGGTGGCCAAGTCCCGGACGACGTCGTCGAAACCTTTTCCTCGACTCTCCGCACACCGTTGCTTCATGCGTTGTCGCAAAGACCATGGAATTTCGGGAAAAGTCATCAGCTTCTTGCCCACGTCGTCCTTGTTCTTGTACCCCACGAGCTCGTACCGCCGAGCAGTCTTGTTCAACAAAATGTAGAATTCCGGCTTCTTGGGTCCACGACTGCAGCAACGCAAGACGTGATCCAGGTCGCCGTCTTGGAACTCGGCCTCTGAAAAGATGACCATCTTGGCTTTGACGCGCTCTTCCAAGACCCCGATGGCCCAGTCGTCGCAGTGGAATCGATTGGTCAGAATGAATTCTCGGAAATGCCCCAGCGTTAAAACGTCGCGGAATTCCGTGCCGACCATTTCTTGGACCAGGCGCTCGTCGCAAATAAGATTATCAGCCCGATCCTTTTTCTCGAGTTCCAAGTCGCGTAAAGAGGCCGTCACGGTGCGGTACTCGTCCTCCCTCAAGTCCTGGACCCGGGAAGCCTTTCGGTTCAGTTCCAACAAAGTGTCCTTGATTTTTTTCACGTGCAACTTTTTGTCGTCCATGGTCTTTGCCAAATGCTCGTAGGCCTCGCGTCTTTCTCGAAAGATGTTTGCCGTCGCCTCCAGGGCCACGACGGCGCGCAACTTGGCCACCGTCGTGTCCTTGCCCATTTGTTGAAAGGCGTCGACGATGCAAGCAAACAGAGAGTCGGCCTCGGATCCCATCACGGCGTGTTTAACAAAGCGATCATTCTTGAGCCAAGTCTGCACCCAGAACTTGTTCTTGTCTTCTTTGAATGCGTCTTCGATGGCCACGGCCTCCGTCTCCGTCTCCTCCGGAATGGGGGCAGGAACCTCAATCTTTCGTCTAGTCTCTGAGAAAAGGCCGTGCGCGAGCAACTGTCGTGCCTGTTTGACACTGTCGCTGGCGTCGTCTGCTTCACCGACTGTTTCTTCTTTTTCTTCTTCTTCTTCTTCTTTTTCTTCTTCTTTTTTGGTCGGAGCCTGGTCGGTGCTAAAGCGTTCCAAGTAGTCTTCGTTGGCAAAGGCAAACAAGAGGGGGTCTTCCAACATGTCGAGTCGCACTTGCTTTTTTTCGTCCAGAATGTCGAGCGCGTGCTTGACTGGCACTTCGGCCACACCAATCTTGGCCTTGATCCCCAGTGTTTTTCGATCATCGAGCGACAACAAGTACACGGGATAGTACAGGATGCCGCGCTCGTGAAACGTGTACTTGAGCTTGCCGAGAGCAATCAGCATGAAGCGTCCTTCTTGGTTCGGAAATTCCAGCTCGCACACGGTCGACGAGTAGCCAACGTCTTCAAGGTCCACGCCGACGTCGGCTTCCGGGTAGTGCACATCGGGATTGATCAGAGACTGCACCATTTTGTTTTATTTATGGTGGGCTTTTCTTTCTTTCATTTTGGACAACTGTTTCCGGAAAAAAACTTTTATAAAAACAAAACTTGGGGGCAAAGCTAGAATAACCGTCATGACCTCTCCGGCTTTTCTTAGAACAACCTTGGTGGCAGGCGGCCAACCTCTCAGACTTTTCTTAGAACAACCGTCATGGCAGGCGGCCAACCTCTCAGACTTTTCTTAGAACAGCCTAGGTGGCAGGCCAACATGTCTTAGAAAAATATTCAAACTTTTCTTAGAACAACCTTGATGGCAGGCCAACCTCTCAGACTTTTCTTACAGCAGCCTTGGAGGCAGGCCAACATGTCTTAGAAAAATATTCAAACTTTTCTTAGAGCAGCCTTGGTGGCAGGCCAACCTCTCAGACTTTTCT